TCTGGTTGCAGGTTCGAGTCCTGCCGGGTCCACCAAATTTTGAGAAGAGATATGAAATACGATAGATTCATAGGCGATTTCTACGATGATCATGCTGATAAGCTTCAGGCTATCGCTGAGTCAGATGGATGTGTTGTCAACTTGATTTTTGATAACTGCAGCATCCAGTATGATATGGTTGATAAAAAGAGAATCGATGTATATCTTGACTACGTTACGTACAAGATATATAAGATAGAGGAACATGATTAATGAGTCTACTTAGCGAACTTGAGATTTTAGTTGGTAGAGATATGATCGCAGTTGGTTATGATCCAGCAGATAAAAAAGATATTGCACTTTATTGGGAGAGGTTAGTAAACAAAAATGAGCAGCATAGAGATGTACAGCACGAGCGGTTGCAGCTACTGCGAGATGGCGGTTGGATTTCTTCGCCAGAAGAACATAGAGTTTCTCGAGCATAAGCTCGACGTGAACTTTACCAAAGAATTCCTCCTTGAGAAGTATCCAACAGCAAAGACATTTCCAGTTATTATTGTCGATGGATATCACATCGGTGGCTATAAAGAACTCAGGGAACATGTATCGAGTCAACAAAATAATCAGCAACTTCTAAATGAGAGAGTTATACTATGAACGAAGAGATTGTAGGCCTAACAGACGAAGGCCGTACCACGCTTCTTAAAGATCTAAAGCGCGGTGTGGTTGAGATTCACTTTACCAAGGTAGATGGAACTCCCCGCAAGATGCGAGCAACGCTCGCACCACAGATGCTTCCTCCTAATCACAACATCAATGAAGAGAAAGAGTTCCACGCAAAGAACCCTGACGTCATGGCTGTTTGGGACATGGAGAAAGGCGGTTGGAGATCTTTTCGAATCAGTACCGTCGAGTACGTTCAGTTTGTAGACAACTACTGATGAGCGAAGACGAATCACGTAAGATTCGAATAAATATGACTGAACTAGAGAGAGATTTTGATTACTATCTCTCTCTAGTTGATAATGATAATAAGATAATTATTATTACGCGCGATGGAAAAGACTTCGCCGCTATGCTCTCACCGAGCGAGTACGACACGCTAAACGCTGTCACAAATCCTTAAAATATAAATGGAGTAAATAATGGAAAATGAAGTACCATCTTGGGGTTACCACCTCATTCTCGACTGCTCGGGTGCAGACCCAGAGTCAATCTCAAACGGCGAGAACATCGCTAACTTTGCACGCGAGCTCGTTAAAGAGATCGACATGGTGCCATATGGCGAACCTCAGGTAATCCACTTTGGTTCTGGAAATAAACTCGGCTATACCCTAGTGCAGCTCATTGAGACTTCAAATATCTGCGCGCACTTTGTAGAAGAGAACAATACGTTCTATCTCGACGTATTTTCTTGCAAGACATTTGACCCACAGACTGTTCTAGACTGCGCTGTTAAGTACTTCAAGATAACAGGCCATAAAGCAGCATTCTTGCAGCGCCAGGCCTGAACATGAAGAGAGTATTGGTTACTGGCGGTGCCGGATTTATCGGGCACCATCTCATTGAGTATCTTCTCGACAATACAGACTTCGAGATAGTCAGCTTAGACAGGCTCGACTTCTCTGGAAGTCTAAACCGCCTGCATGACATCTTAAAGAATCGTCGCGATGCAAAGCGAGTAAAGATCGTCTATCACGACCTTAGAGCTTCAGTCAACGAGCACACGGCAGATCTCATTGGCGATATTAATATCGTCTTGCATCTCGGTGCTTCTTCTCACGTTACCCGCTCTATCAAGTATCCAATGGAGTTCGTTGAGAATAATGTCAACGGAACGGTGAACATCCTTGAATTTGCAAGGACGCTAAATAATCTAGAGCGCTTAGTCTACTTCTCTACAGATGAGGTATTCGGTCCCGCAGTTCCTGATACTACTTTCAAAGAGTACGACAGGTTCAACCCTACAAATCCATACTCTGCTTCTAAGGCAGCCGGTGAGGCCATGGCGGTGGCCTATGAGAATACGTATAATCTTCCTATCTATATCACTCACACCATGAACGTATACGGTGAGAGACAGAGCACAGAGAAGTTTATACCGCTATGCATGAAGAAGATCATCAACGACGATAAGCTGACTATTCACTACGACAGCAAGACAGGAAAGATCGGCGGCCGCTGCTATCTTCATGCAAAGGACGTGGCCAGCGCACTTCTATTCATCCTGAAGCAGCCCACGCTTGTCATACCAGAGAATACTACGTCTGGAAGATGCGTTAAGATTAATATTGCTTCTACAGAAGAGCTAAATAATCTTGAGGTAGCATCGATACTGGCTTCTGGCGTTGGAACAGAGCTCAACTACGAGCTCATAGACCCAAGCAAAGATCGTCCCGGTCATGATTTTAAGTACAGCATATCCGGCGAGTACCTAAGAGCGATAGGCTGGGAGCAAGAGTACAAAGCGGCAGATGCAATTCCACAGCTCGCGCGTTGGTTCGATGAGAACCGTGATTGGATTAAATAACGGAGTATAATATGCCTTTTGCAGTTGATAAGATCGCAGGTAATGCCATGGGCGGAACTGAGATCATGAAGAACGGGTTGATAGAAAGAATTGATCCTGAGTTGCTTGATAACTTCCAGATCTTTGTGTCTCGCGTGCACGAGGATCTATCAGATAAACACGTTAGAATCTTATGGCTTCAAGATCTAGCTGGTGATCCAGCAAGTGAGCATCTCAAAGACGGCGGTTGGAGAAACTTCGCTAAGCTGATATTCTCGTCTCACTGGCAGATGCGTGGTTTTATCGAGATGTACAATATCCCGTGGTCTAAGTGCATGGTAATACACAATGCCATAAACCCACTTAATCTCGTCGAGAAGCCAAAAGATAAGATCAAGCTGATCTACACACCAACGCCTCATCGCGGTTTAGATATCTTATACGCCGTGTTCAACAAGCTCTGTGAGAAGCACGACAACATCGAGTTAGATGTCTTCTCGTCCTTTAAGCTATACGGCTGGGAAGAGAGAGATAATCCATATACGCAGCTCTTTGAATCGCTCGAGGCTCATCCAAAGATCAACTACCACGGCACACAGTCTAATGAGGTCGTAAGATCTGCGCTTGAGCAGGCTCATATCTTTGCGTATCCATCAATTTGGCAAGAGACCTCCTGCCTGTGTCTAATGGAGGCAATGAGCGCTGGACTGGCGTGCGCGCATCCAAACTTCGGCGCGCTACCTGAGACGGCGAGCAACTGGACTTTCATGTACCAGTGGAATGAGGATAAGAACTCTCACGCGCAGATGTTCTACACGGTATTAGACTCAATCATCGGCGATATTGGTACTGATACTATGAATTCTAGACTCAAGAATCAGAAGGCCTATATGGATGTTTTCTATAGCTGGGATAGCAGGATCGCTCAGTGGGAGGCGTTCTTAAAGAGTCATGTGGACTCTCCGAGAGAACTACCAAAGCAGATGTTCTCATATAAAATAATCTAATTTAACACGGGTGAGTTGACAGAAATTCACCCGTGTGATATATTAAATAAAGGTCAACATGGATAGCAATAACATAATATCTTTTCCAAAGATCAATCAGAATATCAAGGGACCAACATCCCTTGAGGAGATAAATTCAAATATGGACATGATAAGACACGTTCATATAGGAGAGACAATATCCGTCGTAGTTCCTATGCTCTTTGAGCAGTTGAATATAGCTGGTTTTGATTTTCAGGAAGACGGTCTTGAGCTCAAGTATGGGGCTTTCATAGTCGAGTCTATAAGATCCATGTTGATGTATAACTATGAGATGGACCATCCATTTCAGCAGATAGCGCAAGAGATCTTTATCCCTGAAGAGGACGGCAGTCTCAGGATAGTCAATAAGCTGAATATAGAGCTAGACACGCGATTCTATGATGACATAGAGAAGGAATTAAAAGAGTGATTATACTAGACCTATCACAGGTGATGCTTTCTAACTTAATGATGCAGATAGGCAATCATACCAACGCCAAGATCGAAGAGAACATGATCAGGCATATGGTTCTCAACTCAATTAGATCTTATCGTAATAGATTCTGCAGTGAGTACGGCGAGATGATCATCGCCTGCGATAATAAGAACTACTGGCGCAAGAAGATCTTTCCCTACTACAAGGCAAATCGCAAGAAGAACATAGAGAAGTCTGAGCTCGACTGGGTATCTATCTTTGAGTGCATGAACAAGCTTCGCGCAGAGCTCAAGGAGTTCTTTCCGTATCGCGTGATCGACATCGAGTCGGCAGAGGCAGACGATATCATCGCCACGCTCGTTAAGATGACAGCCGCGGCGTCCATCGGTGAAGACGCAAAGGTACTGATCTTATCTGGTGATAAGGACTTCATCCAGCTGCACAAGTACCTCCACGTGAGACAGTACGACCCCGTGAGAAAGAAGTTTATAACTCACGCAGATCCTATACGCTATCTTCAAGAGCACGTTCTCAAGGGTGACTCAGGCGATGGTATCCCTAATGTTCTATCTTCTGATAACTGCTTTGTGGTAGGTGAGCGTCAGAAGCCTCTCACTCAGAAGAAGATCGATGCTTTTATAGAGCAGAATATAGCCATGGATCTAAATCACGCTCTCGCACGCAACTACGCCAGAAACCAGCAGCTTATCGACCTAACGTGCATACCTGCTGATATATCCGAGAAAATCAAAGAATCATATATAGTTCAGGACAGTAGAGATAGAAGCAAGCTTCTTAACTACTTTATCGTAAACAAATTGAAGATGCTCGTCGAGCATATTGGGGAATTTTAATGAAACTAGGAATTGCTGAGATCTTAGGAAAGATCGCAAGTCTAAAGACCAAAGATGAAAAGATTGCAGCTCTAAGGCAGAACGATAACTACGCCATTAGAACTATCCTGCAGGGCGCCTATAGCAAGGATATCAAGTGGCTTCTGCCTCCTGGCGAGGTGCCATACAAGAAGAATGATCTTGAAGACCTAGAGAGCGTTCTGTACTCTGAGATCAGAAAGTTATATCTCTTTGTAGAAGGCGGTAATCCAAATCTAAAGCAGCTCAGGAGAGAGACCCTGTTCATTGAGCTACTAGAGTCGCTGGCACCAGCAGACGCAGAGCTACTCGCGGCTATAAAGGACAAGAAGCTCCCATATAAGGGATTAACTGAGGCAATCGTAAAAGAAGCATTTCCAGGGCTTATCAATGAGCAAGACAAAGCGTAATTTTAATTTTCGTTATGAAGAACGTAAGTACTACGACGGCGAAGAGACGACTATATCTAAGCTAAAAAGTGAGAAGAGTAAGAATAGAATGAAGCGCCTTCAACAGGCAATCAAGACGAAGAATGTTGACCGGCTTGTTGATTATGATGAGGATTATGGATACTAATGCCAACTTATGGATTTCTAAATAATGATAGTGGTGAAGAGTACACTATGTTTATGTCTATGTCGCAGCTGGATGAATATCTAAAGGATAACCCCAGCATAACCCAACTCGTAAACGGCGCTCCTATGATTGTATCAGGACGAGGTAATCAAAAACCAGATAACGGATTTAGAGATCTCTTGAGGGATATTAAGAAGAAGAACTCAAGAGGCATATCTAGGTCTACTGTAAACACATTCTAGGGAGCGCTCTAATAAGAAAGAGCGTAAATGTCAGAAACTGTCACTCAGAGATTAACAAAAAAACAAAGAAGAATCTTAAGACAGGAAGGAGTGCTTGGTAATCAAGACACGGGATTTAGATCTAATTTTAAGCTAAAGAATATAGATCCTCTAACTGAGAACCAAAGAAAAACATTTGAGGCATTTGAAAATGGAAAGAACTTACTTCTCCATGGAATTGCCGGAACTGGTAAGACGTTTTTATCACTTTATCTCTCAATAAGAGAGCTGACATCGGGTAGCGACAAGTACAACAAGATATTCATAGTAAGGAGCGCGGTTCCTACTAGAGACATGGGTTTCTTACCTGGAAACACAAAAGAGAAGTCAAAGGTATACGAGGCGCCTTATATGGCCATAGCCACAGAGTTGTTTGGTCGTGGCGATGCGTATGAGGTGCTAAAGACAAAGGACTACATAGAGTTCATCTCTACCTCGTACATAAGAGGTATAACTCTATCCAACTGCGTAATAATAGTTGACGAAGTTCAGAATATGACGTACCATGAGATCGACTCGATTATAACTCGAGTCGGCGACAACTGCAGGATTATATTCTCAGGTGACTTTAGGCAGACTGACTTTACTCGTGAACAAGAGAAGTCAGGACTGAGGGATTTTATAAACATCATAAAGACCATGAAGGCCTTTGAGTTTATTGAATTTGAGATTCAAGATATTGTTAGATCAAGAATGGTGAAGGAATATATCATTGCTAAAGACAGATACACCCGTCAAAAGGAACGAAGGGAAGATCTTCACGCATAGTCTGCTCGAGCGCATCGAGCTCGAGCGTGTTGAGATAGATGAAAAGAGACACTACGTCACCGCCGAAGGCCAAGCGTACAAGTCTGTGACCACCATTCTCGGCGAGAAGCTGAGCAAGAAGGGTCTTGAGGACTGGAAGAAGAGAGTGGGCGAGGTGGAGGCTGCTAAGGTCTCTAACCTCGCTGCTCGTCGTGGTACCGCAGTTCACGATATAGCGGAGAGATATCTCCTCAACGAGCAGTTCTGGACGAAGGGTGCCATGCCGGCCAACGTCGAGACTTTTATGATGGCTAAGAGAGTTCTAGACGAGCACGTTGATACCATCTACGGGATCGAGCACTTCCTCTACTCTGACGAGTTAAAGACGGCTGGTGCGACGGACGTTATTGCCGACTACGACGGTGTGACATCTATCATCGACTTCAAGACCTCTCGCGGCAATAAGACAGAGAGCATGATCGAGAGCTACTTTCTTCAGGCCACGTGCTATGCGCTCATGGCAGAAGAGAGACATGGAATTCAGGTACCGCAGATCGTCATCATAATTATGGTAGACGACGCCCCAGAACCACTGGTGTTTAAGAAGCAGAAGTCCCTATATACAGGCAGAGTAAGGGAGTTATTTGGATGAAAGATACAACCAGCCCAAAGATAAGGGCCATGCAGAGACACTTGGAGCATCTGGTCCAGTCCCATCGGGATTTGGACCAGAAAATTATTGACTCTCAGTCTAATACGTCTTACGATAAGATAAAAGAGATGAAGTACGAGAAGCTCCAACTCAGGAAGACAATCGACTGGTATGAAAGAGAGCTAGAGAGATGTACTTCTGATCATAAATAAGGGGTTGACAATAATTCTTTTTTATGATATTATAATCCTATAATCAATAGGAGATCACATGAGAGTTAAGATTCTAGGTTCTTCACCGACGAAGATAACCCGCGCTGAGATTCGACAGGCAGTGAACTTCTTTGCTGACAAATTATTGACACCTAGGCTGTCAATAAAAGTTCTTACGTTCATCAAGATCCGTAAGAACCTCATGAAGCTCGATAATGTTTTTGCATGGTGCGTTCCAATTGACGACCACGCTCGTCCACGTGAGTTTGAGATCGAGCTTGAAGCTTCTCTCGGACGTATTGCAATGATTCGCACTCTGGCACACGAGATGGTGCACATAAAGCAGTGGGCAAAGAACGAACTCAAGGAGTACGTTCGTAAAGACGCCCACTGGCATGGTTCCCCAGTATCCCCTGATACTCCCTATCGCGATCTACCATGGGAAGTAGAGGCCTACGCCATGCAGGATAAGCTGGCATCTGATTACTTCGCCTGGAATCGTGATCAAAAAAAGTTGAGTAGGAGGGTTGACAAATAATCTTTCTTATGATAATATCTTAATATAATATGAATACAGCAAATCAAAACCAAACTCAAGGATCTATATAATGGCACACATGATTGAAGAAATTAACGGCAAGGCTCAGATGGCTTACACGGGTGAGACGCCTTGGCATGGTCTCGGTACGAAGGTACCAGCAGACTTAACACCAGTCCAGATGCTCGAGGCTGCTGGCCTCGACTGGACCGTCGAGAAGATTCCCGCCTACGCGGAGATCAACGGCAAGAAGATCGCTATCGGACAGTCGGCACTCGTTCGCTCTCTCGATGACTCGGTACTGGACGTCGTTTCTGAAGATTGGAATCCAATCCAGAACGAAGAGGCGTTTGAGTTCTTCAACGACTTCGTTATGGCAGGTGACATGTCCATGGAAACAGCCGGCTCCCTGCGCGACGGCCAGATTGTCTGGGGTCTTGCAAAAGTCAAGGAGTCATTTGAGCTCTTTGGTGGCAAGGACGTCGTCGACTCTTATCTCCTCTTTACTAACTTCCACCGCTTTGGCTTCGCTACCGACGTACGCTTCTCGCCTATCCGCGTGGTATGCAACAACACGCTTACTGCCTCGCTTAACGCTCGCGTTCAGAACATGGTGAAGATCTCTCATCGCAAGAAGTTCGATCCAGAGAGCGTCAAGGTTATGCTTGGCGTAGCACACGAGAAGATGGCTAAGTACAAGGAGATGGCTGAGTACCTCGGCACCAAGCGCTACAATGGTAACAACATCGTCGACTACTTCAAGTCGATCTTCCCGCTCAACCGCCCTAAGGAAGACACCAAGAAAGAGATGTCGCGCAATGCAGCCGACGCACTCATCTACATGTACACACAGCCTGGCGCTGACATGGGTGAGGGCACCTGGTGGCAGGCGTTCAACACCGTCACGTACATGACCGACCACACACTCGGTCGCTCGCGCGACACCCGTCTCCAGTCAGCTTGGTACGGCGGAAACAAGAACCTCAAGATCAAGGCGCTTGAGACGGCGATTGAGTTCGCCGACGCGGCATGAGCGAGATATCTCAAGCCCTTCACATAGTCTACTGCGAGGTGGCAGCACGCCTCCTCGTGGTATTCCTCGGACTTATGCTCATAGTCGCGGGTATCGTAAACCCTAAATTTGCAATGGAGTTATTAAATGGCAGTAAAAAGCAAGCTTCTGAATAAGGGTAGAAATACCAAGAAGCCAAAGATTACTCGGTCCGAGGCATATCTCGTTAACTTCAAGTACCTCGGCGACGAGCCGGATTCAGCTAAGATCAAGTCCGTATCTGACTATGCGCGAGCCTACTCATGGTACGGCTCTATGGCTTCTAAAGACGACGCACGCGACTATCTGGTGGACTATCTGTCTCAGCATCAGGCCGCTCTAGTAAAGTCTGTATCGCTTATTCCTGATAACTGGATTCCATTCACCGCGGCGTGGAACTGCCGTATCGCAACACGCACCGGAACTAAGATCAGCGATCGCTCTCTCGAGATGATCATCGAGTCTATCAAGAAAGTGACTCCAGAAGAGCCTAAAGATAAGCCTAAGGCAGACAAGCCTTCTATTCAAGATCGCATCAAGGAGCGCGGCTATGAAATCATAGGTGATATCGAGGAGCTCATCGACAAAGACGAGCCCTTCTCACTCTATACGTGGCTGCAGAAGAATGAGATCCCAGCTATGTACGCGAGTAAGATCGTTGAGTACTACGCGCCGGTCTTAAATGAATTCATCGACGCCGTGTCGGGTAATATCGATGGGTATGAGAACTGGAATAAAGCCAAGCTCAAGACTCGAATGAGTTTCTATCTTCAGCTAGTAGAAGACGCAGAGCGCTACGGCAGTGTGACCAAGAAGACCCGCGCAGTGCGCAAGCCGCGGCCTGTATCTGTCGATAAGATGCTTAAGAACTTTAAGTATCAGAAAGAGTCCGCCGAGTACAAGCTGGCGTCTGTAGATCCACAGAAGATCATCGGCGCACAAGAGCTCTGGGCTTTCAACTCTAAGTACGGTATCATCACGATCTTCCGGGCGCTAGACCGAGGTGGTCTTAAAGTCAAGGGCACGACTATCGCTGCGTTCGACGAGACTCAGTCCGCGAGCTATAAGACTGGTCGTAAGACGGCTGTGGTCGCAGACGCCGTAGCCAAGGCAACCAAGGCCGGACTTAAGAAAGTCCTAGCAGATCTTAAGTCTAATACGTTCAATCCTCGCATCAATGAGAACACAATCTTACTGAAAGTTATCTGACATGAAGATCCTAAATGAGTCTATCGTCTTTCCTAAAGAGTCTATCGAGAAGATCGAGGAGACGTATCGCGCCAAGTATGTCTGTGACTCCAGTCTCAAGACGAAAGACGGCGGGTGGAGCTATCAACCAGCCGCCGTGTTCTACCAACCGCACCCACCTCCTGAGATGTCTAACTACTTCGGCATGTATGTCTATGATAAAGATGTGATGATCTGCAAAGCCGACTCTGCAACCGAGCCGTTCGATGGCATAGTAGCTGACAACGGTGACGTGATCTACAGTCGATTCCGTCACGACTATCGCGGCAGTCCAGACAATTCCGTATTTGTCGACGGCGGTCGTGAGTACACTCGCTGGGGCGGCAAAGATCTCAACATTACTCGACTAGTTAAAATTAATGTAGTAGGACCTGATTTAGTTATTGACAAATAATCTAAAACGTGGTATAAATAATATATGCTGTTGTTGATGACGAAAGCAGAATAGACATACTGGACGCGGGGGCGGTACCCGCCGCCTCCACCATGGATACATCGGTCTCCATAGTCGGAACAAATATGGTGTAATAGGTTTCTCCGAACACCCGATGTATCTTTGATGGGGGCGAAATAGGATCGACAGGTGTGTTAAAAGCGGACCGAGACGACTGCATAAATAAGTTATCTGCAAAAAAAGCACATAATGACAATATTAATTATTCCGCAATGAAAATTGCTGCTTAAAAGATAAGTCTGGGGTATGAGTTGCACCCTATCAAATAACGGACTCACTACACAAACACAGACACAGGAGACTACTATGACAAAAACACCATTTGAAATTCGTTTTGATCTTCTTCATTATGCGCAAAGCCAGTTAACTGGTGAATATTTTGCGGCCATGGAACGTATCAGAGATACAACCGAACCAAATTCCCCAAATCGAATTGCTGCTATGAATGCTTTGAAATATCCAAGCAAATCGGATATTATTTTATTGGCAGAAGAGTTAAAAGCATTTATTGACAAAAAATAATTTAATTGGTCACCTAGCTCAACTGGAAGAGCAAGAGATTTCTACTCTCTAGGTTAGGGGTTCGAGTCCCTTGGTGATCGCCAATCATAGGCGTGGGTGTTGGTACACAGGGAGGCCTTATAAGCCTTTCAGCGGCAGATTACCGTTCTCGAGGGGGTTCGAATCCCTCCACGCCTACCATCTATATAAATTAAAGCGAGGTACGAGTGAGTATGCACGTGGTGCCCATATGGGTAGTTTTCTTATCAGTCGCAATGCTCGTCTTTGCCTTTAATATGTTTGTTACTGGAAGTCTGGTATCTTCGTCTATTATAATTGGAGTATGGATAATGATGATAAAGAATAATATTTTAGTTCTTGAATTTGAAAAGAATGACGATACAGAATGAGTATCATCAGCATTGTGAATTCTAATTCTATCTTCTCGACTGAGATAGAGAAACTCGTAAACTCTAAGAACCTCGACTACATCGACGCTGTGATCTTCTGGTGTCAGAAGAATAATCTAGAAGTAGAATACGCAGCAAATATGATCAAGAAAGATCCAGTACTAAAGTCAAAGATGCAGACCGAAGCCGAGAACATCAACGTTCTGAAGAAGGGCGCGAGACTGCCGGTATGATACCGAGGAAAAAAGTGACGCCATTTGAGTGCTACCAAGAGTACCTAGCTTTAAAGCAGCACTTCAGCCGCAGGGGATACGACTACCTGAAGTACAACGGCAAGGTGAACGCCAAGCTGTCCAGCTTCGAGGGACGCCGCGATAAGATATTCTTCGCTAAGCTGGCCAAGCATCCCGATCCGCACAGCTTTATGCTGTCCAATATGATCCATAACAATAAGATGTGGATTAAGGATATCGCATACAACGAGCAGGCCCAGCGTATCCACGACGAGTGGCAGAAGAAGATCCAGTCTCTGAGCTATATCTTTAAGTCTGAGTTGTCCAAGCTGAACGAGGACTTCGACAGCAACTTCAAGATAGAAGACGGCCAGCACCCGCACCTGCTTAAGCTATACATGCGCGGAGAGATATCGCTCGAGACTCTCGTGATATTAGTTCACGTTGCAAAGTGTCTGAGATACTGGAATAATAAGATGGAAGGTGATCCAATATGGGATGAGATAGAACTCATTATCACCAAGTACAAGCCTTTCCTCAAGTACGACGAGGAAAAGATGAGAGAAATTATTGTTGACAAATATCAGCAATGATGATAGTATAAATAATATTGAGCGACATTCAGCTCAGTGTATACATACGAAAATACATCGCAACATACGGAGAATACAATGGTAGACTTTTCACAACTCAAGAAGCAGTCCGGCAAGTCTGGACTCGACAAGCTCGCAGCAGACCTCAGCAAGCTTGCAACTAATCAGCAGGAACGCAAGTCGGACGATCGCTTTTGGTCGCCGACAGTAGACAAGGCGGGCAATGGCTATGCCGTATTCCGCTTCCTCCCAGCACCTCCAAATGAAGACATGCCCTTCGTTCGCGTTTGGGATCACGGTTTCCAAGGCCCGACCGGCACGTGGTACATCGAGAACTCACTCACGACTATCGGCAAGAACGATCCAGTCTCTGAGCACAACTCAAAGCTCTGGAACTCTGGCCTTGAGTCCGACAAGGAAGTCGCGCGCAAGCAGAAGCGCCGCCTTCACTTCATCAGCAACATCTACGTCGTGAACGATCCGGGCAATCCCGATAACGAGGGCAAGGTATTCTTGTTCAAGTACGGCAAGAAGATCTTCGACAAGCTCAACGAGCTGATGAACCCACAGTTCCAAGACGAAGAGGCGGTCAACCCGTTTGACTTCTGGGCCGGCGCGAACTTCAAGCTCAAGATTCGTCAGGTTGAGGGTTATCGCAACTACGATAAGTCTGAGTTCGCTAAGTCAGCTCCTCTCCTGCAGGACGACTCAGAGCTCGAGGGACTGTGGAAGCAAGAGAGCTCTCTTCAGGAGTTCCTCGCGCCGTCGAACTTCAAGACGTACGAGGAGCTCTCGGCCAAGTTGGCCAAGGTTCTCGGTACCGACGGCTCTGCATCTGGAGCCCGCGCTATCGCCCGTACGAAGGCCGAGGACGACGACCTCCCGTGGAAGGATGAATCCCCTGCGCCTAAGTTCAAGGCGGCTCCAGCGCCTAAGCTGGACGAGGAAGATGACGAGGGTCTTGAGTTCTTTAAGAACCTAGCAGCTAGGTAAGATTAAGGGGGCTTCGGCCCCCTTTTTTTATGCAGCCTGATGGTCATCCAATCCAAACAGATGACCGATGATCTCACCGGCAAAGAGTGGATTACTTCTACCAGATCTTCCAGAGCCTGAACCTCTATTGGCAGTCATCTGCGTGCCTCTCTGGCTTGGAACAGGAAGTACGATGGGTCTGTTTGCCATTGCAGTTCTATTAGCCTCTGTATTCATAGACCTATCATTGAGAGTATCTCCAGCATCAGATGACTTATCGTATTTCTTTGCGTTTGCTATAGCACCGCTTTTTGCCTTTGTCCCATCTTTAGGACGTTCAAATATATCAACAAATTCAGAAGCCGCGGCCTCGCTATTCTTGAATTTCTTAGCCAGATAATCATTCATTTGTTTCTCATTGAAGGCATAGTCGATCTGCTTCTTCCAATCACTAGTCCAGTTTGGACCCACGTAGTCCTTCATCGCTTTGAATCTATCAAGATGGTGCTGAAATAGTCCCCCTGATGTTTTATCATCCCCAAGAACATTTGGACTGAAGCTCGACTCGCGCTCCATGTTTGCAATGATACCTATTGCATGAACTCTATCAGTCTTACCCATGAGATAGCTGAGTATGTCTGATGCGGATATAAATTCAGGCTTACCCACATATGTGCGTTTATTCATGCGTACTAAATTAGAATCACCAGCAGCTTTATCTTTTTTAACTGGCTCATTCTTCTCTTCTGGCGGTCTTACAGGAGGGAGAGGAACTGGCTTCTCTGCGGGCGGAGGGATATCTTTTCCCTCTATACGATCTTTATTCCATGGAGATCCAGGAGTATGAGGCCCTTGAACTGGCGCTGGTTTCTCTGATTTAGCTTCTTTGAGAGGCGGAAGTGGAGTTGCAGCTATAGGGGGTACAGATGGACTTGCTGGTGCAGGCACTGCAGGAGCTTGCTGTACTTTCTCTGCATCAGGCGCTTTACTCGCTGGTGTTTGCAGCGACTGAGCAGGCTGAGACTTTACAGGCGCTGCGGCTGGAGCTTCTGTTCTACCCTCTGGCGCAGGAATACTTTGTCCAGTTGTGTCACTCTTTTTAACGTCAGACGGCACATCACTTTTTTTGACATCAGGCGACGCAGTAGAACCACTGCTCTCTGGTGGCGGTTTATCGTCTTTGGCATTAGTTGTAGTAGAAGATAGTCCCAGAGCTGCTATAACACCAGCGGCAACAGGTATGAGGTACTCTGTGATTCCTCTTCCATTTTCTCTTTTTTGTGAACCAATTGTATCAGGTTTATTTGACGTCTGTCTAGAGAGATGATAGCTCAAGTTCGCTATGCCGTTCTTTAGACCTATCATATTCAAGTTTATACTATTGAGAAGAGCGGTATTATTTCTGACTTCTTTATAGACCTGATTAGTTATTCTATTAGATGTGGTAACAGCGCTAGATACATTTCTAAATGAAGCTGTCTGTCCCGCAAAGCTCTTTGTTGCAGAGGATATTTGATCTTCAGTAGTTGTCCTATATAGCCCACCTGGTGAATCTGCCATACTATGCAGTTCCTAGTCTAGGGTCGGCGTCCATGCCAAACAGACTCGCTATGATGGACCTACTATGCACATCCGGCACGCTGTGTGGACTTGGATCATTTGCGCCTTTTGGCATTATAGGATTGGCTCTCGCGTGATCTGTATCGGACGCAGAACTCTGCATGATAACTGAAGGAGATACTGCTTGCTGTTCTTCTCTCTTTATAGAGTTACTCGCTATATTATCGCCAGTACTATTGCCCGGCTCTAGCATTGCAACTTTGCTTGATGACTCTTCGCTCGCCTGCCTGCTGGCGCCTGTTCCAAGAGCGGCTTGTCTCTGTGCTGTATGCTCCCAGTGCCACTTTTCTCCTGGTATAGTCTTAAATCCATAGTCTGTACCATGCTGCTCAAGCCACTTGAAGGCCTTGTCGTTCATACCGCTTAGGTCAAAGGCCATGCCGAGACCATGGTTAGATCTTCCAGGAGTAGCGGCCAGTCCGCCGTGCCCGTATATTCCTTTCTGCTCAGCGAGTGCTACCTGCTCGTCGTAAGTTCTATAACCGCTCGGCTTACCCCAGCTTACGCCGTCTTTCGCAGCTGCTTCTTTCATCTTGAGATAGTCTGCGGCAGTTGCTGATTCTGCTTTAGTTCCATCTACTGTAGTCAGAGCGTTATCGGGAAGCATTCCATTTGAACCAGATGGACCGGGCGCACCAAACTTCTTATAGAGCTCATGGACTCTCTCTATAGGCATGCCCAGAACAGATGACTTTGTCGTATCGGGTGATGGAGTCGGAGAGATATCTTGCTTAAATCCTAAGTTTGTACTTGACTTAGGAGTTTCTTCTCCCCTCTTTTTGGATTCGTCTCTGAGCTGCTCAACGTACTTCTCTATATAAGGGGGAACTGGTGCACCCGACTTAACATCGCTATTGTAGTCATATACTAAGTTGTCGGGATTGAAACCCGGTCTTGTCGTCTCTTTCTTAAATGCTTCTTCTGAGTACTGACCGGTCTCTGGATCGCGAGCGTAGTTATTGCGAGTACGAGATTCTTGACCTGTGCTACCGCCTTTTTCATAGGGGTCTTTTTTTAAGTATTTTACTATATCTTTATAGTTAGCCCCAAATATTCCGGCCAGCACGGCGGCTACAACTGGAACAATAATTGGTACCACAGAGTCTACTGCGCCAGATGTAATCATACCCAGCAGACCTGTGTCTTCCGAGTTTCCACTCTGTGATATTACATTGGTAGATCTATTTCCACCGCCGGACAATTGATATGTCAAGTTCGCTATGCCGTTCTTTATCGCCAGCATATTCATGTTCATGCTGTCGAGAAGAACACTCTGAGAGCGAACTTCCTTGTAGATCTGAGTGTTTAATCTATTAGACTCAACTACAGCGCGCATAACTCCCTGCATGGCGCTCGTGTTAGTAGCAGCTGCGCTTGAGAAGTTTCTTATAAGTGCGTCGGCTCCGCGCGGACCTACTACTCCGGCGAGAGTCTCTCTGCCAACTGCCTTGGCGGCACCAGTTACTGTCCTGTAGATACCGCCCGGTATGTCCACCATGTCTTATGAGCTCACTTTTGCTAGCTTCTCTTGCCCGCGGGTGTATGCAGCCACGCCTAGAATAGCAGCAAACGAAAGATGAATCAATCCACCGTTAGATAGAGTCAGTGGAACCCAAGCGGTATAACCAAGTGGCACGCCAAATGCCTTATATACAATCGGAATGAACATGCTTATGGCGGGAAATACAATGAAGTCCATTAAGTTGATAGCCATATAGAGCCAGCCCATTGCTGGTCTCCAATATGACTTTACCCAGTGCTCATCTTCCTTCTGCAGCTGAGCATCTACGACTTTATTGTCAATATTTGCTTGAGCCAGACCAACAGAAGCTTGAGCCTGAGCAGTGGCCTGAGTTGACGCCATCTGCACAGTCTGCTGAGCCATAATAGTAGATGGACTTACGGCGCTGTTTAGCACTACAGTCGGAGATGCGTTAGCGTCATCTTCGTCTACAAAAGGATTACCCATTTTTCTTGCTCTGCCTCTCTTCTAGATCTCTTAGATACTTCGAGAGCATATCTACATATATGTCTCTCTCGAATACTATGAGATTCTCTAAATCACTAATAGAGTATTTATGATGTTGAGTCAAAGCAAATATAGTCTTGTAGTAATTATCTAGTGTATTATGACTCAACGAAACGTAAAAAAATCAGTTAACGTATTCAGCACTATCTCTTTTTTATTGCCGAGTGAATTCTTATAATTAAGAGTATGGCTGATTGATGGAACTGACGATAAGAAGCTTCTGACTTTATCATAGGTCTTTGTGTCTAGACTCTCGATGAACTCAAAGAGCTCTTCTTTAGGAGTGGTTATCGGATCGATGATCTCATCTCCATCAAAGATCTTATCTATGCAGCCGATGACCATGAGCTCAAAGGCTCTATCTTTCTCAGTCAAGAAGTCCATGTTGTCGTACTGCTTGCCGTTTGGATAGTTCAGTGTAAAGCCGACCTGCTTGTTTACCTTTACTACGCGATCGATCTTATCTGGAAACACCACCTTGATCTCATCGAGATTAATCTCAAAGTCGTATACCTTATCGTCCTCGCTATCCTTAAAGCTTATCTTAGCGATGTTGTCTACTGAAGCCGCCCTGATCTTTAGAAAGATAAACTCAAGATCAAAGATCGGTATCATGTCTACATCGAACTTATCTTCTAGAACGCAGTTGTTTACTACCTGCTTGATACTGGTGTATATGTCGGCGATGTTGTCCGATACTTTTGCCATGAGAAGAATCTTCTCTTCTTTTACCAGCATCTGACGATACTTTATAGGCTTGTTTGTAGAAGGTTGTATGCACTCGAGTATTGGGTGCTCAATCTTAGGTAGAGGCATTATGTAGCTCCATTATTAAGGTGGTGGTATAGGTGTTCCCTGAATAGGCGATATTAATTTATTATATCCAGGATAGGGTATGGTATCGCTCGACGGCTGAGGCTGGTCACCTCCAGCAAGTCTTACTTTAATACTGCCGGTACTGTTGTTTATAGGAAGCGCGCTGTTTCCCGAACCATACCAGTACTTGTAGGCAAATGTAACTGAAAGTAGAGCTTGACTACCTGCATTCCAGTTTAGGCCTATGTCTCCAATAGATATAGGATACGCCTCGACAAAGTTGATCTCAGATACGACAAAATCGCTAGTATCATAGACACTTATTCTGAGATTAGTTGTGTACTCATCGTGATAAGCCACCTCATATGGATTATGCTGAGGATTAACGCCCGTGCGATCATTTATAGTTTGATTCTCTGGTATGTCATAGTTGACTACCATCTTCATCCAAGTTCTAAACATATTTAGAATCTTGCCGTCATTGTCTATCAATGCAGAAACTGATAGGTCGGTGTATCTTACTCCATAAGGCATCTTCTGCGGCACACCATACCCATATCTCATAGTATCTGTGGTTAGAGCTGATATACCGGGATGATTAACGCCGTTGATAAAGAATCTAATGTTTGAGCCGGACACGCGATTGAATACAGCCCTATTGAGACTATTGTACACTCGGCTGCCGGGAGTTATAGTCACCTCGAACCTATTGGGAACGAGAACTCCCTGCTGGAGATTTGACTTGAACTGGTTGATACTTACTGGCATTACTTCCTGCTTATCTTGTCTGCTGATTCACCCTGAACGGTTCCAGCGTCAGCCCCTACGAATCTCTCTGTCGGCAGCATGAGTGCCATATCCCAGTGTGTTGGACTTATGTCCATGTACTTTGACTTTACGTGACTGTGTAGGTATCTCTTTATACACGGCTTAAAGTACTTAAATCTAGAAGCGCCATTGAGTATATTATAAGAAACTACTATCTTAGTCGTATCGTCGAATTTAGTATTATTTATAGTAGTATAGAGAGCGTCCATCAGTTTTGCGCGTAGAAACGGCGGTAGATAGTGCATGTTTATTCCCAGGAAGCCATCGCTATAGAGCTCGATTGGAAATACGAGAGGATACCTGTCGTAGTAGGGTAGTGTGTGCTTGAGCTTTGGATCATAGAAGAACGAGTACATGCGGCCTATTGAGCTGCTGGTTATATTGTCTACGAGTCTTCCCGGCTCAGACTTCTGCAGCTTACTTATGTTGACGTTGTTTATGCTCTTCGCGACGTCACCAAACCACTTGGTGGCCTGCATAGAGCTCGGGGTCTTTGCTCCCGATGAGCCCTTTTGCGCTAGTGACTGAAATGAATACTCTGCCATTAGAATTTAATTCCTAGTTCTCTCTCGGTTATTAATCTGAACTGCCATCCGCGATCTAGACAGTACTCATTAGCGGCCTTCCACTTTGATTCATTTACTCCCCAAGTCATGACTTCATTGATGTATCTTCTCGAGGGCTTAGACTGCTTCTTTGGCTCTTGCGTCTGGTGCAGGGGTTTTACCTCTATGACTAGACTCTCTATTTTACCGTCTGCGCTCTTCTTCTTCACGTAGAAGTCCGGAAAGTACCTGTGTATTCTTCCGTCTACAGGACTGCGATAGGGTATAAAGAACTCCTCAGAACTCCATTCAAACACGTCTTTATGCTCATCGAGCCACATCATGAACTTAAGTTCCCAGCCGGACCGATAAATAATGTTAGATGGATTTCCCCTGTATTTAGAGGGGTTTCTAGGTTTAAAGAATCCTTTATGAGCCATACCACTATTTATTAAGGAACCAGAATGATCACGGGCGATATAACACTAGCAGCTCACAATATACAATCGCCAACGGTGAATCCTCCCACCAATAATAATACCGTGTATAATACCGGTATAAACAAAAATAATAACAACTCAGACCCTAATGTAGTTGTGAATAATACAAGCAGCGGCGCGGTTGACTACTTTCCATCAGATATTGGTAAGTATAAGATGCTCTTTAGCTTTGTTGCATATAATAGAGCTTCTGCAAAAGATCCAATTAGAACAGTTTCTGGTCCCCGCGTGGCTCTTCCAATACCAAATAATCTAGTGGATAGTTATAAGCCTAGCTACTCTGCGACGGAACTCGGCGCAGCCGGTTATCTTCTAGATACAGTAGAAAATAAATACGGCGGTCTAGAGCACTATAGATCTGGCGACTCATACGATTATAAGGGTATTGCTAAAGATGTTGCTGTTACCGTAGCAGGATTAGGCGTATATGGTGGTATTATAGCTGCTTCAGTTGCTGCACCTGGTCTTACTGGGGCCGTACTTCAAGATCTCGGCGTAGCTCAGAATCCCTACTTAACTCTATTGTTTAAGGGTATGGATCTAAAGTCCCACTCATTCAAGTGGAGATTTAATCCGCAGAGTATAGAAGAAACAGCTTCTCTTCGTAATATAATAAACACATTTAAGAAACACTCCCTTCCAACTATAGTAGCAGGTAATCCTATATTCACTATTCCAGACATGGTCAATATATCGCTGTCTCCAGAAGGCGATAACATGTATAAGTTTAAGCCCGCTGTAGTTACAGGCATAGTCATCAACTACTCACCAAATCCAACACCCTCGTTCTTTGTAACAAGCAATGCGCCGACTACAATAGAGCTCTCTATATCATTTCAAGAAGTTCAGATCTGGACTTCAGACGATATAGAAGGAGCAGAACAGAACATAGGCGCCTCGGGCTCCCTTGGAGCTAGAGTAATACAGAATGTGGATAGCGCTATACAATCAGTTGGTCAATAAGGAAGATATTAATGTCTGAGAAGTACTTCGATAAGTTTCAGAAGATAACATACGCAAATAATACAGTTCGCAATCTGCTGAGCAGAGTCGTGATATCTCAGACGGCAAAGTACAGTCCATATACCTACTATGACTATACTATAATTAATGATCAGAGACCAGACTATATAGCCGAGAAGTACTATCAAGACGCTTATGCATCTTGGATTATATACATGTCAAATGGAGTCGTAGATCCCTACTACGACTGGAAGCTGAGTCAAGATACATTAAACTCTTATCTAATAGACAAGTATGGAAGCATAGAGATATCACAGCAGAAGATACTTTTCTTCAGATCTAACTGGTACGAGGACGAGAGAAGAATAGATAAAGCTGCCTATGATCTTCTCGACGTAGGTGTCGTGATGAACGGTACTGTCATTCCGGTAGATCTAAAGAAGTACTGGAGACCAGTTTTTGATAACTTTGAGAAAATAATATACTACGAGAGAAAGCCAGAAGAGCTCATTTCAACTACAAACTACGTAGTTACATATGGCGTGAACGCGTCGAACACCGGTACTTCTTATACCGCAGGCGAGTTAGCCAAGGTGTATGATTCTTCTAACGTAAATTTAATTGGAACTGGAGAGGTAGTCTACTCGAACAGCACGGTGGTAACTCTCAAGAACAACTTGTCTACTGCTTCTATAACGACCGGCATGAATATAAATGGGTTGTCTTCTGGCTACACCCAGAGTATAACAGTAGCAAATACCACGCCGATATGGAGTATAAATCAGGGAGAGTACACATACTGGGCGCCGGTATACGCGTATGACTATGAGACAGAAAAGAACAGCGATAAGAATACAGTTAAAGTCCTAGACAAGAGTCTATATAATAGTGTAACAAAGAACTTAAAAGCGGAGCTCTCTTGATATGATGCCAGCCGTAGAAGGTGAAGTGGAGATAGACACCATCAGTCTTAAGTCCAAAAATGGGACTGTCAATGCAACTGAGCTCCTGTTGTTTATGTCTGTGTACGAGTCAATATTCTTTCCTGGAATATACGCCGAGATCTCTATAAGAGACAACAGCAACATGGCGAGTATTCTGCCTCTCGTCGGCGGTGAGACGGTAACCTTAGAATTTAAGACGCCTGGAAAGAGCTCTGCAAAATACGAGTTTGCTCTCATATCAATGAAGAACAGCGTTTCAGAAGTAACCCTCCAATCGAGATCTTATACCCTCGTGTGCGCTTCTAAAGAAGTTCAGAAGAATAAGTTCACGCACATGACGAAGTCGTACAACACGAATATATCAAACATGGTCAAGGACGTACTCACAAATCAGCTTAAGACTCAGAAGAGCATCGACGTGCAGGAGACCAAGGGAGTGCAGCCGCTGTTGATACAGAGTCTGAGACCTTTTGACGCCATAAATATGATGAGAAAGAGAAGTATATCTTCTGAAGATAAGTCATCGGCTTTCCTTTTGTTTGAGAATCAAAAGGGCTATCACTATAAGTCCCTAGAGAAGTTATTCAAGGAAATTGACGTCGGCGATAGGGTATTCACCAACGACATCACGGTAAGAGGTGACTTCTTCAAGCCCTCATTTAGAAATATAATAGGCTACAATCAGCCACAGCAGTACGATACTACGCTGCTCAAGCCAAAAGTTCAAACGAGAAAGTTCAATATAGCCAACACGAGCTATGAAAAGACAGACACCCAGCCGTACGGCGGTGGTAAGCTGGCTGGAATGAGCTCCGCAGAAGGCGCTATGAAGTCGACTAATAATCAAAAGTTCTTTGATGATAATAGCGATAGCTTTGCGGTATACAGCACTATACCAATAGACAGTCATAAGCCAGATACTTTCTTACCTGATACGATGGCTAATCAGAGAGCTTTCTTATCTCAAGTAGCTCAGGGAAGTCTCATGATTCACGTTATTGGAGACTCAGAGCTCACTGCTGGAATGGGATTCCAGTCTAATATAACTAATCCCGGCTTCTCTACGGGCGCGAGCTCAGAAGAGAAGTTCATATCGGGAAAGTACTTGATATCCGCAGTTAGGCATATGATTGGACCTCCTAGATCAAAGCCAAGATACACGTGCGCAATAGAGGGAATCAAGGGATCTTATAAAGAGGATGCACAATGACAGAGAGACACATGGGGACCACATTCGATTGGTTCTTGGCAAAAGTAGTAGATAGAAAAAATGATGATACTCAATCTGGTAAGCTGAAGATTAGAATCTACGGCTATCACGACGACGAGACAAACTTACCGGATACAGATCTGCCGTGGGCCTACCCAGTGCTTCCTATCACGAGCTCGAGTCATAATAACATTGGTACTTCTCCTACATTCGTCACAGAGGGAGCCACTGTAGTTGGATTCTGGATGGATAAAGACAAGCAGATACCAGTTGTATTCGGCACGATATATAAGTCAAATACTTCCAAAGATGCAACTTCTGGCGCCACCGGCGGCCAGATAAAAGCCTGAGGTTAATACATGGTAGCGCAGAATGATCTACCGCTGATGGGCGGAAAAGATGTTAACCCTATATTAAACGGGATAAGCATCATCGAGCATGGAGCTCAGAATCTACTATCTGGAACTATGGCGACTATAGGAGCAGTTCCATTTGACGGCAAGAAGCTTCTAGATACTCTAATCAGTCTCGACGCCTGTAATCTCAGCGGTGTCATTCGCGCGGCCCTGAATGCAATGCACGCCATACAGAATCTCATGCAGGCTATAAGCTCTCTAGCAAATGGATTCAACATAGGCGATATCCTCGGATCTCTCTTGAGCGGCGTTGAGAATGCTCTCAAGGAGTTCGAGAGCATTCTTACTTCATCTCTTTACAACGCGTTGATTAATACTTTCTGCTCTAATCCATGCGGCCCTATCGGCTCTGCATCAGGCGGCCTAGGTAACCTAGCGGGTCTCGCCGCTCTAGCCGGCCAGTCTCTAACCAATCTACTAAATGGAGTTCTAGATCCATTTAAAGCTATAAGTTCTCTCGCGAACGCTGCAGCAGCTGAGTTGAGCGGTGGTGTGGTACCAAGTCTCAGCTCTATATGCATGAGCAAGCTTATAGACGAGATACTAGGTAACCTCAACATATGCGGTCTTCTTAAGACACTCATCGACGAGCTCTTTAAAGATCTTAACTTACCCACGACGATTGGTAAGCGCGGTATTGGTAGCTTTGACTTCATGAGTAAGATACTAGACATGATCGAGTCTCTATTTGCGGCCATTGCTGATGCCCTCGGACTGCTGAACGCATTCTCTGCTTTGTCTAGGGCACTAAGCTGCGCTGGATATGTTCTGCAGCCTGCAGTTCCAGCCAACCCTCCTGCAACTCCTTCAACTCCCCCGCTGTATCCTCCTCTACCTCCATCGCTTCCACTGGGTAGCAACGGCGGGCCTGGTGGACTCGGTGGAAATGTCGGCGGGCAGGGAGGAATACTGCTCTCTGACGTATCAGTTAACGCCGTGTTCATCAATACTGCATCGAGTAATATTCATATTCTCTCTATAACTGACAGACCTCTCAATATACCTAGAAATAATCAGTTGAATCTGATGAACCCGAATATTACAAATCAGCAGAAGATACAAGTAACATCTAATGGAATTACTAACTCGGCCGTAGTTACATCCGTTGAAGTTGGAAATACAAATTTCTCCACTAATATACCGAGAAAGAATAGATAATGGCAGCTCCAGATACACGTCATCCTAAGACAAAGTACAACGCCCAGTACCCATACAACAATAAAGTACTGTATGAGGGTGGACACGAACTTGAGTTCGATAATACTCCCGGAAGTGAGAGAATAAGAATAGCCCATAGGACCGGAAGTTACTATGAGATATCTCCCGATGGAAGAAAAGCCGAGCTCGTAACCGGCAACGACATGAAGTATGTCAAAGGCGGCATGACCACCACGGTTGACAACAACAGCGATACTAAGATCAGCGGCAACTACCGCGAGTTGGTTGGAGGTGACGTCCACGAGGAGATAGTCGGTGACGTTACGAGATCTGTCGGCGGCGATCATATTACTTCTATTCATAAGAACTCGGTGAGCTTTGTAGACGGTCAGGTATTCTCTACGGTGAGAGGTAACCAGATGTCTCGCGTGAAGGGTAACTTAAACGTAGACGTAAAGACCGATAATAACAACAAGATAGGCGGAGACATAGAGACGCAGGTCAAGGGCTATGTCTCTGAGAGTATAGGCAAGACTATGACTACTCACAGCAAGAGCGATATGCTCCTTGAGAGTGAGACCAAGATAACTCTGAAGGTCGGTGGATCTACTCTCACAATGACCAAAGACAACATAGTACTCAACATAGGATCTTCTACAATAACTATGACAGACGGTAGTATAAAGGCAGTTGCTACTAGAATTGATTTTAACCCGTGAGGAAGTAATATGGGTCAGCCGATAGCCAGAGGAAGTGGGACAGACAGTATAAATACTAATCATGGCTGTGACGCCACCACAGTTACTGACCAGTGTTCTACAAATGTATTCTTCAATGGAAAGGGCGCAGTGAGAAATGGTGATGCGTCCGCAGTACATAATGTACCATCAGGAGATAGCTGCGTTCCTCACATCGTATATCTTTCTACTAACTCGTCTACTGTATTCGTCAACAGCCTAGGTATAGGCAGACTAAATGACAGCTACAACGGTGAGACTATATCATCTGGTTCGCTAAACATATACTCAGGATAAGAGATGTCAACAAGAGCAGATAAGCTTACTCCACTCAATAATGTACAAGAGCTCTTCAGTGATATTCCTATAAATCTGGATATCTCTCCGGTTACTGGTAATTTGTCTCGTCTGCTCAATGAGGAGGCGATAAAGCAGTCCATAAGAAACTTGATATTGACTGCTCCAGGTGAGAGACTATTTGACTCAAACATAGGCTCCGGCATATACAAGCTGCTGTTCGAGCCGCTCGATGAACTCACTTCGTTTGCGCTTCACACAGAGATAACTAATACCATAAAGAACTATGAGCCTAGAGCAAATTTGCTTAATCTTTATGTTAATCCAAGCGAAGCAGATCAAACTTACTATGTAAACATACTCTTCTCAATAATAAATAGCCAGCGCACAGCTCAGCTAGATATATCACTCAGCAAAGTTAGATAAAGATGGCAGCAAATTCTACTATAGACCTCACCTCGTTGGACTTCGACACCCTCAAGGCGTCGATGGTAAATTACTTATCCTCGCAAGATCGCTTCAAGGACTACGACTTCACGGGCTCTAACTTCAATGTGCTGCTGGACATACTGTCCTACAACACCTACTTGAACTCTTTCTATCTCAACATGGTAGCATCCGAGGCTTTCTTAGACACTGCTCAGCTAGAGACCAGCGTATTCTCACACGCAAAAGAGCTCAACTATCTTCCGAGATCTGCGGGGTCTGCTAAAGCCACTGTAGGCCTGAGCTTCCAGACAAAGAACAACAGCGGCACCATAATTATACCTAAGGGAACTAGCTTCACGGCTCGCGTTGGCCTCAATTCGTATAATTTCTATACCGACTCAACTCAGGTCTATCACTCTACAAATACGTATATTGACTCTAGCAGCAATATCATAACTAACTGGTCTATAGGGCCGCTGGATATATACGAGGGTGCCTACGTATCAGACACATTTGTCATGAACTATTCTGATCTCAATCAGAGATTTATCATGACAAACAGCATGGTAGACACTTCAACGATAACTGTAACATCCGTCGAGGACAACGGTATTAACTATATTCCATATCTAAAGAAGTCAACTCTTCTAGATCTCAACGCGGCTTCCAAGGCATACTTCGTTCAGGGCGCAGAGACAGGTATGTTCGAGATCGTGTTCGGCGATGGAGTCATTGGTCGCAGACCACAGGATGGTGCCACCATACTCGTGCAGTATAGAATATCAAGCGGCATGGAGACAAACGGTGCCAAGGGATTTACTATAAATCAGGACATAACCGATAGCACTCTCTACAGTCAGATGACAGTTGTTACCAATAACGCGGCGCAGGGCGGAACTGAGAAAGAATCAGTGAGCTCAGTAAAATTCAATGCGCCTAGGTATTTTCAGACTCAAGAGCGCGCCGTCTCCACTGCAGACTATGAGACTCTACTGAAGAGCCAATTCCCAGAGATCAACGTGGTTGCTATATACGGGGGAGAGACACTCTCACCGCCGAGATACGGCAAGGTAATTGTGTCCGTGGATATATCCAATGTACAGGGATTTCCAGACTCAAAGAAACAGGCTTACTACGACTTCCTAAAGCCTAGGATGCCTCTCACGACGCAGCCTATATTCATATCTCCTTCTCATATCTACTATAGTATAAACTCAGTAGTCAGATATAACGTTAACCTGACAAAGAATACACCGTCTGAGATAGCAACTCTAGTAAAGAATTCCATCATCTCATATAATAACAACAATCTCAATAAGTTTAATTCTGTCTTGAGATACAGCCAGCTCGCAAAGACCATAGACTCTTCCGACGTCAGCGTAGTTGGCAACGAGACAGAGATCTACATGTACAAGAAGATATATCCTAAATTTGGTGTCGCACAGAATATAACAGTCAACTTCAACGTGCCTCTTCTTGATACTCTATTTCCAATAGGTGCAGTGCATCCTATAACAGATCTCCACACCATATACTCTACCGAGTTCACGTACCAAGGACAGTCTGCTTATCTCGAGGACGACGCGGATGGTAACGTGAGGATAGTAAAGTCAAATGGGTTAAACCACGAGACCATAAAGACAATTGGAACGGTGGACTACGCTAAGGGCATAGTGAATCTCGTGAACTTTAATATAGATCTTTACTCTGGTCCAGAACTTAAGATATACGCCATATCGGCAGAGAAAGACATATACGCAGGTCAGAACGACATATTGAATCTAGAAGCAAATGAAATTAACCTGGTTATCCAGGCGATAAGAGAATAATAGATGTCTGTTATAAACAAGAAGATATCTTCGTTCATACCAAGTCAATTTCCTGATATATACAGGATATATGGACCTGATTTTATAAGATTCATAAAGGCCTACTACGAGTGGCTTGAGTCGCCAGGAAACGCAACATATCATGCAAGAAGAATTCTTGACTACGGCGATATAGACACTACTGTAGATACTTTCTTAGTTCACTTCAAAGAGAAGTATCTAAAGAACATCCAGTTTGATACTGCAACAGACACGAAGCTTCTAGTAAAGCACAGTCTAGATCTCTATAGATCTAAGGGCACAGAGAGAGCCATTAATCTTTTCTTCAAGCTGGTATATGGTCAAGACGTAGAGACCTATTATCCGGGAAATGATGTCTTTAGAACTTCAGATGCAGCGTGGTTTATTCCGACTTATCTAGAGGTAACTCCAAGTCAAGAAAACAAGCTTTTTGTTAACCAAGAGATCCAGGGACTTACATCTGGTGCTCTTGCGTTCGTCGAGTACGTAGTTACCAGAAGAATCAAGGGAAAGTACATCGATATATTCTACATATCGGGTCTAACTAAAGACTTCATAACAGGCGAGACTATATCTCTCTATAATAGCAATACAGTTATCAATAATAATCCAATCGTAACAGGGTCTCTTACTGCCCTCGGAGTCACATCTGACAGAGGTAAAGACTTTAAGATTGGAGATATAGTAAATCTCAGCGAGGCCGGCGGCCAACAGGGCAAGGCTCGCGTAAAGAGTCTCACCATACTCAATGGTCAGGTTAACTTTAATCTGATAGACGGCGGCTGGGGATACGCTTCTGATGCACAGGTGCTTATTTCCGATAAAGTACTGAGACTTGCAAATACAACTACGTACGCGGTAAACAGCAGCTTCTTAAATAGTATTGAGACGGTAGTTCAGCCTATTGCAAACGTTCAGTACAACTACTTAAAGTACAGTAATGGATCTACTGCAAATGCAAAATTTGTGGTAGGCGATAACCTCATTACATACGCCGCAAACGGCTCTGTTACCGGCAAGGGAAATATACTGAGCATAACTACTTCTAATAATATTTCTGGTTATCTTCTTGTATCTACGACTAGCGGCAATCTCCAGTCAAACGTGGTATTTTATAATGCCGGAAATGTGGTGACTGCAAATCTTGTTAACTCTGGATTTATAGACCTGACCGCGCAGGGACAAGTCATAGGACTATCTACGAATACTTCTATAAATTATGCAAATGCGGTGTACGGTAACTTTGCTGTTGGATCTAATATTTTTCAATTAGATAGCTTGGGTAATCAAACGGCGAACGGCGTTGTAAGGAGCACCACGGTTTCCGGATTGTCAGGTACTTTATTTCTTAATAATACAAATGGTATATTTGTCAGCGGAAATAATATATACAGCGATCAGTATACATCTGCGAATGGTCCGGTCATCACTGCTTCTGTAAATACCATTGCGTTTGACATAGGTATTATAACGACAAATAATACTTTCTATGATCTTGCTGGAAATTACGTGTATGATCCTATAAGTAATATAAATGGAACTGTAAGTAGCATACCATCTGGTTCTGGAGCTACTTTTCAGATAGGCAGCTTGACAAATCAAGAAGATGTTATTATAACAGACTACATATACCCATACCGAAATGTAGCTCTCAATGCATCCGACTACGGCGCCGCACTTCATCATGCGAATGCAAGTTTTCTTCTATCTTCGGCTCTCAACTTTACTCACTATAGTCTAGGAACTGTAGCATCTCTCACTGGTATTAATCCAGGATCTCTATACACATATGCCCCATTCGTGTCGATATACGAGCCGTTGGTAGCTCCCCTGCAGAAGAAAGATTTCTTCTTTACTCTAAGCAATGCAACTGGTACGTTCTATACCGGTGAGATCATAAAGCAGAGCAACGGCGGCGGTCAGGGCATAGTCAAGTTTGCAAACTCAACTAATGCCTATATCAGGAGAATAACTTTCGAGGATCGTTTTGTCTATGGATTTACTGATACCAGTCACAAGATAGTCGGTCAAGACTCTGGATTTACTGCCGATCTTGCTCTATGGAACTATCAAGACAGCCCATTTGCAGGCTTAAACGACGTGATAGGAACATCCGTCAGCAACGCAAACGGCGCAGTAAATGAACTTGAAGTGGTCGACTCTGGATTCGGATACATAAATGGTGAGAACGTTACATTTACTTCCCTAGATGGATTAAGATCTGGAATTGCAGAGGGTTATGCTAACAAGCAGGGAACCGGTTCTGGTTATAATAGAACAAACGGCGGTTTCTTGAGTGACAATAAATACCTATATGATGGAAACTACTATCAAGACTTCTCATATGTTATAAAGACTCCGATTAATCTAGATAAGTACGTGGAGATGCTAAAGCAAGTTCTTCATGTGGCTGGCACAAAGTACTTCTCTCAGGTTTCAAAAAAGTCATTGATAAATCAGCCTTCTATGATAAATTTATCTACTATAACAATAGCCAATGGATCATCATCTAGTACCAGGTATTATGCATAATGTCACAATCACAAAAACTAATAACTACGAATTATGGTCTAAATAACGCAAAGAACTTTATCATGTCGTTTGATACGACCGCTGATAATAGGTATTATTTCTTTGCTGGATACAGCGTGCCATTTAATACCATACAGACGGCATATGATGACACACATGATACTCTATCAGATGCATATAGAAATATGCTCTATGGAAAGAAGATCTATAGTTCTGACGTAGCCCTCAGTATACCAAGATACGACTATCAGTCAAATACGGTATACGCGATGTACGACGATGTAGATGCTAATATCTTTAATGAAGAATTCTATGCTATAGTAACAGAGGGAACGTACAAGCACGTATTTAAGTGTGTAGACAACAACGGTAATACTGCCTCTACTATATCGCCGAGTATATCGCAAGTAACTGCAAATGATGAGATATATCAGACGTCTGATGGTTACAAGTGGAAGTACATGTGCACATCTTCTCAGAGTCAGACAAATAAGTTTATGACTACTGATTATTTTCCTGTATTTGAGAACACGAGCGTTACTGCAGCGGCAGTTCCTGGTTCTATAGACATAGTAAAAGTCGTGGACGGTGGGTCTGGATACTTTAACTATCTAACGGGAACATTCTCAGTCAGCGATACGAGACTAAACGCTAACAGTCTGGTATACGCCCTATCAAATTCTGCGTCCACCACGAATAATGCCTATACCGGCTGCTACCTTCATATAACTTCTGGAACTGGTCAAGGGCAGTATCAGAAAGTACTGGCATCATTTGCCAATAGCACTAAGAAGTTTGTAGTTCTTGATTCTACATTTCCTATAAATCCAGATAATACTTCTCAATATGAGTTGTATCCCGCAGTAGAGATTATAGGAGATTACACTCAGTCTATAAATGCATATGCAATTGCTATAATAAACTCTTACTCTGGTAATAGCGTGTCTTCTATAAAGATGCTAAGCCGTGGCAGAGACTTTAAGTATGCAACTGCAGTGGTAAATGCAAGTCCAATAGTAGTTTCTTCTAGCAACTTTAGACAAGCTAGTATTCGTCCGATACTCCCGCCAAAAGACGGTCATGGCGCTAATATATTTGCAGAACTAGGTGCGAAGTACGCAACTATCGGCGTTAATCTTGCAAACAGCGAGGGCAATACGATAGTGGCTAACGCCTCCTATAGTCAAATAGGAATCATGAAGAATCCTCTGTTCTCTAATGTGAGCATGACTCTGACTGCGGTGTCCAGTGCGTTCTCTATAGGAGAGAAAGTATTTAGAATAAACCCAGTAAAGATAGTAGGAACTGCTACTATAAATCTATACAGCACAGCTGTAACTGGTAGCGGTACAGACTTTAACAATCAGTTTAATTCTGGCGATATGATCTACTTAGTATCCAACGACAGCACTACTTATCAACTTAGTACCGTAAACAGCGTAGGAAATAGCACTTACTTAACTCTTACTACCAACTCTATATTCACTGATACCTCCGCTAGCATCTCGCTTCCTGATTCTGATTCTTCCGGCTATGTTATTCAAGCTACAACTGGAGCAATTCAGGTCACAAACTCATATGGCATCTTCTCCAACTCAGATCTGATAGTTGGAAGTCAAACGGGTTGCAAGGCCACTGTCAACACAGTTTCAAGAAGCAATCAGACTAAGAGTTTTGATACTTTCGTGCAGATGTTCTCGTATGATGGAACTTTAAATTCTGGTACTTTTGTTAATAATGAGATTATAACTCCATCTACTGATACATTCACCGCAAATGCAGTGTATAACTCTCTTGTAAACTACGGGAGTTACAATAGACTCTATGTTACCCAAGCTATCGGCACATTTAACTTAGGGGCGTCTAATACCGTAAGGGGAACTAATTCTGGAGCCATATTTACTCCTACTAATAAATACTATCCAGAGATAGTCTATGGAAGCGGAGATATACTGTACATCGAGAATATCGACGCAGTAAATAGAAGAAGCGATCAGACGGAAACATTCAAGCTCACTCTTGAGTTTTAAGAAGGATAGAAGATGCCTATTACTACAAATCTAGATGTTGCTCCATACTATGATGATTATGATCCAGCAAATGAATACTATAGGATTCTATTCAAGCCGTCTGTTGCCGTTCAAACAAGAGAGCTCAACCAGCTTCAGGCCATACTGCAGAATCAGATAGAGCAGTTTGGTAATAACATCTATAGACGCGGCACTATAATCAACGGTTGTAATTTCGTATTCTTTGATAACTACCCGTATGCAAAGCTTCTCGATAAAGAGACCGATGGCACTCTAGCTGCTCCTGCTCTATACGTTGGACACTTTGCTCGCAATCCAACTAACAATCTGCGCGCTCAAGTTATAAACTCTGCAGACGGATATGAGTCTCAAGATCCTAATCTCAACACAATCTACATGCGCTATATCAACAGCGGCACATCAGGCAATCTTACTTCTTTCTCGTCTGGCGATACCATTGTAATATACGACAGCAATAATAGTCTAAGTAAGACCTCCATCACAAATGGGTCAACAGGATGGGCTAATACAGACACCGTAGTCATAGTTCCAGCAATTCTCGCTAATCTTACTTCTTCTACGGCGTTCAGCAACGGCGAGACAATAACGCAGTCGACGACTAACAGTCGCGCTGTCATCAACGGTATTGATACGACTACTATTCCCGGAAAGTCAATACTCTCACTCAAGCCAGTTCAGACAGACCTCACTAATACGAGCGTGTCACTAGCAAAGTGGCAGTTCGTTCCCGGTTATTCTATACTCGGCGGGTCTTCAGGCGCTGCGGCCGGAGTCGACGAGATCATCGGCGCAGGCGCTACGGCATCTATAATTACAGACAGCACGATCGGCGCTATTCAGAATCTTTCTATAATCAACGGCGGATCAAACTACTATGTTCCACCGTATGTTACAATCAGACAGAACTATACCACAGGCGGTAACTATGGTACTCTCGCTCTTATCGCTTACAATTATATAAGTCAGATTAAGATCGCAAGCACAGCGAATGCAATTGGCAATGGATATGCCTTTGGTGTTACCTCTGGAGTTATCTACAAGAACGGATACTTCTTGAATGTCGACCCGCAGACAACGGTGGTAAGCATGTATAACTCTTATCCTAATAACGTCTCAATTGGATTTGGCGCTGTCGAGACGATCGTTGACTATAATGCAGATACAAATCTTCTCGACAACTCCACCGGAACTCCAAATTCAATGGCTCCTGGTGCAGACAGACTTAAGATAAAGCCTGTTCTCGTTGTATCAAATACTGATATTGCCTCTACAAATACAGATTTTCTCAGCATAGTTGAGTTCTCGGAGGGTTATCCATACAAGCAGAATAGAGTAACGCAGTATAATGCTATAGAAGACGAGATGGCTCTTCGCACAGCAGAGAGCGCGGGCGACTATGTTACAGATAGGTTTTTAACTACAACAAAATCTCCTGCTAATACTTCTCTTGATGCAAATACATACACCATAGTCGTAGATCCAGGTACTGCATACGTATCTGGCTTTAGGGTATCTACTCTCTTCAACTACGCATTTGATAATATCAAGGCAATCGACTACAGCTCGAGTAATGGATCTGGTATAAACGTATCCTATGAGAACTACGTCGACATCAGTCAAGTCGCAGGCACCTTTATGTTTAGCACGGGTGATTCAATAGATCTCTATGACAAAGCGTATGGATATCTATCTAATACTGCGGCAATTTCTGCAGGTACAATACCTCCTTCTGGATACTCTGGTAATAAGATTGGCACTGCGAATATTCGTCAGATGCTTCACGTATCTGGTACTCCCGGATTCAGCGGCGCAGTATATAGACTGTATCTCTTTAATCTTAATATGATTGCTGGAGCCAACTTCAGCTCGGTAAAGGGTATTAACTACAACGGTACCGTAAAGGGTGTGGCCGACGTACTACTGGCTTATAATGCATCTAGCAATACAAGTATAGCTAATCTAGTAAGAGGTATAAACGGCGTTAATAAGATGCTGTTTAATACAGGAACAAAATCAACTCTCGCCGTGAGCAATCTAAATTATCTCTATAGAACCGTAAATAACGGAATAACTCTCTCAAATACAGGTTCGCTCCAGATAAGTCTTCTTTCTTCTCCCAATGAGGTGTTTCAATACGTAGGCGGTACTACTCTTACCTTTGATCAAAAGAATGATATTATCATAACTCCGCTCAATGCAGGCTTGAGAATAACTCCAGACCTCGCGGGAACTGCAAACGTAACCAGTGCTGCAAATAACGCAGACGGTACATCCAACGTATATGGAACGAGTACTGTATTTGCAAGTGCCACCAGCGGCCTCATAGCCGGCGATTATGTTTACTTCTATGCGAACTCAACAGTATACGACATAAAGAAAGTAACTGCTGTAGTCAATAATAGCTTCCTATATGTGGACTCCAAGCTATCTTTCTCAAACTCAGCAGCCAGTATGGCGAGATACTTTCCAAAGAACGTGGCTATACCTCTGTCTTCTCCAGCTCTTCAGAGAGATAATTTTGTAGCAAATGTCAATACAAACGGTACTATACTCACGGTAAGTCTCAACGTTAATACTACAGCGACCTCTGCAGCAAACGTCTCTGTGGTCTACAACGTCAATAGAAACGGTGTGGCTGCAGACGCAAAGACAGCTAACAGAGACAGCTTTGTAAAGATCAGACTAGCTAATAACGCAGCTGGAATAAATGGACCTTGGTGCCTAGGTGTTCCGGATATATTCCGCCTCAAGAATGTATATCTGGCAGACAACTCTAACGTATCAACCAGCAGCTCAGATGTTACCAATGAGTTCTATATCGATCACAACCAGAATGAAGACTTCTATGATCTTGGCTATATCCACAAGAAGTCAACATCAAGCTTGAGTCTGTCTACTACCAACTGGCTTCTAGTTCAATTTGACGCCTCTACGACAGCCGGAAGTCTACACACGGTATCATCTTACGTCAGCGCCAACTTGAGCACGCGGTTCTCAACTGACTCATCGAACTTGTCGAGTATTGGGTCCAGCTATAATACGCTTGAGATACCTGAGATGTACGCTTCGAGTGGAAGATACTATGATTTGATCGACCAGATAGACTTTAGACCGAGCGCAGTAAACACCGCTGTGATAACTAGCAATGCAGCTGCTGCAAACGTAAATCCAGTATATAGTCTATCGTTCGGTAGTTATACGTCTGATAAGAAATTTCCGGTACCGGGTTCAGGCGTAACTTTCAATCAGTCTCACTTCTTAGGAAGAAGAGATAACGTGATAGTTGATACTACTGGAAAGATATCTCTAGTCAAAGGCCAGAGCGCTGAGGGAACACGCCTACCAAATCCTCGTACGCCAAGCAATACTATGGTTATAAGTAACGTTGTTAATCCGCCGTATCCATCTATACCCCTGCATAGATCTACAAATCTTAATAATATTATTAACACGAGAATAGCAACTGAGAAATACAGTTTCATTAGATCACAAAATCACTCTATTACGACTAACTATGTCTCCAATAGAAATAGCATACAGCCAATAGCTTATACTATGCGAGACATAGGAACTCTTGAGAAAAGAATACGCGCATTAGAGTACTACACTGGTCTTACGATGTTGGAAACTTCTATAAAAGACACTACCATACCGAGCTCTATTTCTCCAAGTATCAATAGATTTAAGTTTGGGTTCTTTACAGATACATTCTCAAACTACTCATTTACCGATATTAATAATGTCGAGTATAATGCCAGAGTATCAAATGGTATGATCACGCCGGCAGATCTTCCTGTGCTCATAAATCACACCGGAAATAATAAAATTACGTATATCCAAGAGTACAGCGTTGTATCTCAGAATATAGCAACTGGGGCTACAAAGGGCGGTATTGATGCTACTATCTATAATGGCGTTGCTGTAAGTGTAGATCCTGATACTTTAGTGATACCAAGATATGACAATAAGAATGCTCTAATCTGGTACGGACAAAAAGTAAGTATAAAGATGAAGAGTCTCAAGCCTCTTACAAAGCACAGCATATACCTAGATGATAAGCTACTGTCAAACTCAGCTATACTTCTATCGAGCGATAGTCTACCAGCAAGCACATCGGTAAGTCAAGTTACAGATCAAGTGCAGACTGATGCCAGCGGCAGTGCAAATTTCTTTATCATGATTAATATAGATGAGTACGCATATAATAATCTGTATAAGAATACAAATGTCAATCCTACAAAAAAGGTAGTTCTAGTTAAGAGCAGCGATAATTCTTCTGTAGGTGCATTTAGTCTTCCCGCGACTAGACTCGCTCCTCTACCGCCACCTCCTGAAGAAACTTCTAATGGTCTTGGTGACAATGGCCGAGCATGGGATAATCGCGGACCTGAGAATAATAGTCAAGATAATAAAACTGATTATGGATTTGCAAACCAAGAAAATGGACTTGGAACTGCTGTAGGTGAAGGCGATGACACTTGATAGCGTCTACTTTTGAATAATCATCTGAACGCGCAATAAATACAAATAGTTCTAATTAAGAGGAAATTATTGATGACGGTACCAGCGCCTACACTATTTAATCTGGCACAGACTTTCTATATTGATAGCTCTGTGGTACAGAATGCAGAGCAAGTGATTGTTACTAGCGTAGATCTGTATTTTGAGGCAAAACCAACTGCCACCAATAATAAATCTGGTATTACAAATCCCGGTGTTACTGTCTATTTTGTTCCTACCAAGGGCAACAGCGTACCAGATCTTGATAACATAGACAGATACGGTGTGGCTCGAGTTGAGTATGCTGGAATTAATATTAACGCGCCAACGACACCTCAGGCAAACTGGGTAAAGACAAACTTTAAGTTCAACAATCCAGTTGTAGCTACAACAGGCGCCATGTATGCATTTGTCATAGCCTACGATGGAAATGAAGACTTCTTTCTCTGGACATGCAGACAGAATGACGTTATAGTTGGAACGAGCACCAAGTCGCCTGGATCTTTTGCAAGAAACATCGGCGCCTACTACGAGTACAAGAAGGGATCTGGCGGCGTTGGAATAGACTGGATTCCAGTAACTAACGAAGATCTTATGTTCACGGCGTATGTTGGAAGATATAATATATCTACATCAGGCGCAAACGCCGCTGTTAATCCATACACTGTGTCTTTCATAAAAAATAAGAATCCACAAGAATTCGTAGTATATGACAGATATAACTCCTATGAAACTGCAGGTGGAAGATACTCAAAGAACGGTGGAAACTCACAGATAACTACCGTTGGATATAAGGATGGAGACATAGCATCAGGCGATCTTATCTATCAGGTTACTCCTATCGTACCGGGTAATCTCATAGTAAATTCCAGCTCGCGTATCATCAAGAGTGACGGCAGTATAAACTTCAACAGCCTGTATAAGGCTAATCCAAACAACGACATGTACATCGTCCTCGTTCAAAATAACTATATGGGGACTGACACCAGATCTTTCAATAACAGGCCTAAGTTCAAGTATCCAACCGGCTCTTGGCAGTATGACCCGTATAGAAGCGATACAGACGTAAGAAAGATTGTCAGCATCGACTCGAACACACAGATTACCGTAGATACTAACCCTACATTCTCAGATAACACCGCTAAGATGTGTATATCTCCAGTTGGTCAGTTCTACTTTGCTGATAATCGCTTCCATCATCCGCCTGACTGGGACTATGATCAGCTGGATTCTCCGCCTCTCGATGGCGTGAAGAAGCTGTACGACGCATTCTATATGACAAACTCCAATGCAAACTCGACAGTTAGATTTGTCAACAATACAATCGAGTACATCTCACTCAATCTTCCTATAGTCTCTTACCAGAATATATTTGCTGTGTCTAACGGCGCGGTCTCTACACCGATGTACGACGTGCAATACGGCAACGGCGCGTTTGTCGCAGTCGGTGAGAACCTAACAATTCAGTCTTCTAATAATGCAGCTACTTGGACATCGAGATATCAGAATACTTCTTCTAATACATCTTTCTATGCGGTTTCATATGGTAATGGAATTTTCTTTGCTGTCGGCGGAAGCAGCAATATCTGGACCTCTACAAACAACGCAGTTACATGGACTCAAGCCACAACTCCTAATCAAGATGGTCTCTATACTCTTAGAGGAGCTGCTTATGGAAACGGTGTGTACATTGCAGTTGGACGGTTTGGATACGATAGAATAAGATCTTATGTCTTATCTTCTACAGATACTATAACTTGGACTCAGCGCTCTTGGGCAACTTCAAATACAGATGGAGCACTCAGGGGTGCAGCCTATGGAAATGGAGTATACGTTGCAGTAGGCGATAATAATTTCGTTAAGTCTACAAATGGAACTACATGGACAGTTGCTACTAGAGATACCGCAGGACCTATCGGTCAGTTCTTTGACGTAGCTTATGGAAATGGTCTATTCGTGGCTGTAGGAACAGCCGGAATACAGACGTCTTCGGACGGATCTACCTGGACATTCAGGGCCGTTACACCTGAGAAAAGCGTTTCATATCTATTCGGAGTTACATACGGCGACGGCGTGTTCATGGCTTCCGGCGGAATGGGTACAAAGCACGCTTCTTACACCATGGTATCAACAGATGGTATAAACTGGTCTCTGAGAGATATGCCTGCGAATCTCACAAAGAAGAACGGAAGACAAGCAGTTCTGAGGGGCATGGGATTTGGTTCTAATACGTTCGTCGGAACTGCTCTCACTCAGTTTGTAGACATAGGCGATATCATAACTTCATCTGCCGGTCAGTTCGTGTATGCAAACAGCGCGTCAGTTCTCACTCTCACGCCAGGAGCAAACACAGAGAGCGCTACTGGATCCGGATACTCAAACACAGACTTCATCGAGATATACGCGGGTAATGGATATTCTAAATCAGTCAACGCCTACGCAAACGTAATAACAAATAACACAGGTGCTATTGTTAACACCTCGATAACTAATCCTGGATATGGATTCTACAGCTACGACACAGTCACAAATGTGAAGTACAACATAAAGAATTCATCTAATGCTGCATCAAGCGGTACGGGTGCTAATCTCTTCTTCAGTGTTGGTTCTACCCTGCGTTCTGAGCACAGCGGTATAGTATTCAGTAATACCGTTATGGTAGATCAAGAACTAAGCAAGTTAGTGCCTTCGGTTAGTACTAATAAATCCAAGAGTATTTTATCTATAGATATAAAGTATTCTACCCCTTGGTTTAGAGCTTCAAATGGTACGGTAACCTATGGTGGCTATAATGGTATAGACCATCCGACTCCAGTCGGTTTGACTATTAACCCAAGTGCCAATACTCTTACTAACTTTGGCAACACGCTCATGGTTATGTCGAGATCAAATGAGGTATATCAAGAGGGTGTCGTTATAGCTAACAACGGATCTCTGACTGCAAACAACAAGACTGTTCTTACGATTACTGCCACCTCAAATAACGACTTCGAGGTGCCCGTTACTTCTTATGCGGACGTGTATGCCGCTTCGTACTACATCAACAATGACGCGACACTTGAGAATACTAGACACGGTAACGCAGTAGCCAAGCACATAACTACAAAGATAAATTTTGCTAATAATCAGTCGGCAGAAGACGTCGTAGCATATGTAAATGCGTATCGCCCTATAGATACAGACGTGTATGTATACGTAAAGATTCACAATAAAGACGATCCAGAACCATTCGATGATAAAGACTGGACGCTTCTAGAGTACAAGACCAACCAGAGTAGATACTCGAGCTCGACAGACCTATCAAATATAGTAGAGTACCAGCTTGGCTTTCCTGCATCTCCGCCAGTAGTATTTACTTCTCAGGGAGTAGTTACAGCCGCAAACGGCAGCACGAATATAGTTGGAATTGGAACTACGTTTGGTCTGGACTACAGGGTAGGCGATATCGTTAAGATCTCATCACCTCTATTTCCTACTAACTATCAGATAGCGGTGGTCAATACTATAGACAGCGATACCTCTATTAACATCAACGATTCAGTACTAACTCAGTACGGCGTAGTTGGCTCGGGACTGAATATATCGCTGGTAGGCAGAGCAGAGGCGCTGTCGTCAACTGGATATGTCACGGCGCGTGGTACTCCGTATCAAGCTTTCACAAATAAGAACAACAACAATGTCGTGAGATACTACAACGGCAATAACGTTACGTTTGATACTTATGATACAATGCAGTTTAAGATTGTATTGCTCGCTAAATACCCATCTGTCGTGCCGATGGTGGCGAGTATAAGAGCTATAGGTGTCTCTGCATAATGAAATACGCTAAGACTAACGTTCCAGGTTTGATGCGAGATATGAGCACAAACGCCGTTATAAATATGAATATGGATGAGCTCAAATTGTATAGAGAACAGATAAACAGGGCAGTTGAGCTTAATAATCTAAGATCAGAGATGAATACTCTAAAGGGTGATGTCTCTGAGATAAAAGACATGTTAAGAATAATAGCACAGGCGGTAAATAATGGCAGTTAACACAGCAGTACTCCCATCAGTAAATGTCTCATCTGATACTTTCACGGGATGGATAGCAAAGACAAATAACGCCATTTCAGCACTGACCACAGTGGTCGTTACCGCGGGACTTACTGCAAACGGCGATCTCACCTCGGGCAATGCATTTGTCAGCGGAATCTTTAGCTCAAATACCATCGCCGCAACTAGTATCAGGGGCGGAAATGTACAGACAAACGCCGCGATCAGTGTTCTATCAAACACGAATTTTACAGGTAACACTGTATCTGTAAACGGTAGCCTGACCATAGGTCAAGGCCTAACTTACATGGCGTCTTCTAACGTTGCAACTACAGGAACTTCTACTGTATCTATCGACACTTTCAGCACCAGCACCTATAGATCTGGAAAGTATGTCATAAGCGTGGACGATAACGTAGTCAATAACTACCAGACGACTGAGATACTGGTTCTACAGAGCGGTGGTAATGTCTACTTGACAGAGTACGCGACTCTACTGAGCAACAACACCATTGGAACGTTCTCTGCTAATATAGCTTCAGGAAACGTAAACATACTATTCACTCCAACTTCTACGAACACAAATCTCATTATAAGCAAGACTCTAGTATCGGTGTAAAAATATGGCTACGAAGGCTAACATAGTAATAGACCAAGGTACCACATTCAACACCATTGTCGATCTCAAAGATGAGAATGGTGATCCATTAGATACAGTTGGCTACACAGCCAACTCTCAGATTCGCAAGTGGTACAGCAGCTCGAATGCCACAGTTGTATTCACCGCTAATATCAGCAATGGATCCGTTACTCTAGCTCTAACAGCGAATCAGACTTCTAATCTAGAGTCTGGAAGATACGTCTACGATATCTTCCTCACGGATGCAGCCAACACGATATCGAGAGTAGTAGAGGGTATAGTCACAGTAACTCCCAGGGTAACTAGATAATGACTATATCGGTAACCGTACAGCGTCCGACTATAATAAAGGCAAATACGTACTCGCTGACCTCAACTCAGTCTAATCCAGATCTCGTTCTCAAGTCAGTTCAAATCAGCCAGAACTACGTTCATAATCTTCTAGATGTAGTAGAGAGCAATCCTGACAATGGATCTACTTTAGTATACAATTCAACAACGAACAAGTATGACGTAAAGATATTACCGGTAACGGTCGTGAATATAGATGGTGGTACTTTTTGAGTGGTTTTTTGGAATAAATAGGTCATAATAAGAAGTTCTATAAAAAGGAAACGCCAGGATGGCCAATAATCTTATTCAGATAAAAAGAAGTAGTAGTACTTCTACTCCTACAACTACGCTAAACGCTGGTGAGCTGGCTTACTCTTACGCATCTAACAGCTTCTTCATAGGAGCTCAGACAGGTATAGGCGCAACCGCTTTAAAGATCGGCGGTTCTAAGTACGGCTACCTAGATAACGCAGGAAATCCAGGTGTCCAGACCGCAAACGCGGTGGTCATACTCGATTCAAACTCGTTTAACTCAAGCGTGTACACGCAGGGTCTTGTTATTCAGACAACTTCTTCTGGTACAATAACTGCGCCTCTCATCAACTCCGTATCTAGCTTTGCTAACTCGTCTGTTATAGGAAGTAATACTTCTGGTGGCGGCACAGGCAATGAGATCGTCACTTCTGCTTCTATCGTCACATACGTCGCCGGTAGAACAGGTGCCGCGGTTGGAGCGAACGGCAACTTCTTGTTCAATAACAGCGGTATAAACACCGGTGCCTCTAACTTTAATTACGACTACATAACCGGCGCTATTACGGTTGGTAATTCTTCCGTCAACGTGCAGTTGGGATATGTAACCGGCGGCGGCCAGCAGCTTCAGCACTGGCACGGAAACGCTAACAACTACGCACAGGTGCAGCTCACCAACAGTAACACCGGACCTTCTTCTTCTGCTGATTATATTATAAATGCGGACAACTACACCGACACCACTAACTACGTCGATCTTGGTATCAACGGCTCTGGATGGTCAAATACCACGTGGACGATCAACGGCGCAGACGATGGATATCTTTATGCTGCCAATGGCACCATGGCTATCGGTACGGCCTCAGCCAAGTCAATTCAGTTCTTTGCCAACGGTACCCTCGCTACAAATGAGGTGATGCGCATCGATGCGGGAGCAAACGTCGGTATAGGCAACACAAACCCTAATGCAAAGCTCCAAGTAACTGGCACCGCGAACGTATCCGGAGCGATGTACATTGGTGGTAGTACTACGCTTGCTGCCAACTTAGTTCTTTCCGGTAATACAATACAGACAAACGGAACTATAGGCACTGCAGGTCAGGTACTCGCATCGGGCGGTAGCACGGGAACTGTATACTGGTCTTCGGCAGCCGCAACGGTTGCCGGCAGTACAACTCAGATGCAGTACAACGACGGTGGTACTCTCGCTGGTGCAGCTGGCTTTACATTCGCGAAGGCAACAAACAACGTAACTTTAGCGAATACTCTTTTTCTTGGTACAAACGCCACAGTAAACAACACGTTGTTTCAAGTTACCAACTCTACTTCTACTGCTAATCTCTCTGCGGCAAACCTAGTAATAGGCACCGCATACGTAAATAGCACGGCAGTAGGTCCAAGCAGCAACGTATTCTTGAGCACCACTCAGCTTGTTGTTGGAACTAACACGACCGTTAATACGAATATCTCAGGCACTCAAGTTCAAGTCGCAAACTCGACTACCATCGCAAACCTCACATCAATCGCATTAACTATTGGTGCTACATCAGTAAACACCAGCGGTGTGAACTCAACTAGCTTTAGCGCTAACTCAACTGTCGTAAATGCTGCTTCATTATATGTTCAGACAAACACAGTAACAATCGGCACGGGCTCTTACTTTGTATCTAACGGCAACGTTGGCATAGGTAACAGTGCGCCTACAGATAAACTTCGTGTTGAAGGCGCATTAACAGCTAACTCATTAATTGTTAATAATGCGCTATCAGCTGCAAACTTAACTTCTAGTACGAATACTGTGACTATTGGAACTGCCGCATTCCACGTATCAAATGGTAACTTTGGAATAGGTAACAGCGCTCCCGCAGATAAGCTCTCTGTAAATGGCAGCACTACTCTAGGCGGCAGCGTATCCATCACAGGCGCAAATGTCGACATGACGTCTTCTCTGCTTCGAGTGCGCGATGCTACAATCTCTGGTAACTTGACTGTTCAGGGAACTTTAACTACCATCGACACTACTTCGCTGCAAGTAAAAGATCCTATGATCAAGCTTGCAGACTCGGAAGCTTCTACCACGACGTTCACTGATGTTTACGACATTGGCTTCTACGGCTCGTTTGGTAATACTGGTACTACTCTGTACAGTGGTTTTTACAGAGATCACAGTGGGTCTTCTAATACAAATCCACTGTACAAGATCTTTGCTTCGAATACAGAGCCTACGACAATCGTAGATAATACAGCTACGGCTTATACCATAGGATCTCTCCAAGCTTACCTCCTTCCATACGGGCTTTCAGGCGCATTTGTAGCCAACTCACTGGCGGTTACAATAACAGCAAACAGCACAGTCAACGTCAACTTCACTGCTAACAGCTTGACTCTGACAACAGGTCTCGTTGCTGGATCTGGTGGTACTGGTCAGACGTCGTACACAATAGGTGACGTGCTCTACGCATCAGGAACTACTGCTTTATCTAAGCTTGGTATTGGATCAAATGGTCAGGTACTACAGGTTACCAACAACCTTCCTGCCTACGGCTCACTCGACGGTGGTGCATTCTAAAGATATAAATCTATTATAACAAGCTATTTGTAATTTGTCAACTAAAAAGTGAGGATTAACTATGGACCAAGAATTTATCAATGCTTATATTGAGAAGATGGCTAAGAAGATAGACGAGCATGTAAGGGCTGAGCTTCTGTATCAGACACACATTGAGATCATGCAGAAGAAGATTGCTGACGACATAAAGATAATTGAAGAACTATCTGAGAAGCTATCTAAGTTTGAAACTCTTCATAATAAGAAGATAGTGAAGACCAAAGATAGCGACTTTTAATCCTCGGTATATACCGATAGAAGGAATGCCACATGGCCGTAGGCAGTAACATAATTCAAGTGAAGAGAAGTAGTACCTCTGGTAGGACTCCTAATACTACTAACTCTTCTAATAGTCAGTACATAAACGCGGGTGAGCTCGCGCTGAATATGACCGACAGGATCTTGTACACGTCGGACGGCACTCTTCTCATAGAGATCGGTGCGAACAACACCAACGTCAATGTTAGTAATACCATCACCATAAAGACTTTGTCTGCAAACGGAAGTAATGGTACTTCTGGATACGCTCTTGTATCCAACGGCACGAGTACTTACTGGGGTACTACAACTACTGTAGTGGCGGTGCAGAATACTCTTCCAACTTCACCACAGAACGGTCAGATGTACTGGAATAGCGACATCGGTAAAGCGCTTGTTTACTACACAGACGGCACGTCTAATCAGTGGGTAGAGGCAGCGATTGGTGGCGGTACTTTGGCTGCCAAAGGCGGTAATACGTACATCCAGTTCAGCGATTCTGGCTACTCTAACGGATCGGCTTCTCTCACTTTCAATAAGACGACCGCCGTACTAAACGTCGGCGCGACGACTATTAACACTACGACCGTAAACGTCAGCACCGTGAATGCCACATCTTATACAGTCGGGACTACCATGCTGGCTAACGCCACTACAGTATACGTTGGCAACACAATAGGAAATGCATCGATCAACCCGTTCAGCTTGATACTTGTCGGCAACGGCGCGAGCTACGTCTCAGTTCAGAACTCGGCTGGTAATGCCACCATGAACTCGAGCTCCGTGTATATAGCGAACAGCAGCGCTAACTTGACCATCAACCCATATGGTATAGTCTTGGCTGCGAACGCGGTGGCTGCATCGTTCAACGTCGGTAACTCAACAGTAAACTCTGTAGTAAACTCGACGGCAATTACCACGACGACTGTTACAGCAAACGTAACCGGTATTCTTACCGGCAACGTCGTATCTTCTGTCGTTAATGCTTCTGCTAATATTCAAGTTGGTACATACGCCAACGCTAGCACCGTTGGTGGATCACTTATCAACACCACTGCTATTGCCGTCGGCAACTCTACTGTTTTTAGTAATATAACATACAATGCTATAACTACAACTGGCTCTATCAATGCTGCATCACATACTGTAGGTACCGGTATAGTGGCGAACTCAAGCGGCGTGTTCTCTAATGCAGGCTTCTCTTCTACTCTTAATAATCAGAAATTAACATTCACGCCTGTGGCTGGTGGATCTAACGTATACTTCATACAGCAGAACGACGATAACTTTGTGTTCTACTCAACTAACACGCTGAACCAGCAGAGAGCAATTTGGTCTGTATTCGGTAACAACAACACCAGTAACCTTAACATAGCAGTTCCGCTACAGATATCAACCAACGCGACCGTGCAGACAAACACATTTACCCTTGGTACTTCATCTATCGTAGCTAACAACGGTTACACGCGTCTTCCAAATGGACTGCTGATGCAGTGGGGTAACATACTGGCTAATACTTCTGTGGGCAACATCACGTTCTCCACAGCATTCACCACTATATACAACTGGTCGGTTACTTCTGGACTAACGGGCTTCTATGGATATGCCGCGGGTGCTAACACGACTGTTCTGCAGGTAAGAAGCTCACAGGCTGTTGCCGCGACGAATCTCTGTCAGTGGCAGGCGATAGGAGTATAAGATGGCTTTAGACTTCCCATCATCACCAGCAAATGGTCAAGTATTCAGCGATGCCACGTCCGGTCTCACCTACGTCTACATAAACAACTACAGCTACTGGGCGGTTGCAACCGGTCCTTATCAGACTGCTGGTGGCTCTAACACGAGCATACAGTTCAACAGCTCTGGAAATATGAACGGTAATACCAACTTTGTCTGGAATAACGACCAGCAGAACATGACGATAGGTAACTCCACCGTCAACAGCACTATGAACTCCGTATCTACTTTCTCTTCGCTTGGATTTCAGAACCCACAGAACTTGCTCTACAGCTACACCACGCCCGCAAACGTCAACACTATAATAGCGGGTCCCTATACGGTAAATACCGGCTTTACTCTCACAGTAACAAGCGGTACGAGGATAGTCATCGTATAAATAATTAAAATAATCCTGGGGAAAGGGAACCAGTATGTCTGATAAAGACTTTGTCGTTAAGAACGGCATCATAGTAAACACCAGTCTAATTGTAGCTACAGCCGGCAAAGTTGGTGTCAATACGGCTTCCCCAGACGCAACTTTCTCAGTAGTTGGAACAGCGAACGTATCTGGCAATGTCGCTCTTGCCTCGAACCTCACGGTCACCGCTACTACTAACACCGGCAACCTCAACGTTACACAGCTGGCTGCCGTATCGGCGCTTAACATCACAAACCAGACCAACACTGGTACCATATACGCTAGTACATCTGCAAATGTCGGCGCGAACGTTCAGATCACCACTTTTGGAGCTACGATAGGCAACAGCATCGCCAACGTGACGATGAACTCAACGAGCATCTCTGTTTACTCGGCGAACTCCACCGTTAATGGCCAAGTTATCATAACTAACGACTCGAACAATCAAGGTAGAATTGAGATCGGCGGATCGAACGGCGGATACATCGACTTTAAGACCCCTCTAGCTGATGACTATGATACTCGTTTATTAAGCAACTCTTCTGGATTCTACATCATCGGTGGATCTTCCACATCCACAAACACAATCAACATCACGAGTGCCAACTTAAACGTAGCTGGTAATACTCTCTTTGTCGACTCAGTAAACAGCAGAGTTGGTATAGGTAATAGTGCTCCTGCTGACAAGCTTCGCGTTGAGGGTAATATCTCTGCTTCTGGAAATGGAGCATTCGGTAATATCAACGCCACCGCAAACCTCAATGCCACAGCTGTAAACGTAAATACCGTCATAGCTACCAACGTAAATGCAACTAACATCTCCGGTAATCTTGTAGGTAACGTTACTGCCAGTACTATAACAGGCAACTTAACAGGTATCTTGATTGGCAATGTCTCTGCAACCGTGGTAAACGCTTCGGCTAATGTGTATACAAATACCGTCATAGCTACCAACGTAAATGCAACTAACATCTCCGGTAATCTTGTAGGTAACGTTACTGCCACTACTATAACAGGCAACTTAACTGGCAACGTCGCTGCTACTACTATAACAGGCAACTTAACAGGTAACGTAACTTCTCTAACAATATCCACAAATAATATCACGACCAATAGCTTTAACGCGACTGGAGCTTCTGCTAATATTACTGGTACTCTTAGAGTAGGCGGCGATCTTATAGTAACAGGCGCCATTACGTACACGGGCACTGGTACTGGCGATATTATTCCTTCTACAAATGCGTACGCTCTCGGTAATAGTACAAGCAGGTGGACCGTATTTGGATCATCTGGCAACTTCTCAAACGGCATCACAGTAGCAGGACCAAACTCGAGCTTCAATACGAGCCTGTTATTTGTTGACACCACCAACAGCAGAGTTGGCGTCAGTAATACAACCCCTGGTTCTAAGCTGACTGTAGCTGGTATTATCGAGTCTACAACAGGCGGTGTTAAGTTCCCAGATGGGACCACCATGACGAGCACGACACTGTTCAGTGCCGGTGGATCTAACACGCAGGTGCAGTACAACAGCTCGGGATCATTCGGTGGAGACGCTGCGTTCACATTCAACAGCGCAAATAAAAACTTAACTCTCAGTAATAACATAAGCGCTAATACTGTTCTAGCTAATCCTGGAACTGCTGGATCACCATCTTACTCATTTGCTGCAAACTCAGATACGGGTATGTATAATCCAGCTAACGGCCAGCTGTCACTGGTCAGCGGCGGTATTATACGTCAGACAATGAGCAGCACGGGCACAGTATTTGCGGGAAATATCACTGCAGCGAATGCCTACGTGAATAATATAACGTCTAATTCCCTGAGTGTAACAGGTGACGCTACTATATCTGGAAATCTAACAATTCTCGGTACAACACTCACTGTTAACACACAGAACCTCATAGTAAATGATAATATCATTGAGCTTGGCCTTAATAATACTAATACTGATGTAGTAGACACCGGCTTCTTCTCTCCTGCTGGCAACTCAACTGTAACTTGGTACTCTGGCGTGGCTAGGATAGCGGCTTCATCTTCAAACAGCAATCCAGTATATAGAATATTTGGAACAAAGAATAATCCAAATACGTCTTCTACTATCGACACTACATCCGCTAATACTACCACAGGCAGCCTACAGGCATTTCTTCAGCCATATGGCTCGTTAGGCGCGTTTGTTGTAAATTCAACTTCTATTAGTATATCAGCTAATAGTACAGTACCTGGATCTATTGCGGCTAACTCTATAACAATAAGTAACTCTACAGTTACCATACTCAACTCTACATCTTATTCTGGAACTTCAAATAACACAACATATCTAAATGGCCAGCTTGCTTCTTACTACTCAAATGCTACAAATATAACAACCGGTACATTACCAAATGGACAGCTAACAGGTTCATATACCGGTATAACTGGTACCGGTGCTCTTGCTTCTGGCTCATTGGCCACGGGTTTCACGGCTGTTGGTTTTGCACAAGGTGGTACTAGTGCAACCACAAGACAGGCTGCGCTCAATGCTCTCGCAGGTGGCGCAACCGCAGCTTACTATCTTCGCGGCGATGGTACAAATATCGCATTAACATCACTTCAGGCAGCTGATGTTAATACTGCGATAAATTCTTCTAATATATCTGTTGCTGGTGTTAACTCTGCATCTTATACTGTCGGCACAGTCTTAACTATATCAAATACTTCTATCTCATACGCCGGTAACACAACGACACTACCGACTGTAACTATATCAAATACCGGCTCTTTATCGATTGGTAACAGCACCACCACTCAGACTACATCGATCATAAATATAGCTAACTCTGCAGGTAATGTACAGATAACACCTGGTGGTAACTCTACAGTAGCTAGCATTCTTGCTACCGGTTCGGTGAATGCTTATTCTTATACGGTAGGTACATCTACAGTTGCTAACTCCACTGGTGTTTATACCGGTGTTGTTAATGCCACAACGATTAACTCTGCGTCTTATACGGTAGGTACATCTACAGTTGTTAACTCTGCCGGTGTTTATACCGGTGTTGTTAATGCCACTTCAGTTAATTCTGCTACAATTACTGCCGGCTCAACGACAGCTGCAGTAATTGCTATTAGTGGTCTATCAAACTCCAGCGTTGGCGTGTATGGTCAATCAAATTCTTCTTATGGCGTACAGGGCATTGGCGGTGTAAATGGAGGCGGCGGTGGTGGCATCTATGGTATATCAAATACTGGATATGGTCTTTATGCACAGTCAAACACAGGTATAGTAGCACTATTTGCTAATGCTACTGCTACTTTTGCTGGTATCTATGCCAACGGTAATATAGGCATAGGCAACAGCGCGCCGGCATCTAAGCTTACTGTAGCTGGTCAACTCGAGTTCACAGCGAGCGGTATTAAGTTCTCAGACGGATCGACAATGACGACCAATCCTGGAATTGGTACTGGTACTGGAGCTGGTTCAGACACCAATTTCTTCATCAGCGGTAAGACAGTCAATACTAACTACACGGCGCAGACCGCCTATAACTATATGTCCGCCGGACCTATAACTCTGAATGCGGACGTTACTATACAAACTGGATCAAGATGGGTCATAGTCTAAGGAAAATGAGATGAGCACTCTAAGCACGACAAATATAAGAACAGCAAACGGCACCACCGACTTGTCGATATCTACTGGAAACACCGGCAATCCAGGTATTTCCCTGTGGTCGAACACTGGTAGGATGGTAGTAGGCAATAACAGTCAAGCAGATCACGCTGTTGTTGCTTACTCAAGCACTGGCTATGGTTTATATGGTCAGTCTAATACCAGCGTAGGCGGTCAGTTTGTCTCGAATACCGGCACAGGCATATACGTTCAGTCGAACACTGGCACTGTGGCCTCATTTGTCAACGCGACTTCTACGTTCATGAGCGTTTACGGTAATGGTCAGGTGGCAGTAACCGGCAACAGTCTCGCACTCGGTACATCATCGATCACAGCAAACGGCTATACCCGTCTTCCAAACGGACTGCTGCTGCAGTGGGGAACATTAGTGTGTAATACGACAAGTATTACTACATGGCCTACGCCATTTACAACAGCTGTTTATTCAATAACAATGTCTGCTAGAGATAATACTGTATTAGCTGGCGCTAACGTACCATATGTTTCTGCATCTGGTTTAACTTCTGCTAACCTTAGATCGTCTTCAACAACAACAACTGCTAACGTATATTATCTAGCGATCGGCGTATAATTGAATAGAGAGATATCATGAGCACAATAGTAGTAGCCAACGTACACCTAGAGCCGACCGGAAATAATCGAATACACTTCGACGGCGTAAACGTAACAATATTCCAGTCTAATACTGTTCTACTCGGAGTAAACACAACGTCTCTATCTGTCGGAAACAACACCACGAAGCAGATAGTTCCTCTCGTCCCTCCCGGTCAAGCTATTGGAACCTACGTCTTCAGCAGCAATGCGACTACTCTAGCCAACTGCGTGAATGCCAGCGCCATCATAAATAGCGCGTCTTCTCAGTGGGCTACTCTCTATCCCGTACTTCAGAACAACCAGCCTGACTTTGGTGTCATTTGGAATCAAAGAACGCACGCGAACGCGAGTTTAGCAAATAGTATTCAGTCTATCACGTGGGGAAATAACCAATTCGTCATGGTAGGAGGTAATTCTGTTAGTACCGGAAATGCCGGGATGATACAGACTTCTCCAGACGGACTAACGTGGACTAACAGAAGCGTTAGTGGCGCTGGTGCCAACTGCTTGCTACTCGGTGTAGCATATGGAAACGACAAGTACGTGGCCGTCGGCGCGTCTAATAACTCTAACCTCGCGACTTCAAGCGGTGTTATATTGAGTTCTACAGACGCAGTTACGTGGACTTATGTGCAAGCTGTGACAGGTTCGAATTCTTATCCACAGAGCGTGGCATATGGCAACGGTGTGTACGTTGCTACTACTAAACAAGCTAACAGCCTTGGCAATTATGCTGGGAATGGTGTGTGGACTTCTACAGACAGCACCACGTGGACGCGCAGAACTTCCGCTAATAACTATGCTGGTTTTTCTATAGCCTATGGAAACGGCGTATTCGTGTCTGTTGGATCCAATGGAACCATTCAGTCATCTACTAACGGCACGTCATGGACACAGCAAACTTCCCCTATATCTTCAAACTTATATTCTGTGGCGTACGGTAATGGAGTCTTCTTAGCCGTCGGATATACCAATTATAGCGCTAGATCTACAAACGGGACTACATGGACTTCGACGGGTTTCTATAGTTATTTATCAGCAGTTACATATGCCAATGGTTACTTCTACGCGCTAGGTACTTCTGGGGTTGCATATAGAACGACTGATGGTAATACTTGGGATTATATGGGAAGTAATCTTCTGGGTGTATTGTCTAATACTGCATCGTATGCTGTAGCCGGTATTGCCTACTCGCCTACTTTAAATATGCTGGCCTCTGTCGGAACGATTGCTAGCACCCCCTACGTCCTAACTACTCTTGCTAGCACCGAGATATACGTACCGACTCTGCCATACGCGTACGTCACAAATACCGTGTTCTCTAGATTTTATGGAAGAAACAACAAGATAGCGCAGTATACAGGATGGAACACATCTAACGCGATCCCAACAACTGATATAATGACAAATACTTATATATACGTGAGGAGCAGCTGATGACCATAGTAGTATCAAACTTAAGTTTCGACTCTTCTGGTAACAACAGGATATACGCTAATACGTCGAGTCCTACTAACCAGACGCTCAATATAGTTGCGAACACGCAGACATACATCATCAACTCTACTTCTGTATCCTCAGCAAATATGGTTGTCAACTCCACTGCGGCTTACTTCAACGGCTCTGCCGTAAACGAGACCAAGATCAATGAGTATGTAATCTTCCCAAGCGGCGCAACTTTTACTAATGCCAATCTAATTCCCACTGGTATCCTGCAGAATAAGAATGCGAACTCAACTTGGCTGGGTTACTATAATACCTATGCCTACTCATATGCAGATCTACTTTTATATACTCCGGTGGTATTGTTAGCCAACACTACTACCGCGCCACAGTCATGCGCAATATTTGATTATGTTTTTGGAAATAACGTATACGTGGGAATTGGATATGATGGATTATCAGGGGGATTAAATGCTAATGCTGTATACTACAGCGCAGACTCTGTAACGTGGACTTACACCACAAGCTCTCCTAATATGACCTCAGCTAGTAATTATTATAATCCAGGTGCTCTTGCATATGGAAACGGCGTCTTCATTATAGCTCAAGCAGTTTCGAACTCGTTAAATGGATCATCTACACTGCAGACTTCTTCTAATGGGTCTTCTTGGACCCTTAGAACTCTGGCAAATACATCTACAGAGCCTTACTCTGTTGCCTATGGGAATGGTGTCTTCGTGGCTGTAGGTGGTAATACCGGAGCACTTGGTATTAGTGCAGTATACTCATTTCCTCTTACGTCAATAGGAAGTATACAGACATCAACAAACGGAATAACTTGGACAAATAGAACTAATCCATTTACCAGCAATTGCGTGTTTACTAACGTCGGATACGCGAACGGATACTTTGTGGCCGTAGGGTATGGACCTCCTTCTGGTGGAGGGAGCGGCGGATTGAGGATATGCAGGTCCACGAACGGTACTACCTGGACTGTGTCTAATCTAGACGGCACCTCTACCACCAGCAGTACAAATACAATTTTACCTTCTATGGTAAATTTGCAGACTGGAAGTCAGAATTTTCTATATCTCTCCAGTATTAATACAATTCACATAACAGGAAGTACTAACATTACATCGGCTGACAATAGCGCGAATTTTTATTCTAATGGTGTTCTAAGCCCGTCTATAGGCGGTTGTATTGCTTCTGTTAATGGTTCTATAATCTATCAGGGATCTTTAGGATCTTATATAATTCCGACTAATACTTCTACTATTGGGTATCTTTTAGACGGTAATGCCGGTCTGACTTCCGGCCCTTATATCTACAGTACAGCTAATGCTTATCTAAATGGGACATTTAGATCTTTAGGTACTACCTTTGGAAGTAATCTATTCTCATACGACCCGCAGACTTACTTCAAGCTGCGTACTAAAGTTACTGCTGGAGATCAAATATCATACTTGAGGGCAACATAATGTCGATACTTCAGACCAACTCAATCTACTTTGACAGCGGTAGCGTCAACGGCGTGAACTTCTCGAATAATAGTGTGACCATAACTGCAAACGGAATTGCCACGAACACTCAGTCTCTCGTGAGCGCGGCTTCATCTTCTCAGTACAACTCTACGGGTACTTATCTTCTAAGCGCAAACAGTACCGCGCCTGCTGGATATATATCAGTGAGCAACACCCCGTATAATAGTGTCGACTATCCAAATCTCTCCACAATTGTCTCTTCTTCAAACTCATGGGTATCTAATCCATTTTCATCGGGGACAGTCCCCAACCCATCTGTGTATGGGGCGAACTGTATCGTATACGGAAACGGCGTTTTTGTAGCTACAATAATTGGAGGCAATTCATTATACTTAAGATCAACCGATGGTATAACATGGACGCAAAGCGCAGTTTATCCGGTAGGATACAGCGGCACGGCAATAGCGTACGGAAACGGCAAGTTCGTATACTCTGATGTTGGTCTAAACGTATATAATTCTACAGACGCTATTACTTGGTCTAATGCAACTTCATCAGCGTACACCGCAGCAGGAATAACTTTAGGAACTGGAAACACAGGTCAAGTTTATATAGTTAATAATACATTCGTTGTAAGTTCATATCTAAATGGAACGACGTCGGGGTCGTCTGCCAATACCATTAAGTCTACAGACGGAACAACTTGGAGTAGCGCGTATACTATACCTTTCACGATTTCTAATAGCTGGGTCTACGGTGCCTTGATGTATGGAAATGGCGTGTATGTTTGCGCCAGCGCTAATAGCGTTGGAAGACCAAGCATATCAACTAGCACGGATCTTATTACTTGGACTACTAGAACCGGAGCATTTGACGGTGATTATGCTTATATTGCTAATAATAATACACACTACACTGGCGATTATGGAAATGGTACGTTTGTTCTTGACGCAAGTCTTTATTACAGTAGAGGATGGGTACAGACATCAACAGACGGTGTTAACTGGACTGCGCGACAGACGGCAAATAGCTATACAGGCATAAGCACCATAAAGTTCGTGAACGGTAGATTCTTTGCTCTTGGCGCACAGTCCATCGGCGGCTTAGGTCCATCATATGGCGGCGGCGGAATGAGCAGCACACAGACGTCTACAGACGGCATAACGTGGACAAATATCTCGTCTTCTATACTTACTAAAGCGTGCGGAGTTGTTAGCAGCGGTAGTGGTTATGGTGGTTTAGGTTCATGGGGAGCTTTAAATATCTCATATGGTAACAACGTATATGTGGTAGTTGGAGGCTCTTCGCAGGGGTTAGGCAATACTATCTATAGCAAAGTTATACCTTATAACTCCAACACGCAGTTCATCACGCCGCCTTTCTTAGAAGAGTACTACGGCACAGCTAGAGGGATTCCAGTTTATGACACTGCGACTGCTAACTATGGAAACACATACATATACATAAAGACATGATGGAGAACTTATATTATGAAGCTTATGATCGCAACGCCATGCCACCACGGTAAAGTTGACAACGCATATGTTCTATCTCTAACTCGAAGCCTCTATATACTAGACCAAGCAAAAGTAAAGACGGAGCTCCTGCTTCCTACGACCGGCTCTATACTCGCCAGAGAGCGCAACGAGATAGTTCAAGCATTTGTCGAGTCCGACTGCACTCACTTGCTTTGCATCGACAGCGACTTAGCCTGGCATCCAGAGGCGCCTCTCAAGTTTCTGAATTATGATAGGGACATAGTGGCGGGCGTGTATCCGGCTAGAACGAACGCCGACGTGGGAAAGAAGTTCCTGTTCATACCGAAGACGATAGAGAATGGAGCGATAGAGTCCGAGGGCAACCTGCTCAAGATGCTAGGGGTGCCGGCTGGATTTCTCATGATGACGAGATCTGCAGTAGAGAAGATGCAGGAGTTCCACTCCAAGCTCTACTACAGCGTGGTGAACATACTAGGAGAGATAGAAGACGGGTATGCATTCTTCAACACCGAGCTGATAGACGGTGAGTTCTGGGGTGAGGACTACGTGTTCTGCAAGCGAGCTATCGAGTCCGGTCTAGATATCTGGTGCGATCCAGCAGTTCCATTCAACCATGCGGGAACTCAAGGCGCTTTAGTAGAGATCTTAACTGGTATCAAACCTATAAATACTGGTATATTCGAATATAAGACGGGATAAAGAATGTCGACACTTCAGCTATCAACTCTGACTGTAACATATCTAAACGCAAATACTCTGGTGTTAGGGGGTATTTCTAATCTCACAATTAATTCTACTTCGTATATTCCTATATCTAACAATATAACAACGAATACTACTTCGATAGTAGTCGGTAATTCTACTTCCAATGTTATCTTGTCTTCCACTATAGTGACTCCATCTATCTACGTCGGCGGATATACAAACGCTGCTTCTTACTATGCCTCAAACGCATATAATCGCTATAACAGCGGAGGACATCTATTCACCGCGAATGGAATAGGGGCTAATTCTTTATTGACTAATTTCAGCTTTACAACTGAGTTGGTCAACACACAGATATTCACCGCGAATGGACAATGGACGAGGCCGGCTTGGGCTAATACGGGCCACGAGTTGTACTTTGTCTACATGTGGGGCGGAGGGGCTGGTGGTAATACAACTACTGGTTTTGGCGGTGGTGGCGGTGCTATGGTATATGGTATCTATGGCGATCAAGGTCCGGGTCTTGGTGGCGCGGGTGCTGGTTACACTGCTAACGTAGTTGTTGGGGGCGGCGGCACTGCTGGTATCGCTGGTGGTAATAGCTCTATTTCTGACATCATCGGCAATCTACTAACTGCATACGGTGGCGGCGCAGCGAATACTACTGTAGGCGGCGGTGGTGGCGGCTGGAGTAGTGCGGGCACTGCTAATACCGGTGGCGGTCCTCTTGGCGCAGTCGGTGGTTCTGCGGCGTCTAATAATTCAACATTTGGTGGGGGCGGCGGTACAATTTCTGCAACTGCAGCCGGTGGTTCAGTTTATGGCGGTGGAGGTGGATCTGGTACTACTGGCGCCGGCGGCCAATCTATATATGGAGGCGGCGGTGGAGCGGGAACTACTGGTACCGGCGGCCAATCAATCTATGGTGGATCTGGCGCAAATTCTTCGGTGGCTGCTGCAGTTCCTGGGGGTGGAGGTTCGGGATTGACAAACACGACCGGGGCACGCGGTGAAGTTCGTGTCTACACACTAAGGAAGCTCTACTAATGTCACAGGTAAATGCCACGACTGTATATGTCGGTTCTATACAAGCCAATACTCTCGTAATAGGTAATACTACGAGCACTCAGACCATATCTGCAGGCGGCGGAGAGAATAGATTTTTATATAGTAAGACATTCAGCGGCGCAGCATGGAATCAAACTGGTGTTACATTAACAGCCAACGCGACTATCGCTCCCGATGGAACTCTCACCGCCTATAAATTGACAGAAGACACGAGCTACAGCAGGCACAATATATCTTACTATAATAACCCTGTATCTCAATCTTCATTTCCAAGCTGGCCAGGCACAACTCCTATCTGCTTCAGCATGTACTTTAAGGCAGCAGAGAAGCGCTATGCGGAACTTATGTGCGAAGATATATCTTATACTGATGGCCTTGGATATAATTTTGATCTTCTCAATAACGGAGCGTATTATACTACTACTTCATATGGTTCAGCTATCGGCAATTACTTTGGAAATACAACTTATGTTGGAAACGGTTGGTATAGAGTCTATGTTCCGTTTACTGTTAGTAACCAGCAGAATTTAGTATTCTCGTACTACTTAACAGATGTATCTGGAATTTATCAGACATACACCGGCGATGGAACTTCAGGAATGTATATCTGGGGTCCACAGCTAGAAATTGGAACTTCTCCGTCAAGTTATACTCCGACACTTTCTATTACGACGTATCAAAATATATCAGTAGGCAACGTTGTTATTAATAGCACTTCTATAGCAGCTGGCAATTCTGTTATAAATTCCAGCGGACTATCAACAAACAGCATAACTATCAACGGAACGAACTACACGTCTTTCCCCTCTGCACCTCTTGGTAATACATCGAACTACCAGGTGTTCACGGCGAATGGAACTTGGACTAAACCAGCTAATACGACGAGCGGCGACTTGATCACAATAATGATGTGGGGTGGTGGTGGTGGCGGGTCTGCTAATACCATAAACAACGGCGGCGGCGGTGGCGGATGCACTGTGGTTAATCTTCTAGCTAGCCAGTGCAATGCCACTTGTAACGTTGTAGTGGGACTAGGCGGGGCAGCAGGCACTACAGGTGCAAACGGAGGTATTGGCGGTAACTCTATCTTCTATGCAAACACTACTTTCTCTATCACAGCATATGGCGGCGGCGGTGGATTTGCAAATTCTACCACAGGATCTTCGGGTGGATCTGGAGGCGGTACTTTTTCAGCGGGCGCAATAGGTAACAGCACTGTTGTTACTGGAGGAAGTCCCCTAGGAGGTAATAGCACTTCTTCAAATTCTACATTCGGCGGCGGCGCTGGATCTAATAATACGACCGCAGCCGGTTGGTCTGTATACGGAGGAGGCGGAGGCGGCACTGGTGTCAATGCCGGCGGATCTAGTATATACGGTGGAGGCGGTGGTACAGGCGCTCTTGCTGTTACTACTTCGACTTTTGGAGGAAAGGGCGCTAATACGTCTCAACTTGCAGGTATTCCAGGTGGAGGCGGCACTGGTGTCAGCACATATAGCGCAGGTGCGCGCGGCGAGGTCAGAGTATGGATAACACACGTAGGATAATAAGATGCAATTAATAGTAGCCAATGCAAATATATCTAACTCTGTCATAACTTCTTCAAGCTTATCTTTTAATGGCTTGACTATAGCTAATACTAATAATACGTCTATTGGCCCGTCTGTGGTCGCTTCTGGCCCTCTCAGTAATGGTCTTTTATTCACAGAGTACGCACAGCAAGGTATCGGCTGGTATGGGGATGGAAATATAAATCATATCTTCGACAGCAACTACTATGCTAATAACATAGGTTATACCACTTATTTTGACTTCAGAAGCTTGAATAATAGCTCTGATACTCTTGATGGAGTACAGATTTCAACTTCTTATATGTGGACTGGATACTTGCTGCCGAGAACAACAGGTCAGTGGTCTTTTAATCTGTCTACAGACGCAAGTTATGCTTATAACTTAATAGGTATATTTTTAGGAGCAAATGCCGGTCTAGGCATTGCTAACAGCACTAACCAGTATCTTCAAAGTGCCAATGCTTTGTACTCGAACTTAAACATCAACTCAAGTGCTGGACCAAATATAGCTACAGCTAATCTTGTTGCGGGTCAGTACTATGGAATAAGAATTATAATGAATTGTGAGTTTAGCGGAAGTGGGTTTACATTCTCGTACGCGCCTCCTGGGTCTAGTACTTTTACTTCTGATTTTTCTAACTTTGCATTCAGTGATACAACGACCATTAGAGTTGGCACTGGCACATACGGAACAGTCAACGTAAATTCTAACACGTTTAACACCGGTAATACCAGCATCATAACTCCCTATGGCATATCTGTTCCATCTCTCACTCTAAGCGGTGTTACTTGGAATGGAATTGGCTTTCCAGGAGCATCTGTTCCTCTAGGTGCCATAGTCAATACTCAGATCTTTACGGATTCAACCACTACGCAAACTTGGATTAATCCGTTAAATGACACGAATAACTTTATACGGCCGTTTTTATCTGGAAATGAAACAGTGTTTGTAATGATGTGGGGTGGCGGCGGTGGTGGAAATAACTCGACTAATAACTCAGGTGGTGGTGGCGGTGGATATGAACAGGGAATGTTTCTATTGTCTAACAGCTCTATAGCAACTTCTGCTAGTGTGACAGTTGGATCAGGCGGCACGGCTGGAGCAAACGGGAGTAATTCTAGCTTTGGAACTTTATTAGCGTACGGAGGCGGCGGAGCAGGCAGTACTGGACTTGGCGGCGGAGGGGGCGGTACATTTAACAACGGCGGCCGCGGAACAGCTGGAGGACCACTTGGCGGTGCTTCTGGTACTGCTGGAGGTATTAGCACGTTCGGTGGTGGTGGCGGCGGCGGTACCAGCGGAGGTGTTGCCGGCAATGGTGGAACATCTATATTTGGTGGAGCCGGAGGTGCGGCTATGACAGGAGCTGCTGGAAATTCTGTCTTTGGCGGCGGCGGCGGCATGGGCACAACAACCGCAGGCGTTGGTATTTCTATATTTGGCGGATACGGTGCCAATGGCACTACGGGTTCTAGTACTCCAGGCGGCGGCGGCTGCGGCATTACTAATCAACCAGGATCTCGCGGCGAAGTTCGCGTGTATGTTATCAAGTAACTTATAAATACTGATAAACAGGAGTTACTTATGGCTATACCTACCAGTAGAGAATCATTCAAGCAGTACTGCCTGCGCAAGCTGGGTAAGCCCGTCATCGAGATCAACGTCGACGACGATCAGGTAGACGACCGCATCTCTGAGGCACTCCTGTACTTTGCAGACTATCACTTCGACGGTACCGATAAGACTTACTACAAGTGGCCTGTAACTCAGACCGACATAGACAACAAGTACATCACGATGCCGGACAACATCATCGGCGTGATAAACATCTTTGACGTCGGCGCTTCTCTCAACACCAACAACCTGTTCAACATCCGCTATCAGATCGCCCTCAACGACTTGTACACTCTGACATCCGTGTCGATGGTACCGTACGTCATGGCATTGACGCACATTCAGTTTCTAGAGCAGATTCTCGTCGGCAAGCAGCCTATCCGCTATAATCGACACGTCAATAAGCTATACATCGACATGGACTGGGGAAAGCTGAGTGTAGGTAACTACCTCATCGTCGAGGCCTATCAGGTGATCGATCCAGACGTATACACCAAGACCTGGGGCGATCGCTGGCTCGCTAGGTACGCCACGTGCCTGATAAAGCAGCAGTGGGGAGAGAACATCAAGAAGTACCAGGGAATGCAGCTACCGGGTGGCATGACGTTCAACGGCCAGCAGATCTACAACGAGGCGGTTCAAGAGAGAGCCGCGCTTGAGAAAGAGATGATCGAGAGCTACAGCATTCCAGTCAGCGACATGATATATTAACATGGCAGGCATGTCGAGCTTCTTCTTCAATAATTTCCAGAGCTCACAGGAGCAGCGTCTGCTCGAGGACCTCGTAGTGGAGGCCATCTCGATCTATGGGCAGGACATGTACTACATTCCTCGCGTGATCGCTAATAAAGACGATCTATATACGGAAGACGACTCATCGCGATATGAGAAAGCCATACTCGTCTGCATGTATATAAAGTCCATCGACGGGTTCTCAGGCGACGGCAACTTCATGAGCAAGTTCGGTCTTGAGATCAGAGATCAGGTGGTGTTCTCGGTCGCGCAGAGGACGTTCAACGAGGAGATCCAGACTATAACAGGTCAGATCAGACCGAACGAGGGCGATCTCATATACTTCCCGCTCAACAGGAAGTGCTTCCAGATCAAGTTCACGAACAAGTTCGAGATGTTCTATCAGCTCGGAGCCCTGCAGACCTACGAGATGACATGCGAGTTATTCGAGTACTCGAGTGAGGTATTCAACACCGGCATCCCTGAGATAGACATCATGCAGACAAAGTTCAGCGAGAATGTTCTCGACTGGACGATACTAGATGAAGACGGAAACTACCTGATGACAGAAGACAGTGACTATCTTGTCGTAGAGACATTTGAGGGAGCATCTAGTCAGGCGAATATAGACGTCATAGGCGATGTTCAGACCGAGTCGAATGGGTTTGTCGACTTCACTGAGAAAGATCCCTTCTCTGAGATGGGAGTATTCTGATGTTCGGCCAGACATTTTATTTCGACACAATACGCAAGTACGTCATCTTATTCGGCACCCTGTTCAATGATGTTCACATCATCAGAAAGAGTAAAGCCGGAAGTGTGACCTCCGTGCTTAAGGTACCGCTTGCCTACGGTCCAAAAGACAAGATGCTAGCTCGCGTTATAGCAGACCCTAATATAGACAGGCAGTTCGCAGTACAGCTGCCGATCATGTCATTCGAGATGAAGTCGATATCATACGATGGAAGCAGGAAGCTCCCTACTGTCAATAAGATTGTGACTGCCAACTCTGCCAGTCCAAATGCCATCAGCTATCAGTACAATCCCGTACCATACAATATAGACTTTGAGCTAAATATAATGGTAAAGAACGCCGAGGATGGCACAAAGATCATCGAGCAGATACTGCCGTTCTTTACTCCAGACTGGACGAGCACAGTTAAGCTGATACCAGAGATGAACGTAGTCATGGACATACCGATTATCTTGAATACAGTTCGTCTCAACGACCAGTACGAAGAGAGCTTTAAGACGAGGAGGAGTCTGACTTGGACTCTCACCTTCACTCTCAAGGGATACATCTACGGTCCAGTCAAGTCGAGCAAGATCATAAAGTACGCGAACACGAACTTCTACGTTGCCACTACAGATGAGATCAAGTCAGCCAACACTCAGCTACTCAGTCACTATAACGTGCACATACAGCCGGGTCTCACTGCAAACGGCATGCCTACCGGTAATTCTTCACTTTCTATACCAGTAGACCAGATAACTATAGCCGATGACTTTGGATTTGTAATAAACGTGAACGAGATAGAATGAGTGACCAAGCAAACAATGATCCCATAAGCTCAGCTCTAGGTATGAATCCTCTTGTAAAAGACGGCATAGTTCATGACATGCTGGTGCAAGCGCACGACGACAGCGCGACTAAGGACTTCGACTACGCAAGATCAAACATATATCGGGTGATCGAGACTGGCATGGAGGCAATGCAGAACCTCGGGCAGATAGCGGACCAGTCGCAGCATCCCCGTGCCTACGAGGTTGTGGCCACCGTCATGAAGACGATACTCGATGCCAACAAAGATCTCATGGATATCCAGAAGAGCATACGCCAGCTCAACGATGCCGACAGACCAGTCGGCTCTCAGGCCAAGACCATAAACAACAACATGTTTGTCGGCAGCACCGCTGAACTGCAGAAGATGATAGCGGACATGAAGAATGGTTGACAATATTGCCAACTACAAGGGATACAACGGCAACGCGAACATCAAGAGAACTGGCATCGCGGTCGACTGGACTCCAGATCTAATACAGGAGTACCTAAAGTGCTCTCAGGACGTAGTGTACTTCACCGAGAAGTACATGAAGATCATCAACGTCGACAAGGGTTTGATAAACTTCAACCTGTACGACTACCAGAAGAACATGCTGCAGTCGATGTCTGACAACAGGTATACGATCATAGCGACCGCTCGACAGGCCGGCAAGTCGACGACCACATGCGCGTTCATACTGTGGTACATCATATTCCACTCAGAGAAGACAGTGGCACTTCTCGCCAACAAAGGAGACACCGCTCGAGAGATCCTCGGTCGAGTGCAGCTGGCCTACCAGCATCTCCCCAAGTGGCTGCAGCAGGGTGTCGTCGAGTGGAACAAGGGTTCATTCGAGCTCGAGAATCAGTCTCGAGTTATAGCCGGCGCTACGTCAGCGGACGCCATCCGTGGTTATACCATCAATCTGCTCTTCATCGACGAGGCCGCGCACATCGAGAACTGGGATGAGTTCTTCACGTCGGTCTTTCCTACCATCACTTCAGGTAATACGACCAAGGTGGTGCTCGTGTCTACGCCTCTCGGCTTGAACCACTTCTATAAGACGTGGATAGGTGCCGTCGAGGGTAGAAATAGCTACAATCCTATAAAGGTCATGTGGTACGACATTCCCGGCCGCAATGAGGAGTGGAAGGCGCAAGTTCTATCTGGTATGAACGGCGACACTGAGAAGTTTGCTCAGGAGATGGAAGTCGAGTTCATGGGTTCTTCCGGTACCCTGATAGCAGGCTGGAAGCTCAAGGAGCTCACGTATCAGATGCCTTTGGCTCAGCACGAGGGACTCAGTCAGTACGCAAAGCCAGAGAAGGGACACTACTACGTCTGTGTAGTAGACGTTTCACAGGGTAAGGGACTTGACTACTCGTGCTTCCAGATCATAGACGTGACATCCATGCCTTACAATCAGGTCTGCACCTATAGGAGTAATGTCATCACGACGATGGACTATGCGAGCGTCGTGAACAACATATGCAAGCTCTATAACAACGCAGGTGTTCTAGTCGAGCTCAATGACGTTGGCGATCAAGTCGCGAGAGACCTCCTGTTTGAGTTCGAGTATCCTAACATCCTCTATACCGAACACACTCCTAGGGGCAAGAAGATATCCAGCGGATTCGGTGGTCATGGACAAGAGCGAGGAGTCAGGACTTCCAAGACAGTTAAGGCGGTAGGCTGCTCGATGCTCAAGATGCTTATAGAGCAGAACCAGCTTATAATAAACGACTTCGAGACCATACGAGAGTTATCCACTTTCTCTAAGAAAAGAGAGAGCTACGAGGCTGAGTCAGGTGCACATGATGACTTAGTTATGCCATTGGTATTGTTCGGATGGATGTCAGATCAGAACTACTTTAGAGATCTGACGGACATAAATACACTCATGAGACTCAGAGAAAAGACGGACGAGGAGATGATGGGAGATCTCCTGCCATTTGGATTCATGGACGATGGGTTTGATCCTGATAAAGACATGATTATAGAGGGTGAGCAGGCGAACTGGCTGATGCGTTGAGAACGAGCAAGTTATAAATATCCAAAAGCATATCAGTTATTTCTGCATGAAAGGAGACATCCCATGCCATTCCAAGTAAGTCCTGGCGTCAATATAACGGAAATTGACCTAACGACTATCGTCCCAGCAGTAGCCACAACACAGGGTGTAATCGCAGGGCCTTTTCTATGGGGTCCAATCGACGAGAGAGTGTTCATCGACAACGAGACGACACTCGCAACGAGATTCGGTAAGCCCACGACATTCAACGCAGAGACTTGGTTCACCGCGGCCAGCTTCCTTGGTTACGGCAATCAACTCTATGTGACTCGCTCAGCGAACACGACTACCGGCTCAAATGTCGCCTACACTGCGATGGCGAGCTTTACTGATAACACGGCTCAGACCAATACAAATCTAGCTCTTGGCACCATAAAGAACCACGATGACTACATCGCGAAGGTAGCCAATGCATCCTATACATTCCCATCTGACTTCTACTACGTCGCCAGGTATCCAGGTGCCCTTGGAAATGCCCTCAAGATATCCGTCTGCGAGGGTGCCAATGCATTCCAGAGCAACGTTACTGTGCCGAGCGCCAACGCAGCAGAGACAAATGCCACGTCGAGTGTCTTCTACATGGCTCAGAACTCAAACGTAGCTACAGTGATAGTTGGACCAGGCGCATCAGGCGATATCACAAAGACCTATGCTCAAGCTCAAACGGCAATCAATGCTCTTACTGTAGGGGATAGAATTCTAGTTGGTAACTCGACTATCGGAACTCAGTACCTGCAGATATCTTCTATAACTGCACCCAACGCAATAGCGAACAACATGCAGGCCTCGAACGGCGCGTACTCAAACGGTTCATACAGAACTGGTTATTCAAATACGACAAACTGGACCACGTTCGTGATCAGCTTCTACGATACGTATCGCCTAGCCGCTGACTACTCTACTACTACATTCCAGCGCAACTGGGAGTACTCACCTAACGTAGATAAAGCTCCTGGCAGGTCAAACTACGTGGCGAACTTCGGCAACACGGCTGCTCAGATCGCAAATACAAGTGCTCAGCTCGACGAGATTCACGTTGTAGTAGCAGACCACGACGGTACTATCACCGGTGTTCCAAATACTATCCTAGAGGTGTACCCTCACCTATCGCGTGCTACCGACTCCAAGTCTCCTGACGGCGCGACGATCTATGTTAAGAACGTGATCAATGAGCAGTCTCAGTACGTGTACATGATCAACGACGACAGCAGTGCTCCATCTAATACTGCAGTAAGCGTGGCTACAGCTACTGGAACTTCTCTCACCAAGCCTCAGACGCATGAATTCTGGCAGGGAACAAACGGCGCCGATGAGACAACTATGCCTCTCACTGACATCACGAGGTCTTACGATCTGTATGCATCGGCTGAGAATATAGACATCTCGCTTGTTCTAACCGGTAAGTCAACAAACGTAAATCTCGCCAACTATCTCATCGACAATATCGCTGAGCAGAGAAAAGACTGCATCGTATTCGTATCACCTCGCTACGCCGACGTAGTGAATCAGATTGGATATGAGATGACGAACATCATCGCCTTCAGTCAGGCGATCAGATCAAGCTCATACGCAGTCATGGACTCCGGATACAAGTACATGTACGATCGCTACAACGATATCTATCGCTACGTGCCTCTCAATGGCGATACTGCTGGTCTGTGCGTGCGTACTGACAACCAGAGAGACCCATGGTACTCTCCTGCTGGTTTCAACCGCGGTCAGATCAAGAACCTAATCAAGCTCGCCTACAATCCAAATAAGGCTGCTCGCGATCAGCTCTATCCTCAGGGTGTCAATCCGGTGGTGTCTTTCCCAGGTCAGGGAACTGTCCTGTACGGCGATAAGACCCATCTGGCTAAGCCTTCTGCGTTCGACCGCATCAACGTTCGCCGTCTCTTCATCGTTCTCGAGAAGGCGATCTCGACATCTGCCAAGTTCACGCTGTTCGAGTTCAACGATCAGTTCACTAGGGCTCAGTTTACCAGCCTTGTAAATCCATACCTCAGGGACATCAAGGGCCGTCGCGGCATCACTGACTTCCTCGTGGTCTGCGACGATACGAACAACACACCTGAGAGAATTGATCGCAATGAGTTCTGGGGCGATATCTATATCAAGCCTGCTCGCTCGATCAACTTCATACAGCTCAACTTCGTTGCTGTAAGAACAGGTGTTCAATTCTCCGAAGTCGTTGGCCAGTTCTAATAAATAAAGGAAAGAGGGAGAAAAAAGATGTCCTTTAATATCAATAACTTCAAGGCCAGCGGCGTACAGTACGGGGGAGCTAGATCTTCCCTGTTCGAGATCCAGCTAGCCACACCAGGCGGATTGAATCTAAATCAGAACTCAAGAAGCAAGGTAACTTTCCTCTGCGAGTCTGCAGAACTTCCTGGTTCTTCTATCGGTTCTATCTCAATTCCATACTTCGGAAGATCTATCAAGATGGCAGGCGACCGCACGTTCCAAGACTGGTCGATCACGGTCATCAACGACGAGGACTTTGCAGTTCGCGCTCTACTCGAGACATGGCATAACTCGCTTAATACTCTAGCCGGTAACAGAAGACTCGTTACGAGCCCATCTGCTGCGGTTGGATATAAGTCAGACGGCACTATCGTCACTCAGTTCGGCAAGGGCGGCGACGTGATTCGCCAGTATGAGTTCCACGGTCTATTCCCAACTGATATCTCGGCTATATCACTTGGCTGGGATAATACAAACCAGATCGAGCGCTTTACGTGTAACTTTACCTACGACTACTTCATCCCAACGCAGGCAGGCGAGGCTACACCTTACAGCATCGACCGCTACGCTGGACAAGTAGGCATATAACTATCTGAAGCAAGTATATATATATTATGGCCTCAACTTACAAGACAAAGGGGCTATTCGTAGCCCCTTTTTAATTGAAAGAAGTAATAAATGGCGGAACTCTTTGGATTTGAATTTAAGCGAAAAGTAGAAGGCGAGGTAAGACCCTCGTTTGTGCCCGCCGAGCAAGACGACGGCGCCGCGGTAGTATCTGCCACGGGGTCTTATGGAACTTATCTAGATCTAGACGGTACTATCAGAACAGAAGCAGAGCTCGTCACCAAGTACCGCGAGATGTCACTGCAGCCTGAGGTCGACGCGGCCATCGACGAGATCGTCAACGAGACGATGAATATCGAGGAAGACGATATCGTAAAGATCGTCCTAGACGACATCGAGGTGTCAGACCAGATCAAGAAAGTCATGCTCGACGAGTTCAAGAACTGCCTCAATATCCTCGACTTTGGACGCCATGCCTATGAGATCTATCGCCGCTGGTATATCGACGGCCGACTCTACTATCACGTCATGATCGATGAGAAGAATCCACGCGAGGGAATCAAGGAACTTCGCTATATCGATCCTCGTAAGATCCGTAAGATTCGCGAAGTCAGCAAGCGCAGAGTCAAGGGCGGCGAGCAGGGCGAGGCCGTCATCCAGAAAGTACAGAACGAGTACTACATATTCAACGACCGCGGTTTCAACTACGGCAATAAGTCGGTAGGTCCATCGACCACGGGTCTTAAGATCGCAAAGGACGCGATCGTCTATACTACATCCGGACTCACGGATACTCAGGGAACGATGGTTCTCTCCTACATGCACAAGGGCATCAAGGCCCTCAATCAGCTCCGCACTCTGGAAGACTCGCTGGTCATCTATCGTCTGGCTAGAGCACCTGAGCGTCGTATCTGGTACATCGACATCGGTAACCTCCCTAAGATGAAGGCCGAGCAGTACGTTCGTGAGATCATGGTCAAGCACAAGAACCGCCTGATCTACGACGGCAACACCGGCGAGGTTCGCGACGACCGCAAGTTCATGACGATGCTCGAGGACTACTGGATTCCCCGTCGCGAGGGCGGTCGCGGTACGGAAGTTACCACGCTTCCCGGTGGTCAGAATCTCGGTCAGATGGACGACGTGCTCTACTTCCAGAAGAAGCTCTATCAGACACTGAACGTTCCGATCAACCGACTGAACAGCGACGCTCTGTTCTCGCTCGGTAGGGCAACTGAGATCACACGCGATGAGATCAAGTTCGGCAGGTTCGTAACTCGCCTGAGGGCAAAGTTCGCGCAGATGTTCACCGAGATACTCGGGAAGCAGCTGGTACTCAAGGGCGTGATGACGATTGAAGACTGGAAGAATATATCTGGCGACGTCAAGTATATCTTCTCCGGTGATAACTACTTCACCGAGCTCAAGGACTCTGAGATCCTCACGAACAGGATCAATACGTTCAACGCAGTGACTCCTCTACTAGGAACTTTCTACTCACGTGAGTGGGCGCTAAAGCACATACTCATGCAGACCGACGAGGAAATACAAGAGATCAGACAGCAGATCATGCAGGAGCAGCAGGATCCTATATTCAATCCTCAGCCTCAGCCCGATCCCAATGCGCCTCCTGAAGATGGACAACAGCAGGGCGGCGGATTAGACTCAAATGCAGCTCCTGACGATGAGCATAGCGCTCGACTGAAGAAGATCGCAAATGCAAAGGCTAGATATAATCTTCTCATGAACAAGAAGAATAAATCACTTAGAGACGAGGCCGAGCTGAAGTCGGTCGCACAGATAGTAGCAAAAAATAAGTAATGGAGACTCAGATGTCCGAAGATAATAAATATACAGCAAGCGACTTACTCAACTACAGCGCTGCAGAGAAGCCAATTGAGTTCGGCGACGTGTTCAACTCTCTGATCTTAGATCGGATCACCGCTGCGGTAGACGACAGAAAGCTAGAGTTATCTCAGAGCATGTTTGCCGCAGACTATGATCCAGAAGACACAGATGAGGATGACGACTGGGGCGACGAAGAAGACGAAGATATCGGAGAAGAGGAATAAAAATGGCCAAGAAGCTCAGCGACGTCCTCATGGGCGTGAAGTCATCTAAGGTAGTTCCGGGTTCAACCGGCACGAACCCAGGTGTAGACTACGATCCAAAGATGGGCGATGAGCAGAAGTTCGTGGCCAAGCACAAGACAGAGAAGTGGGCGAGCCGCAAGGGCAACGGGCCTGATCTGTACTCTGCATCTAACATCAAGTACGCACTCGACGACAAGAAGAAAGAACCACGACACGGTCACAAGAGAGGCAAAGATCAAGACGTCTACGAGGCAGCGGACGACTCAGAAGAAGATGATTATGATCCAGAAACTGTCAAGAAGAATACAAAAGATATGATCGCTAGAAGCAACGCTAAGAACGATGCTGTAGTAGATACTCGAAGAAATTTTGATAAAGAATTTCAAAAAAGAGTAGATGCAGCTCAAGATCTTAAAGATATGCAAGACGATTCTATGGATAGAGCTGCTAAAGAGATCAAGCGCCGCTATGATCCTGCAGGATATCAGCGCGACAAAGAGAACGACGAGTGGCATAAGAGCGATGCATATAAGGCAGCCAAAGCAGCTCGCGATGCAAAGCTAGTTAGAGATGCAGGTAATATGAGTGAGGCAACTCAAAATCAGAAAGACGCCGTGTCTGCTCAGATCGGCTCGATGATTCCTGGCAAGACTTCTACTAGAGTTGTTCTAAACCGCGGTACCCTGCGCGCCGATCCAACCCGCAGGATCGTCAAAGAAGTAGACGTCAGTAAGCGCATTCAGCCTACCATCAGTGGTCCAGTAGCTCTACCAACTCCTGGAGATATAAGCTCGCTCGGTGGCATGAATCCAAATGATAAGATCGGTGGACCTCCTGGCTCTTCGTCCGACAATCAAGCTGCCATACGAAAGAAGCTCGGCATAAGAGAAGAGCAGCAGGCTAATGAACCTGATTATAGAAAAGCTGTATACGCTGCATTTGGAGGAAATGAATATAAATTTCATACTCATATGGGTATTCCTGATAATATGAAAAGAAATCATCCGGATTTTATAAAATCTAAAGAAAAATACAAACAAATTATATCAATGCCAGATTCATCAACTATCGGTGATGCTATAGCAAAACTTAAAGAAGAAGTTGATCAGATCGACGAGATGACTAAGGCTGAAATGGCAGCATTGGCAGCTCAGGCGGTAGCTAGTGCTAAAGACAAGATCCATAAGATCGAGACCGGTACAGTATCTAACATTCCTCGCGGCGCTATCAAGAAAGCCATGCGGGGTGGCGAAAAGGCTAGAGGCACGACGGCGGTAGTCGATCCAAGGTTTACGCAGGGAGTTTCTGCTACATTTGCCGGAACTCGAGCGGGTCTTCGCAAGAGAGTTGCCAAGGAAGAGATCGAGCAGATCGATGAGGTCCTCACCAAGAAGACACCTATCGGGTCTTGGATTCACGACTTTGTTCACTCAGATAACCCTAAGTTTGCAGGCAAGTCGAGAAAAGAGCGCATGAAGCAGGCTGTCGCAGCTTACTACGCCAAGCAGCGCAATGAAGAAGCTGAATTTAATGAAGCGCTGGGTTCTATTAAGAATCAAAGAGCCGGTGCAAAAGATCGCTATAATAAGTCCAGACAGCTGCGACTCGATCCGGTTGGCAGAGAAGACGATGACATCAACAACGACGGCAAGGTAGATTCAACCGACAGCTATCTAAAGAATCGTCGCAAGGTAGTCAGTGCTGCTGTTAGAGAAGAAAAGTCAGACATAGATAATGCACCATTTGACGCAGACAAGAAGCCGGTAAGACACACGCGCGAGGGTGGACACTCTGAGGCTAAGCACCTTGCCAAGGCCGCCTTGATGAAGCAGAAGCAGAAGAAAGGCGTTAAAGAAGAAGTAATGCCTAGAGGCAAGCATATGATCAAAGAGAAGATGATGTGCGAGGAGTGCGGCAAAGGTCACTATAAGATGACCGAAGGTAGGATGATGTGCACCGAATGCAGCTATACTCCCTCAATGAGAGAGTCCTATGACGTATACGAGGACGAGGCGGTCGATATGGTCAAGACAGAGCTTCGCGCTCTCTCTAACAAGGCGATGCACTTGGTAATGAGCATGCCGGACAAGATGCACATCGAGCCTTGGGTTCAGGCAAAGATCGCTCAGGCAAAAGAGATGGTGTCTTCTGTTCACGACTACATGGTCTATGGCGATCACGATGAAGATGAGTCTGCTCCCGCAGATACACCGATGAACTACACTCGCTCGGGACCAGTAAATACAATTCCAGCTTACAATCTAGACATATCGAGGGTATAAAAATGTCTGCTATCGTAAAGCCATTAGGCACAGAAATAAGTTGCAATACTACTACTTTTAGTTCGTATGGTAATAACACTCTAGTAAGACTTACTCACTCTTCTGCGGTTACTACTAAAGCGCTAATAACCTGCAAAGACACAACAAACACTAATATCAACTGGACTATGTCCATTGTCGGTGGTGATGCTGTAATTGTGCAGAAAGGCGCGACTGATATATTAACTTCAAACAGCACAGATACTTCACTAAGCGCTGTAGCTGTAGCCTATAAGAACTAAGGAAGCTAAGATGAAGCTCATCACAGAACTAGTCGAGAGCGTAGAGTATCTCACCGAGGCCAGAGAGTCCGGCGAGAAAGAGCACTACATCAGGGGTGTGTTTCTCGTCGCCGAGACGAAGAACAAGAACGGCCGCGTGTATCCAATGCACGTCATGGAGCCTGAAGTCGAGCGCTACATGAAAGATACCGTAAAGCAGAATCGCGCATACGGTGAGCTCGGTCATCCACAGGGCCCGCAGATCAATCTCGATCGCGTGTCGCACATGATCATCGATCTAAAGAGAGACGGCAATCACTTCATCGGCAAGGCAAAGCTTACCGACACACCGATGGGTAACATCGCAAAGGGACTGATGAAGTCAGGTGCGAGTCTCGGTGTCTCGTCGCGAGGCCTCGGATCTCTATCACCAGGTAAAGACGGCGCCATGGTAGTCGGCGCTGACTTCCGTCTTGCCACCGCAGCGGACATCGTGGCCGATCCATCGGCTCCTGGAGCTTTCGTTCAGGGTATCATGGAGAACGTGGACTGGCTATATGATCCTGTAAGAGACACGTGGCTTGAGCAGAAGCTAAATAGCATGAAGAAAGTAATTCACAACACAGATCGCAATCAACTTGAACAGATGCAGTTAGATATATTTGAGAACTATCTTTCAGCACTCGCAGTTATCAAAGATTGATCTATTATAAATAATTCAAAGTTCTAATGGAGAAACCATAATGTCAAACTTAGAAGATAACCAAGAAATGCACGAACTGCTACAGGCCGATGAAGCTCAGATTAATGAAGTTTCTTCGAAACTTGCAGCGCGCGCTAGACATAAAGCATTGACACAAGCGTATGATCTCGATAATGGCACCAAATCAGGCACAGCAGCTTCGAAAATCTATAAAAATCAAGCTAAAAAGTTTGATAAGTACGCTCGCAACAAAGAAGAACAAGAACGCGAAGATGAAACTAGAGCATCGCTTCCTATGTCAAAGCAGAGAAAAATCTCCGCTGAAGAAGCTCAGATGTACGAAGGAACCTCGGCTGAGGACTCGCTACACCCAGCAGCTCGCGCAGTCAGCGATCCAAAGGCCCTCTCAGCTTCTAAGATCGGCATGATGAACTCACTCTCCGGTTATATGGCCGGCATGAGTAAAGACGATTGCACGAGATTTTTCGATCAGGCTATGGCTCTCATCGGCAAGGAAGCTTCTTATCTCTCACCTAATTCAAATGAGAAGAGCAACGAGGCGTCAATTCGCATGAAGGGCTCATACGCAGTCGGCAAATCTGGTCCAACAGCTAATATGCCAATGCCTATGATCTCTGTTAGAGAAGACGTCGAAGATATGTTTGAAGGACAGGATCTCACTGAAGAGTTCAAAGAGAAAGTTTCTACTCTATTCGAGGCTGCAGTATCTGCTCGCGTAATCACCGAGCAAGTTCGCCTTGAAGAGGCATATGCCGAGATACTAGAAGAAGAAGTATCAGAGATCGCAGAAGAGCTTACAAATGGTCTTGATACCTATCTCGACTACGTCGTAGAGCAGTTCATGACTGAGAATCAAGTTGCCATCGACTCTACCCTGCGCAATGAGCTCATGGATGAGTTCATCGGCGGACTCAAGAATCTCTTCGCTGAGCACTACTTCGATCTTCCTTCTGATAAGGTAGACGTAGTCGAGTCTCTCGCGACCAAGGTAGAAGAGCTAGAAGACATGCTCAACGGCGTTATCGTTGAGAATGTAGAGCTTAAGAGAGAAATGGTAAACACAGGTATGAGAGAAGTATTTGTGGAAGCTATCTCAGGTTTAGCTCTCACACAACAAGAGAGATTCCGTGCTCTCGCGGAAGGCATTGAGTTCGACGGCGACGTCGAGAAGTATGCCAGAAAGCTTGACATCATCAAGGAGACTTACTTCAAGACTCCAAAACTCGAGTCTAACATAATGACAGAGAGCTTTGAAGAGCCAGAGAAGAATACTATGTCTTCAGATCCGTCTGTGAGCAAGTACGTTCAGGCGATCGCGAGAACTATTAAGAAATAACTTTTAATAAATATAACAGTTCCTAAAGCACAAGGGAGAAACAAATGTATCTAGCTGAGGAAATTCAAAACAAGTGGGCTCCAATTCTGGACCACTCAGATCTTAACCCAATTGCCGATCGTCATCGTCGTTCGGTCACTGCAGTTATGCTCGAGACCACCGAGAAGGCCCTCCGCGAGGCTGGCGCTCACGGTGACTATCAGACACTTACAGAAGCTGGTATCGCTCCATCTGCTGTAAACTTCATGGGTGCATCGAGCTCGACAGCAGGCGCTGGCGGCATCGACACATTCGATCCAGTTCTCATCTCGCTCGTACGTCGTGCAATGCCTAACCTAATGGCATATGACGTCTGCGGCGTTCAGCCGATGACTGGTCCTACCGGCCTTATCTTCGCAATGCGCTCGCGCTATGCCAACCAGACCGGTGGCGAAACCTTCTACAACGAAGTCAACACCGCGTTCTCAACCGTCGTCGCTGGTAACACGACCTTCGGTCAGGGCAACAACATCGGTGCCAACAACTCGATCCCAGGTCAGACCAACACCACTGCCATGGTCAACACCGCATTCTACAATACCTCGTTTGGTATGTCGACTGCAACTGGTGAAGCTCTCGGCTCGAACAACTCGGGTGCAAGCGACTTCGCTCAGATGGCTTTCTCGATCGAGAAGGTAACCGTTACCGCTAAGACTCGCGCCCTCAAGGCTGAGTACACGATGGAACTCGCTCAGGATCTCAAGGCAATTCACGGCCTTGACGCTGAGACCGAGCTCTCGAACATCCTCTCGGCAGAAATTCTCGCGGAAATCAACCGCGAAGTTATCCGCGAGATCAACATCACCGGCGTCCTCGGCGCACAAGACAACACAACGACAGCCGGCGTGTTCGATCTTGATACCGACTCAAACGGTCGTTGGTCAGTTGAGAAGTTCAAGGGTCTTATGTTCCAGCTAGAGCGCGAAGCTAACCAGATTGCCAAGACAACACGTCGTGGTAAGGGTAACATCGTTATCTGCTCGTCAGACGTTGCGTCTGCCCTTCAGATGGCCGGTGTTCTTGACTACGCTCCTGCTCTCAACAGCAACAACCTCCAGGTCGACGATACAGGCAACACCTTCGCTGGTGTTCTCAACGGTCGTCTCCGCGTGTACATCGATCCATATGCAACCGGTGGTAACTACCTCACCGTCGGCTACAAGGGCTCGTCTGCATTCGACGCTGGTCTATTCTACTGCCCATACGTTCCCCTACAGATGGTTCGTGCGGTCGATCAGATGTCCTTCCAGCCAAAGATCGGCTTCAAGACTCGTTACGGTATCGTGGCGAATCCTTTTGCTCAGGGTCTTACAGCTGGTTCGGGCGTTCTCTCGCCAAACAGCAACTTCTACTACCGCAAGGTAATCGTAAACAACTTGATGTGAGATATATACTTTAAGATCAGGAATAACCTGACACTACTATTGGGGAGCTTCGGCTCCCCTTTTTTTATGGGATAAATATATAGAGCAGATGGAGATCACCATGAAAACGTTTAAAGAATTCATTCAAGAAGAAAATACAACTCGTCCAAAACAGATGCATGAAATCTTAAATAAATCTCAAATTCGCGCTCTTCATAGACACCAATCATTTATAAATTATGTAAATTCGTACGATCATCCTGACATCTATGGTAAAGAAGAGAGTGAGTTTGATCAAGGACCTGGAAAAACAAGAAGTGTAATATTAACTAACTCTGGCAATAAGCACAAGATGCATGTTGCTATCACCAACCGCGGTAAGATCCTCGGTCATACAGTATACCGTAAGTCAGATAATCCACATCCAGATGCTAAAGCGCAATGGGATCTAGTTAAATCTGTCGATGGAGCATAATAGATGTCAGCTTTAGATAATACCCCTAGTAACAAGAACTTTCTATCGCCGCTTAACTTTACGTTTAGGCTCAAGAGAGCACCGCACGTTAACTTCTTCATACAGAGAATAAACCTGCCGTCGATATCCGTTCAGTCGATAGACATACCGACTCCATTCGTTAAGATACCATACGCAGGCGACCACCTGAACTACGGCAGTCTCAATATAACCTTCAAGGTAGACGAAGATCTCACGAACTACATGGAGATAAGAGACTGGATAGTCGGGCTCAGCAAGCCAGAGAACTTCCAGCAGTATGCCAATCTGGCTTCTCATCCGTCGTACACGGGCAACGGAATAGTATCAGACATGTATCTCATGATACTAACTTCCGCAAAGAATCCAAACTACAGCGTTACTTTTCACGATGCGTACCCAGTAAGTCTCGGTGATCTTACTTTTAATACTACTTCCAGTGATGTAAACTTCCTAGAGGTATCCTCGGAGTTTAGATATCTTTCGTATAGTATTGATAAAGCAGGTTGACAAATACTGAGATACTTGTTATAATAGCTATATTGACAAAGTAATTATACTATGGAGTATATGATGACACTTGAAGATATCATGGAGATGTGGTCTAAGGACTGCGATATCGATAGAACAGAGCTGGGTGAGGAGAGCTTAAAGATCCCACAGCTCCACAGCAAGTACTACAAGCTGTTCTCTACAGAGAGACTACGACTGAGGAAGATGGAAGCAGACTTCAAGACGCTTAAGTTCGAGAAGTACGAGTTCTACACTCAGGGTCCCAATGAGGACACGCCTAGAGAATGGAAGCTTCCATCCCGCGGTCTCATACTCAAGTCGGATATCCCCATGTACATGGAGTCTGATGGTGATATAATCGACACCAGCCTGAAGATCGGGTATCAGCAGGAGAAAGTTGAGTATCTTGAGGCCGCTATTAAGTCGCTTGTAAATAGAGGGTATTCTATTAAGAATGCAATTGATTGGCATAGATTTACTCATGGGGCCTGATGACTGACACGGTGAAGATAGAGTACCACGACGAGACGCACATGAAGATCCAGTGTGATCCTGGTGTTGCGTTTGAGATAAACGACTACTTCACCTTCGACGTACCCGGCGCTAAGTTCATGCCGGCCTATCGCAATAAGATGTGGGACGGCAAGATACGCCTGTTCAACGTCATGTCGTGCCTGCTCTACGCCGGCCTCATCAACTACGTAGAGAAGTTCTGTAAGGACAGGGGATACGAGTTCGAGACGGTGACTGATCGCTACGACCCAGAGGAGTTCTCACTTCTCGAGGCCAGAGAGTTCATCAAGAAGCTCAATCCCAAGATGGAGCCTAGGGACTATCAGGTCGAGGCATTCACTCACGCCGTCAGAAACAAGAGGGGTGTTCTCCTCTCGCCTACGGCATCCGGAAAATCATTCATCATCTACCTACTGACGAGGTACTATAATGCGCGTACTCTCATCATCGTACCTACTACTTCTCTCGTCTCTCAGCTTGCTACTGACTTTGCTGACTACGGGCTTGATAGTGACAGGTATGTACACCGCGTCTTTGCGGGAGAAGCTAAGACCACGAGTAAACCAATTACAATCTCAACATGGCAGTCGATTTACAAGCTTCCTAAATCGTATTACGAATCGTTTGATGTTGTCATAGGAGACGAGGCCCACCTGTTCAAGGCGAAGTCCCTGCAGTCCATAATGGAGAAGCTCGGCAAGTGCGCTTACAGGTTCGGGTTCACTGGAACGCTCGACGGCACTCAGACACACAAGCTGGTTCTCGAGGGTCTATTCGGGGCGGTGAGAAAAGTAATCACCACTACTGAGCTCATAGAGAAGAAGCACATATCAGACCTGTCGATCAAGTGTATACTTCTTAAGTATCCAGATAACGTAAGACAGCTTATAGCCAAGACCGACTACAAGACCGAGATCGACTATCTAATACAGAGCCAAGCCAGAAACAACTTCATCAAGAACTTGGCTCTATCACTGGAGGGTAATACACTTCTTTTGTTCCAGATGGTTGACAAACACGGAAAAGTATTATATAATCTAATTAAGAATGAGACCGACAAGCCGGTCTATTTTGTTCATGGGGGTATTGATGGTTCAGATCGTGAAGAAATACGCAAGCTCGTGGAGTCTTCTCCATCCTGTGTTATCGTCGCTAGCTACGGGACTTATTCTACCGGAATTAATATTCGTAATCTGCATAACGTTATATTCGCTAGTCCTTCGAAATCTAGGGTGAGAAACCTACAGTCGATTGGTCGCGGATTGAGAAAGTCAGATACAAAGACTACAGCTACTCTGTACGATATAGCAGACGACATGGTGTGGAAGAGCAGAAAGAACTTTACTCTACTCCACTTTGTGGAGAGAATTAAGATATATAACGAAGAGAAATTTGAATATAAGATCTATAATGTGGGATTAAAAAATGACAGCAAGACCTAGAGTTATCAAGCCGCGGTCCAAGAGACACTACGTCAACAACAAGGACTTCTACGAGGCGATGGTCAAGTACAAGGCCGATGTAGACCAGGCAGTTCTAGACGGTAAGCCAAAGCCTAGAGTACCTCGGTACGTCGGCGAGTGCCTCATGATGATCTGCAATAAGCTCTCGACAAAACCTAACTTCATGAGCTACTCGTATAGAGACGAGATGGTGGCCGACGGCATTGAGAACTGCCTTGCTTCTGTGGATAACTTTGATCCCTCGAGAACTCAGAATCCATTTGCCTACTTCACGCAGATCGCTTGGAATGCATTCATCCGTCGAATAACGAAGGAGAAGAAGCAGGCTTATATAAAGCATAAGAACTTTGAGAACTCAGGAATTATGGATGAGCTCTGGGAGGGTGGCGAGGGTAATAGCCCTATGGTCAAGCACAACCCGTACTCGGACGACATCATCAGGAACTTCGAAGAGAAGTTGACAAAAAATACAAAGCGTGTTAAGATGGGTATTGAGAAATTTGCAGAGGTGACTGAAGATGCTGTCCAAGAAGATGCACTTGATTCCACAAGTGATAGTTGATATCGCTGAGAATCTAAAGAACTCAAGAGTAGAGAACATGAGAGATACGTATCGCGGCCGTCTAGAAGCCATCAGGGACTTCTGCGATTATAATCTACAGGTAGAGAAGCCAAAGGCAAGCCGCAAGTGAAGATAGCAATTATAACTGACACGCACTGGGGAGTGCGCAATGACAACGCGTTGTTCTACGACTACACCAAGAAGTTTCTCGACGACGTGTTCTTTCCACTGCTGGACGCCGAGGGTATCACTACCGTGGTTCACCTGGGTGATCTGGTAGATCGCCGCAAGTACATAAACTTCAACACCGCCAAGAGACTTCGCGAGGACTTCATGGAGCCTCTCGCTAAGCGGAACATCGACTACCACCAGATACTCGGTAACCACGACGTGTACTACAAGAACACGAACGACGTGAACGCGATCTCAGAGCTCTACAATGGTATCCAGAGATATGAGACGGCAACCGAGATCACCTTCGATGATACCAAGGTGCTTTTTATCCCCTGGATATGTCAGGATAATCGCGAGCAGACACTAGATCTACTGAGAAAGACAGATGCGCAGATTGCAATGGGACACCTGGAGCTCCAGGGCTTTGAGATGTTTAAGGGAAGCATTAGTACACATGGAGACGATGTTGGTCTCTTTGATAAGTTTGATACAGTACTCAGTGGTCATTATCATCATAAGTCTAGCACTGGGAATATCCACTATCTTGGCAGCCACTCTGAGTTTACTTGGAGCGACTACGACGACGACAGAGGTTTTCACGTCTTTGATACAGAGACTCGAGCGCTAGGTTTTGTTCGCAATCCATATAAGATCTTTAAGAAGATATGGTACAACGACTCGAACGTCGGCATCGACTTTATAGCAGAGTACGACTACGCTCAATACAAGGATAAGATCGTAAAGGTCATCGTGCAGAACAAGACCAACCCGTACTGGTTCGACATGTTCATCGACAACCTTGAGAAGGCAAACCCAAGTCAAGTGCAGATCGTCGAGGATCACCTGAACCTCAACATGGAAGACGACGGCGATATCGTTCAGGAAGCTGAGGATACCATGACCATCTTCAAGAAGTATATCGACCAGATCAACACCAAGCACCTTGATAAAGACAAGCTCGAGAGAGTCATAAGCAATCTATACAACGAGGCACTGAGCGTAGAATGATAGTATTCCACAAGATCCGTTATAAGAACTTTCTATCTACGGGCAATCTATTCACAGAGATACCACTGGACAAGTCCAACAACACTCTCATCATAGGTGAGAATGGTGCAGGCAAGTCTACTATTCTTGATGCCCTATCATACGGCTTATTCAACAAGCCGTTCCGAAAGATAAATAAACCTCAGCTTCTCAACTCAATCACCAAGAAAGATCTGGTGGTCGAGCTCGAGTTCAGCATCGGTCAGAACATGTACAAGATCTCTCGCGGAGTTCGGCCGAACTTCTTCGAGGTTTACATGAACGGAGCTCTCTTGAACCAGTCGTCGGATGTACGCGACTACCAGGAGATCCTAGAGAAGCAGATCTTAAAGATAAACCACAAGTCGTTCTGTCAGGTGGTAGTCTTAGGATCGGCTTCATTCGTGCCGTTCATGCAGCTTCCCGCCGGCCAGCGCAGGGACATCATCGAGGACCTACTCGACCTTCAGATCTTCACTACGATGAACACGCTGCTCAAGCAGAAAGTGTCGGACAACTCAAACAACATATGGAAGGCCGACAAGGATAAAGATCTCGTAGAAGAGAAGATCAAGCTCGTGCGCGAGCATATCGCTGAGAACGACAAGAACAACGCAAAGATCATCGCAGAGAAGAAAGATCGCATCAAGTCTACCACAGATGAGATCAGTAGAAACATAGAGACCAAGTTCTCTCTCGACAGAGACATCTCGGAGTTAAATTCTAAGCTTACCGATGAGGACACTATAACTCGTCGTAAGAACAAGCTGTCTACACTGAAGCACCAGCTCGAGGCAAAGATCGCCACCTATCGCGGTGACATCGAGTTCCTAAACAACCACGAGAACTGCCCGACATGTCAGCAGCAGATTGACGAGGGATTCAGGGCTGAGTCAATTCAGAAGAAGACCGACGATATCACTGCGGTAGACCAAGGACTCGACCAGCTCACCGCCGAGTACGAGGCCGCGAGTCAGAAGCTCGATGAGATCTTAAATATACACAACGACATCAACACCAAGAAGATGGATCGCCACAGGGTCATCACCAAGATCGACTCGCTTCAGTCTTATAAAGACCAGCTCAAAGATGAGATCGACAACATCAAGCAAGACCAAGAGCAGCAGGACACCACCAAGATCGATGATCTTCTTAGAGAGCTAGAAGACACTAAGAACAAGATAGTAGACCTAGGTGAGGAGCAGCTTCTTCTGTCTGCAGCGGGAATGCTCTTGAAAGACGGCGGTATCAAGTCGCGCATGATCAAGCAGTACATCCCAATCATCAACAAGCTCATCAACAAGTACCTCGCGGCCATGGACTTCTTCGTTGAGTTCAACCTCGACGAGAACTTCAATGAGACCATCAAGTCAAGATACCGCGATGAGTTCTCCTACGCTTCTTTCTCGGAGGGTGAGAAGATGAGGATCAACCTTGCAGTTCTCTTCACGTGGAGGGCAGTTGCCAAGCTTCGCAACTCTATCAACACCAACATCCTCATCATGGACGAGGTGTTCGACAGCTCACTTGACGCCAATGGAACTGAGGAGTTCATGAAGATAATTAATCAGTTGACAAATGACTCAAATGTGTATATAATAAGCCATAAGACGGATCAAATCGCGGATAAGTTCGACAACGTTATTCGGTTCGAGAAGCACAAGAACTTTTCAAGGATGGTAGCATAATGGATCTAGTGACTGGAAGTAACCCTATCTTAACACGCGAGTGCATGGAGTTTGACTTTGCAAGTCCTCCGTTTGATCCAATCGAGTTCGCAAAAGATCTCGTTAAGTTCATGCGCGATAATAATGGAATTGGCTTGTCGGCTAATCAGGTTGGAGTTCCATATCGCGTCTTTGCCATGAGAAGCATGCCTGAGAACTTCGTGTGCTTTAATCCAAAGATCGTTATGGCCAGCGACGAGAAAGTACTACTCGACGAGGGATGCATGTCGTATCCGGGTCTCGTGGTAAAGGTAAAGCGGTCTCAGCACGTTCGAGTTCGATTCACCATGCCAAATGGCGACACACGAACTGAGATGTTTACAGGCATGACCGCTCGAGTATTCCAGCATGAGATCGACCATCTCGACGGCATCTTGTTCTATAACCGAGCTAACAAGTACCATCGCGAGCTAGCATTCAAGAAGCGCGATTCACTATTCCAAGGAGTTAAAAATGTTGCTTGAGGACTACACGCGTAAGAATGAGAATGAGACATTCTATACTCGACCTGAAACTCTAGATAAATACGTGGTAGACGAGTGCTACCGTAGTACTTACTTCAATGACGTGATGAGCTATAAGCCAACTGATGTGGTAATGGATGCCGGCTGTAATATCGCTGCCTACTCGACGCGAGTTTCAAAGCTCGTGAGCCGAGTGGTATCATACGAACCCGATGCCGACAACTACGAGATCGCCCGTAAGAACTTAGAACGGAACGGGTGCTCGAATGTTACTCTCCATAATCTGGCTCTTATCGGTTCTGACGATAGCGAGATCAAGTTCTTCATCAACAAGCTCAAGAACAAGGGCATGCACTCGACGGTTACGAGTAGAGGCCGAGATTTTACTACTGCGAAGGCAACTAGATTCTCTAGAGCGCTAGCTGAGTCTGGCGCCAACAAGCTCAAGCTCGACATCGAGGGCGGTGAGTGGGACATCTTCCAAAATGACGTAGTCGACTGGACTCCGATCGAGGCCATGGTAATGGAATGGCACCAGAATGCTCTTCGCGACGGTAAGACAAAAGACAAGTTCAAGTGGACTGTCGACTACCTATCAAAGGAATTTAAGGTGGTCACTGCGCAAGATCCTAAGAATAACTGGGCAAGCATGATATACGCGAGTAAATAATGAATATCTTTTATATTGATGAAGATCCGGTGCAGGCAGCGCGCTGGATGGTGGATAAACACGTGGTAAAGATGATCCTCGAGTCAGCACAACTGCTCTCGACTGCTCATCGCGTACTCGACGGCGAGATGCAAGTCGGCTTGTCTAAGCTAGGCCGCAAGGTAAAGAGGTGGACTCTTCCAGATGCTCGCGACACGATCATGTACGCGGCCACTCACATGAACCATCCCTCTGCAGTTTGGTGTCGTGAGTCCATAGAGAACTACAACTGGCTCGTAGAGCACTTCTTTGCGCTGTGCGAGGAGTATACATATCGCTATGGCAAGAAGCACAAGTGCTATGACATGGGCTACTATCTTCAGTCACCTCCTAAGAACCTACAGTCTTACGACTGGACTCCAATGCCATCGGCTATGGCAGACGAGTACAAGATCAGCAGCGACCCATTGACAAATTACAGAAACTATTATAAGATAGGTAAAGCCAAGATGCATAATTGGAAAAAACGAGAAGCACCGGAGTGGATTAATGTCTAAAGACTGGGTAAAAGATATTTGGAGGATGCATAAGCACTATGGAGTACATCCTGTTATTGATAAGATGGACTCTGAGACTCTTGCAAAGTTTCTCGAGTTTCGCATTAACTTCTTGCAAGAAGAACTCGATGAGCTCAGAAAAGCAAGTGGAGCCGAGGACGTGGTCGACGCTCTGATCGACCTGTGCGTCGTTGCAATTGGAACTCTCGACGGTTTTGGCGTCGACTCTCATAGAGCTTGGGACGAGGTCTTAGAAGCTAACATGAATAAGAAGACGGGTGTTAAGCCAGAGCGGCCTAACCCTCTCGGCCTACCAGATCTAATCAAGCCTGAGGGATGGAAAGCTCCATCACACGAGGGTAATCACGGGTTGTTCACCATGATTACCTATTGACAAATATTGCTGAGCATGTTATAATGAGTTATATTATGAATAAGGTGAAACATGCTCAGCAATTCTATTGTAGAAAAACTTCGTAGTCTATCCACCACCATTAATCTCTTGGATCACAGGGGTGATCTAGATATGATGGTAGAGACAAACTGGAAGACAGAGTGCCGTCGACGCGGCGCACGCTCGAGAGATACAGTGGTTCGAAATACCGCGGTAGGTCTCGGCGCCGAGATTGCAATCCAACAGATTGAGGACTTTCAGCAGGCGCATCCTATAACAGAGGACGCGGCTGGATTGACGTATGCTCAGCGTAAGAAAGATGTTATCTGCGAGGATAAGTCCGGTGAGGTCAAGACCATGAACGGTAAGTATTCGGTGTGGTACATCAGCGACGGTCAGTGCGAGTCTGTTATTCGCTCAACCAAGCTCAATGACTTCTTTCTGGTTATGGCCTATGAAGAACTAAAGCCTCTTACGTATAAGTACAGACCGAAGTTTCTTATTGACAGTAAAAAGCTTTCGCGGTATATTATAAAGAATACAACTGGAATGAGTCCCTACAAGTTTAATCACGCATCAGCAATCAGCTATGGCGATTGCATCGACCTAGGAGTATAATATGGAACAACGTGAGTCAGTAAAAGTTCTTCAAGAGTGCATTGATCTTCAGCTCAAGAAGTCACGTGACTATCAGAATCCCAACTCAAAGATCAAGCAGTCAGACTACTATCCATCCGGCTGTCTGACTATCCACGAGATCATGCACGCCAAGATGCTTCGCATGCGGTCTGTCATGGAAGCCATGCAGAACGATCCTGGCTACACGCAGAACTTTGAGTCGCTAGAAGACTCAGCAAAGGACCTAATCAACTACGCTTCGTTCTTCGTGGCGTATGCTCGTGGTAAGGTCGAAGGCCAAGATGCAGATCGCGACTTTCTTAATCGCAAGATCATGCTTGAAAAAGTACCAAAACTTCGTCCGCAAGATAATGCATTTACTATGTCAGGCGCGCCGGGCTTTGGTATCAATCCAATCGCTAGACCAGGAGATCTCTAATGGACTATATGTTCACAATCAATACTATCCGCGGCGCTTTCAAGAGCATGCTCGAGCGTGAGGACTTTGTTACCGATAAGACCGGCGTTAAGATGCTCGAGATGGTCGGCGCACAGTTTCGAGCTAATGAACCAGCTATCTTTGGCACTCCAAATGATGACTACATCAAGCGCGAGATCGATTGGTATAACTCTAAGTCTCTAAACGTGTATGATATTCCAGGTGGTGCACCAGCGATCTGGCAGCAGGTTGCAGACCATGATGGATTTATCAACTCAAACTACGGCTGGTGTATCTACACTTCTGAGAATGAGAACCAGTATAAGAATTGCTTTGAAGAGCTAATTAGGAACCCACTGTCTCGTCGCGCAATCATGATCTATACTCGGCCCAGCATGTGGTATGACTATGACTACAACGGTCGGTCTGACTTCATGTGCACCAACGCAGTTCAGTACATGATTCGAGATGGTAAGCTCCAGACTGTAGTTCAGATGCGATCCAATGATGTCGTCTATGGATATAAGAACGACTATGCCTGGCAGAAACACGTGCAGCAGAAGCTGGCGGCAGATCTCGGTGTCATCGCAGGTGAGATCACGTGGCAGGTCGGCAGCCTTCACGTATACGAGAGGCATTTTGATCTTGTCGTATAAGTGGACGCAGAACTACCTCAGGTTAGCTCAGCATATATCGTCTTGGTCTAAAGATCCAAGCACGCAAGTTGGAGCTGTGGCCGTAGGCAAACACGGACAGATCCTCTCGCAGGGCTACAACGGCTTCCCGCGTGGGGTAGAAGATAGTCAAGAACGCCTGCATGACAGAGAGACCAAGTACAAGTTCGTAGTGCACGCAGAACAGAACTGCATATATAATGCTACGCTCAATGGTACTAGTCTCAACGGCGCGGACCTGTACGTACATGGTCTTCCTGTTTGCTCTGAGTGCGCCAAGGGAGTCATACAGGTAGGTATCAAGCGTGTGTTTATCTGCCATCCTGCTGATATCGCTCCCATATGGCATGATGCATATAAGTTCACGTCTATGATGTTCAAAGAAGCTGGTGTATTCGCAGCTAGATACGACTATAAAACTGGAGAACTACTAGATGCCGTCAGCGAACCAGAAGCTTGGTAGGGTACTCATCGTTGGTATCAACCCGTCTGCAGCAAAGCTCAAGCAGAATACCACATGGCGGCGTCTGCCTGCTTGGGCTGACTATCTAGAGTTAGACCTGTTCTCATTCACCAACTGCATCAGTGAGCCTGGTTCTTATAAGTTTAAGGACATCGATCTGGATATGCTGAAGTCATGCACAGAGGGACACGCCAAGGTGATTGCACTCGGTAACTTTCCATCTCAAGCACTACGAAAAATTAATGTAGAGCACCACGTGCTTCCCCATCCATCGGGACTAAATAGAAAGCTAAATGATAAGAGCTATGAGCTAGAGCAGCTCGTGAAGTGTAAGGAATATATCCATGGCTAAGAAGATACTCATCACCGGTATGAATCGCGAGCAGTGCGTACGCGACTACTTCCTCAAGAAAGAACTAAAGATCCTCAACTCTCACTACTCGCTCGTGAGATGCCTAGAGGACATGGGTTGGACTGTAGAGCAGCGCGCGGTGACAATCGGCGAGGACATCAGTCACTACGACGAGGTGATCATCTACCTTCACAGCATTCAGTCTTTCTGTCAGAATCTATACGATGGGCTGTATGCAATCAAGGCTAGGCCTGATGCTATCTTTGCTCATGATGACTGGCAGATCGACCAGGTGATGGCGAGCTATCCTCAGTACAAGAGGAACTTACTCGACGAAGAGAAGTACAAGCCTTTTCGCGACTATATGTTCGAGCTGTATTCTGGAAACTCAAGCCAAGAGACCGTAAAGGCACATAAGCAAGACTACATCGATGCCATCGACATCGTCTTGTCTCGCAAGAACCGACTCATGGTATGCGCCTTTGCAGGCGGTGATCTTACAAAACTAAAGAATGGGTTTCCTTCAGATAGATTATTCTCATTCAATCCCAACCCATATAACTTAAATCGCGGGCCGACGAATAACTACGGCGAAGAAGGCCTAGGCTCTTTCTTTGATGACAACGACGTCGGCCCAGATAAAAAGATTCGCGGCTGGGTATTCTCATCGCTGATTCAAAATAAGACAAAGAAGTGGCTCAGCAGCAAGACCGCCAACTGGGAAGTCATGAGCTACGGCGCTCGTCGCGGTGAGCACAAGAGCATGCGCGTGACAGAGCCGGACATGTGCCGAGTTTACAATAATCACTGGGGTTGTCTGATGCCTGCCTACTACCACGCTGGGTCTGGATGGTGGCGCTCTCGCGTCCAGCAGGTCGTAGACGCAGGTTCTATCCTGTACTGTGAGGATACTGAGGGTAAGATCTACGGTGACGCCTTCACCGGTCTGAGCGTAGCTGACATCGAGGGTATGGACCAAAGCCAGCTAGAGAAGCTAGCTAAATACCAGTACGAATGTCTATATGATAACCACCCACTAGATAAAGCGGCCGAGAGAGCAGAGCTTACTCGCGTACTGGAGGCTAATAAGTGACTTTTAAGCATGCGACTATCGTCCCCCTGATCGGCGGCGAGACCATTGGTCAAGAACTAGCGTTTGGTACTCGACCTGAGTACCTCATGTCGTACGAGGCGTTCTGGTCCAACGACCAGCATATCGTCAATCACTATCAAGACGTTCCCTACTACGTACTAGATAAGAACCAGAAGCCTGACGTCAAGGTAGACGTGGTAGGCTCTGTATGCCCATGCGCTGGCCTGTCGATGCTGTCTCAGGGTTATGGCGATCACAATCAGAATAACAAGTGGATGATCGAGACAACAAAGTACGTTCTCGAGGAAGTACAGCCTAAGGTACTCTGGGGTGAGAACGCTCCCGGATTTGCCGGCAAGATCGGTGAGAACGTCCGCAAGCAGCTTCGTAAGATCGGTCAGGACAACGGCTATACCATGACTGTCTATCGCACGAGGACGAAGCTCCACGGTGGTTCTCAAGTTCGCGAGCGCTCATTCTACTTCTTCTGGAAGAGCGATAAGACACCAGTCTTAGGCTACTTCAATCGCCCGTACACAAAGATCGAGGACGTAATCCTCGGCGCGCTCGGTAACAGTCAGCGCGATCCAATCAACAAGAAGACACCTAGTCAAGACCCGTACTACCGTTTTATCCTAGAGAACATCCACGGCGGTATCTCGCACAGAGAGTTCTTTGATATCATGGAGCCATCAAACGCCCGCGGCAATGACGTGTCTGGTTATATCGAGAAGCTCGGGTATAACTACGCGCAAGTCGGTGAGTGGATGGCCGCTCAGGGGCTAGAGCGCGAGGTGGCAAAGTGTCAGTACAAGTACGACAAGCTAAATGCCGGTGGATCTATCATGCGTCGTGGTACCATAGTGCCTAAGGACTACATCGGCGCGTTCGTCGGTCACTACCCAACCTGCCTGACGCATCCCCATGAAGACCGCTATATAAACTACAGGGAGGCGATGACCATCATGGGTCTGCCTGATAACTTCGAGCTTCTCGACGCCCACAAGAACTACAACCACATCTGTCAGAACGTTCCGGTAGTCACCGCGAGAGATATGGCGAGTGAGATCAAGAAGTGGCTTGAGGGTAGCTTAGAAGAGCTAGATACAGACTATGTCTATCAGAGTAATCTATCGCAAGAGTATGAAGTTAAAGCTAAGAGTGGAGGAGACATTACAGCATGGATGTAATAGGCAAATATACAGTTGGGGCGCGTGGTTCTGATAAGAAACCTATGTACTCGACAGGGCCAAAGGATGGATACGTCGAGACAGACATCAACATGAGTTTTAATATAACCAAAGTAGACGTCAAGAAAGAAATTCCATATAAGTACAACGAAGGGGTTTACTTAAATGAGCTTACGGTGTATATTAATAATACATACGGAGAGCACTACTCAAAGAATAAGTTTCAAGCCACTGAGTTTATCATGGACTCAGGACACGGCACAGGTTTCTGCGTAGGGAATGTACTAAAGTACGCCCAGCGATACGGCAGGAAGGGTTCTCCAGAAGACTGGAGAAAAGACATGATGAAGGTCATTCACTACGCAATGATGCAACTATATGTTCATGATCAAGAACACAACAAGGAGTCTAAATAATGGAAATTAACGTACCGATTGAGGAGCTTCGCAAGCACAAGATCATGATCGCCACACCGATGTATGGCGGCATGTGCGCGGGCATGTTTACTCGCTCTATCGCTGACTTGTCAGCACTCTGCACTCACTATGGCATCCCGCTGCAGTTCTACTTCTTGTTTAACGAGTCGCTTATTACTCGCGCACGTAACTACTGCTGTGACGAGTTCATGCGCTCTGACGCAACTCACCTGATGTTTATCGACTCAGATATTGGATTCAACCCACAGGATGTTATCGCCCTCCTCGCCTTGTCTATCAAGGAAGGCAATGAGTACGACGTCATCGGCGGTCCATATCCTAAGAAGTGCATCAGCTGGGAGAAGATCAAACTCGCGGTCGACAAGGGTATCGCCGATAAAGATCCAAACGTTCTTGAGAACTTCGTGGGTGACTACGTGTTCAATCCAAAGGGCGGTGCGGGAAGCATCTCCATCGCGGAGCCAGTCGAGGTACTTGAGATTGGCACGGGCTTCATGATGATTAAGAAAGCTACGATGCAGAAGTTCGCTGACAGCTTCAAGCAGTATCTCTACAAGCCAGATCACGTTCGCACAGAGCACTTCGATGGTACTCGTCAGATCATGCAGTACTTCCAAGCTGAGATCGATCCAGTATCTAATCGCTATCTCTCTGAGGACTACTGGTTCTGTCAGAAGATTCAAGAGCTAAACCTCAAGACTTGGTTCTGCCCTTGGATGAAGATGCAGCACGTAGGTACCTATATCTTTGGCGGCTCACTTGCCGACCTAGCGTCTATCGGTGCTGCTGCTACGGCAGATCCAGGCGCACTCGGCGGTAAGAATAAGAAGTAAATTGAAGGAAGTATATTATGCAGACCATTAAGCTAGAACAAAAGACCATCGCGGTGTTGAAGAACTTCTCTACTATCAACCCGTCTATCTTGGTAAAGCCAGGTAGCGTCTTAACTACAATCTCGCCTAACAAGACGATCATGGCAAAGGCTACAATCGGACAGCAGTTCGAGAGTCAGTTTGCTATCTATGATCTATCGCGATTCTTGAGCACTCTATCCCTGTTCAATGATCCGACTCTTGAGATCAACGAGAAGCACGTCACGATCTTAAGCTCTGGAAAGAAGATGCAGTATCGGTTTGCTGATACCTCTACGGTCATCTCGCCTCCCGATAAAGAGATCAAGCTGCCTACCACCGACGTATCTTTTAAGCTTACTAATGACGCACTCAATGACGTCATGAAGGGCCTTGGAGTTCTACGACTGCCTGAGATCGCAGTCGTGGGCGACGGACAGGACATCAACCTACAGGCGATGGACTCAAAGAACACATCGTCTGATGTCTACTCCATCGCGGTTGGCTCGACAGACAAGACCTTCAAGATGATCTTTAAGTCTGAGAACATCAAGCTAATCGCTGGAGACTACGACGTGGATATCTCTTCTAAGGGTATCTCACACTTCAGAGGTGATGTGGCTGACTACTTCGTGGCGGTTGAAGCATCTTCTAGCTTCTAATTTTGATTGACAATAAGTGCAAGTCGGTATAGTATATAAATACGCAACTGACTTGCACTTTATTATATTATGGGGTTATTATGAATCAAGACTTTTTATGGGTCGAGAAGTATCGTCCAAAGACTATCGCTGATACTATCTTACCTGCTGAGCTAAAGGCTGTCTTTCAGCAGTTTATAGACCAGCAGAATATACCTAACTTGATCCTATCCGGATCCGCCGGTGTGGGTAAGACAACCGTAGCACGTGCCATGCTCGAGGAGTTGGGATGCGACTACATCGTGATCAATGGGTCTATGAATGGAAACATCGATACGCTTAGAAACGATATCCTTAACTTCGCTTCCTCAGTATCTCTGGCTGGAGGACGTAAGTACGTCATCTTGGACGAAGCTGACTACCTCAATGCCAACTCGACGCAGCCGGCTCTACGAAATTTCATCGAGGAGTTTAGTAGGAACTGCGGCTTCATACTTACTTGTAACTACAAGAACAGGATCATCGAGCCGCTCCACTCGAGGTGCTCGGTCATCGACTTCAAAATATCCGGACGAGATACTTCTAAGCTTGCAGCGCAATTCTTCAAGCGAGTCACCAACATACTACATAATGAGGGTGTACCTAACGACCCAGCCGTGGTTGCCGAAGTCATTAAGAAGCACTTCCCAGACTGGCGCCGAGTCCTAAACGAGCTGCAGAGATACTCAGCGACCGGTCAGATTGATACGGGTATACTGACTAACATGGCTGAGATATCCATGAAGTCACTAATTGATATGATGAAGAACAAGCAGTTCACCGACGTAAGAAAGTGGGTCGGCGAGAACTCAGACGCAGACCAGAACTCTATCTTCCGCAAGCTGTATGATACCGCATCCGACTACCTCGGCGCCCAGTCGGTGCCTATGCTCATTCTCATTCTATCGAAGTACCAGTATCAAGCTGCTTTCTCTGCAGACCATGAGATCAACCTAATGGCATGCTTGACTGAGATCATGATGGAGCTTGACTTCTCATGAACCCATTTGACGTAATCAAGGCAATCACTCTCACCAAGGAGAACCTGATCACGGACGATGCAAGTGAGAAGTCATACAACGGCTTCATGGTCAACCGAGGTCTGTCTTATTTTCCAGACACAATTATGTACGCTCAAGAGATGAATCTAAATCATCATCTGGATAATAAACTTCAATTCTCCTATCTAATAAATACCATAAGAAAGGGAAAGCGATTTTCTAAGTGGAATAAACCCATTAAAGACGCCGACTTCTCTGCAGTACAGGAGTACTACGGATATAATCATAAGAAGACAGAGTTGGCAATGACCATACTGTCGGCTGAGCAGATAGATGCTATAAAACAAAAACAAGAAAAAGGTGGCATTAAATGAATGTGGTAGATACACTAGTGGAAGTGAAGATAGGCCAAGAAGAAGACTTTCTCAAGATCAAAGAGACTCTCACCAGGATCGGCGTTGCATCTCGTAAAGAGAAGAAGCTGTATCAGTCTTGTCATATTCTGCACAAGCAGGGCAGGTACTACATCGTTCACTTCAAGGAGCTGTTTGCTCTAGACGGCAAGCCATCAAACTTCTCTGAGGAAGACATGGGCCGCCGCAATGCTATCGTGACTCTTCTGGAAGAGTGGGAGCTCGTTAAGATAGTAGAACCAGAGAACATCAGAGAGCCGAAGGCACCCATGAATCAGATAAAGATCCTTCCTCATAAAGAGAAGGGCGAGTGGGAGCTCGTGGCTAAGTACAACATAGGACGCAAAAAAGTATAGTGATTAGGAATTATATTATGTTTAAGATTATGGCTTTTAAGTCTAAGAAGAATAGATCATCAGAATACCAGAAGTTAGAGTCCGTAAAGAATATACTGTTTCCTCCTCCAACTAAAAAAACAGACGAGGCCGGAAATAAGTATCACATAGACTACTCGCTCGATTGGAATCTAGAGTCGGCTCTGACCGACCTAGAGATGGGACACAACGACAAGGTAGTACAGAATACCATCAAGACTGCCATTACGCAGCTGACCAAGATTCGGGAGATACTAAAGCCCGAAGATAAAGTCGATAGTGATATACAATACTTCATGATCGACAACCTACGCGTCCTCGAGGACGAAGAGCCAATTATAGAAGCGGCCGAAGAGCCTCTATAATATTTCCCATCATCATAAATAGTCATTCGCGCTGTATCCTTTGGCGCGAAGTAAGATATTGAAAGAATCAATATCCCAACCCTAAGGAGTAGAAATGAGAGTAATGGCAATAGCAACCGCTGCATTGCTATCGATGACCATAGCGGTATCGGCACAAGAGTCGGTTCAAGATATGGTCACGAGAAAAGCGGTTAGTCATGGCGTGCCTGAGAAATTCGCGCACGCGGTGATAAAGATCGAGTCCAACTATAATCCAAGAGTTATTGGTAAAAGAGGTGAATACGGACTCGGACAAATCCTATGCACAACGGCAAAGGGTGAGGGCTTTAATGGAAAGTGCAGAGAGCTATCAGATCCTGAGACTAATCTTGAGTACACGATGCTCTACCTCAGTGAGGCTCTAAAGATAGCAGATGGAGACGTCTGCAATGCTTCTACAGTATATAGCGCTGGATCAATTCGCAGTACAAGAAGATCAGCCTACTGTAGACTGGTGCTAAAGAACATGAACAACTAAGAGAATAGAATAGGCCCTTCGGGGCCTATTTTTTTATAAATAATACTAATAGAACCATGGCTCTTGTATGTCTCTCGTGATTTTTGTAATTATTTCATAAAATCTCAGGGGATAAAAATGATAGATCCAAAGTCAGCCGCTAAGATCGGCGGCGCGTATGGTAAGGGAATAACTGACGCGGTGTTTGGTATCGTCGATGTAGTTAGGAATGCACCCGCCCAGAAAGAAGCTAATAATAGAAAAGTATTAGCTCAGAATAGAATCACCGAGATAAATAACCAGATTATTCGCAATAACAATACTCTGCGCGAGCAGGCCATGCGAGAGATCGCGGCCGAGCAAGAGCAGGAGATGATCTCTAGGATGTCTCCAGCTCAGAGACAAGAGTTCTACAGGGCTAGAGCTGAGGCTGCCAAAGAGATCCACAGACTCAAGGTAGAAGCTCAGAGGAGAAAAGAAGAATTCTGGGAGTTGTTCTGGGCTGTGTTCTCTATCTTCGTAGTCCTACCAATACTAATATGGATTGGTCTACTGGTATGGGGGGCAGTAGATTTTATGGCATGTCACGGTATGAGAAGTATCATCCCTCTAATGACAGCATTATGTAGGTAAGGAAACAACATGTCTACAGTATCAGATAAGACAGCTCAGATGAGCGAGACACTGGCAGCCAGTGCCAGTAAGAGTGCGTTGGTAGAGAAGATCGTATTTGCAGCAGTTCCTATTCTCTTCTCGTGCGTGGTATACCTATTCACGGCATTGAGTTCATCTAATCATGCGATAACAGTTCTAGAGAGCAAGATCGCAGTGGTCGTTAACAATGACAACAAGGCAATTCCACCGCAGGGTACTACTATCGATATGGCCCAAATTCGCGAGAATCTTAACTCTAAGATAGATAAGAATGCAAGTGAATTGGGAGAAAAAATTGATAAAGTGGAAAAAGATGCAGCCCTCGCAAGAGCTAATATGACGCTTGAAAGAGAGAAACAGCTTGCAGCTCTAGAAAAGCAGCGAATGGAAATGATGGCTGATGCTGCTCAAGCTCGCTCAGCCATTAGATCTGATGGTGCTGCACTAGCTAATAAGTTAACAAATGATCTTTCCGATCACGTAGATGCCATTGAGAGAAATGCAGCATTGGCCAGAGCAGAACTAGACAAGAGGATTGCTCTCATTGAAAAAGATCTTCAGTGGTTAAAAGCAGGAAAGAAGTAAGATGGTGCTAAAAGACAAGACAGGTAAGGTACTGTCTCGCTCAGAAGGCGAGGCAGTCATGAAGAGCCGAGGTGCGATAACCATATCGATATACGCCGCGCTCCTCGCCATCTGCACTCTCATTGGCGGAAGCATCAGCGGTAAGGTATTGTCAAACAACATACTGGCTTCTGATACGTGGGCGTACTATCAAGCTAAGTCTATCAAGCAGACTATCTTTGAACTTGAGCTAACTACCACGACCGATAAGACACTAAGAGATACATACAGCGGTTATATAAAGAGACTTGAAGAAGGAAGACAAGAGCAATACGATAAGGCAAGAAAACTAGAAGCTGAAAGAGATGAGGCTAAGAAGAAGAGCCCGTACTTCAACTTTGCAGCTGCGTTCTTACAGATCGCGATAGTATTGAGCTCTACTGCTATCCTCGCGGTAAGCATGGAGCTTCTATTCGTGTCTATAATGTTTGGAGTGCTCGGCTCTTTATTTCTTACCAACGGGATATGGTACTTCTTTACCATTCCCTGGCTTTGACTGGATCTTCTCTTTCTTAGCGAGAGTGAAGTAGAGCCTGTTGTCTCTCTCGTCTCTATAGGGCTTGAGATCTAGATCTTTAGGGACTCTCTTGAGCTGCTCGTGTGCATCCAACTTAACGTAAGTATCGATGTGCTTGCTGTAGTCTCTCCAGTTTAATCCGGCTTTCTCTACTGCGTGCATCTCGACGTACGTTGCTATGTGGTGCGCCTGCTGATAGGACAGACCAAATACGTTCATGAGTGACTTCTCTGTTCTCTCGTGTACCAAGAGAAATGGTATGATGCTCTTGCCGTTGAAAATCTCTTTCATGTGGCGATCAAAGTATATTGTCTTTCCATCACTCGAGTATCCACCGACGTATGGTATGTCATAAGTCTTGTCTATCTTAGTTGGTCGATCGTAGGCTTTCTTAAACCTAGGATCATTGAGCATCTGGTGCTCTCTGAACGAATGCATCTTGACGTACTTCATCTATCTTCCTCATTATAGAGTTTATTCAGATCACATAGGTCTGTAACGCTATCGTCTGATCTACACTGCTCGAGGTATTTATCTTTATCAGTCGACCAGTTATCACCAGTCCACCACTCAAATCCTGGAAATCCGGCTTTGTAGGCAGAGTTCTCACCGTACCCCGGACCTATGTAGAGATATTCATGACCAGAGTCCCTAGCGTACTGCACCTCGTAGTCCACTATCTTTTTTCCTAAAGAAAGCTTTGGCTCAGCGTAGTCCCATATAGTAAACTGACTCTCTATTCCATAGTCGTACTCTATGAACTTAGTGGCAGCAACGGGAATATCATTCTTATAGATAACCATGGCAGAAGATCTATCTGCGTCGCTGAGCAGATCATAGACTATAGGGTACTTCTTATGGGATATGAATTTATCATAGACGTCTGTTAGACCATCTATCTTGCGTATGTCGTGCTCGTGGGCTACTCTATGACTCGGAATTAGCTTTGGCGTCTTGTTGTACAGAGCGAGATTAATTCTAACTAGACGTGAGTGGTACCACTTTCCATTGTAGATCGACCATCCACAAGCGAGTGCATCGCTCTCACACGAGTCTTCTAGATCTAGAGCGAGCTTTACGAGCTGCAGATCATACTTATCTTGACTGCCGTAGAAGTTATTGATCTTTATCTTCATCTCTTTTCTGCATATAGAATGCAGATCCCCCGTCCTCGTAAAAGCTTGGAATGGTATCCATTACTTTAAATCCATAAGCTTTGTATAGAGCTATAGCCGCCTCATTATCAGTAGCGACATGCAGGATGTGGGCCGGGCTCTTAATATCTAAGAATGATTCAAATAAGAGCTTAGAGTATCCCTTTCGTCTGTAGTATTTATGTATTGCGATGCTATAGAGATAGGGATGATCGTGGTATTCTACACAGAAGTATCCAACTACTTTATCTAACTCAAGAACGTATATGCTTTCTAGTCTGTCATTAAATTCTTCTTCAGATAAAAGATCAGACCGGAAGCTGTCCCGCTCTATCTCTAAGAGCATTGGAACATCTTCCGGTCTGGCTTGTCGTATCATGGCGGAGCGTATAGGAATCGAACCTATTCTACCAGTTAAGGTAGTACGGTTTAGCAAACCGCTGCATTACCATCCTGCCCACGCTCCAATATAATCAGAAGTTCATATTCATGCCGAGCATGACCTGATCGCCGGTAGCATTGAAGCTCGTCGTCGTATCAAAGTTACGAGCGACGCTGGCGCTCAGCGAGTACTTGGAGTTGATGTTGTAGGTAACGCCAGTTCCAAGCTGATGGCTCTGATAACCATCGCGACCGCTGTTGAATGCAGATGTATATGTATACTGCAGGGCGTTGATGGTGAACTTATCGTTCAGCTTATAGTCTGCATTGCCATAGAGTGCAAAGTATGGAAAGTTAGACGTGCCAAACCGCTCGCCTACGCCAACTTTACCAGACAGTGTAACTTTAGAAAAAGCAGGAAGCGCGTAGCCAGCCTGTGCTTCTAAGTTCTGGTTTAAAGCAGAGCCTGGAACTTGTGTAGTCTGAGCCATGCCGCCTACGGTAAATCCATTGCCTAGACTATGCGCGTACGTGAGCTGATACATTTCATCGGTCTTTGAGCTGAACTTACCTGGAGCAAAATCTTGTCCATAGGCAATCGTCAAGCTGTCTGCGCTCGCTTGAGTGGCGTCTGCAGTTACAGTTTGAACCGGCGGCGTCGGTGCCTTCTTCTTATTAGGAAGATCGGTTGCATAAGCTGAAGTCGCAGCAGCCATAGCTGCTACTGTAATTACGATCTTATTCATATAGTCTTTCTCCGTGTTGTGGTCATCATGACCGAAATTTGGTGCGCATGGAGGGACTTGAACCCCCAACATTTGGTTTCTAAGACCAACGCCTCTACCAATTGGACTACACGCGCACTTTATGGTAGAGTATTAATATACCATATAGATCAATAGCTGTCAACTAGATAATTTATAATAACTGACTTGAGAGCTCTAGTCTACTAGAAACCCCTCTCTATAAAAGTCAGGTAAATCTATATATCTTAATCCTCTTGTATCAATTAAGTTCGGTAGGAACGAGTATGCATCCTCTTTTCAGTGCACGGGTTCCCATGGTTATGAGGCTTATACCTCCCCGACCACGCCAAGTAAGAGAGCCACACACCTATCGGGTGGAGAGCTTACTTGGCCGCGAATCTACACTGCCTACCGAATTCTGGAGCGGGCGAAGGGGATCGAACCCTCGACAATCAGTTTGGAAAACTGAGGCTCTACCACTGAGCTACACCCGCAATTACTTTATTAGACTGATAATATCAGTACCAAGAAGCCACTTGCACAAGAGTACAAACCACAGTATCTTGATGATGAAATCAAAGACTCTATCTAGTCTCTTGAATATCTTGTACATGTATTAACTCGGAACTTCTTTTTTCTTGGGTTCTGATTCTTTAAATCTATTTTGATCTGCGGGAGCAAAAGAACTTCCTGCTGATACACCGCATGAACTTATATTATTTGTAGTTATTACTGTATATGATCCAGTAGTAGGATTAACATACATTATCATCTGACGACCCTGTGAGTCTTTGAACTCTATAAATGGCTTCTCGCCGTACTGCTGAGTAAGAAATTCATGTACTTTCTGAGCGGTATCACACGGGTTCTGGCTCTGCTGTTGTGCTACAGCGGCGGTGGTCATAAGCAGCAGTGGTATTAAGTATCTCATATGCTCCTCCTAAAAAATGGAGCGGACGAAGGGGGTCGAACCCTCGACATCGACCTTGGCAAGGTCGCGCTCTACCACTGAGCTACATCCGCATATCTCTATATATCACGCCGCTAGGATCTCTTTGAGTCTGTCCGCAGCATAGGACGCAGCAAAAGCATTTGGCTTGACCAAAGGAACGATATTGCACATACCACGAATATATCCGGTAGCCTCATTAATAACACAGGAAGAACCATAATGCTCATCTGGGTTAATATCAAGATGCACTTCCACATGTCTGTCCTCCAGTACTTCCGCGAGCTTCATGTAGAGCTCTGCTATCTTATAGACCTCATTCATAAGACGCATCCGAGGCTTGTCTTTCTGCTGGTCGAAGTCACGCTCGCGCTGGACCTCACCGAATATCTTGCAGCCGCGATTACCGCTGTAGTGCACCACTATGGCCAGAGTGTAGTCTGCATACCACAGACCCTTTATATTAAATCTTTCTGAGTCACCACCGATATAGATCTTAGTCTCTGGCGTCTGAGCCGCTATGAACTCTCTTACCTCTTCTATATCGATCTTCTTCATGGTGTATTCCTAGTTTATTAAAGCAGTTTCTCGACGAACTCTCTTAGTAACTTATAGTGAACACCCTCGTGATATGAGTCAGGCATATACGACCAAGTGTCGTACCAGTAGTCTTGTGCCTCGGGATGAGTACCTATCAAGCCGACGTTGCCCTGAATAATAGCCATTGGGTGCTTGTGGACGTCTGCGTATCTGCCTACCACTTCTATACCAGTCATATTACCAGTAAAAGTGCAGCCATCGTAGAAGTACATGACCTCTTCTTCTTTATTCCACTCGCAGTTGACTACAGTACCATAGCTTCTCTTTACTAGAGCATCTGGCTGTCTGATGTACTGCACTGCGTCTATGCCACTGATAATATCAAAATAGTGAGAACCAGCCCAGTAAGCACCCATGCATATTCCAAGATACTTTCCTCCAGATCTTACGTATTCATTTACAGCAGCTGCTTTTTTCCAGTGAAATACGTCGCTGAACCTATCGGCATCTCCAATACCTCCTGGAAAAACTATAAGGTCGAACTGACTGAGAAACTCTGGAGTTATGTCTGTCTCGTCGAAGTAAGTACACGAGTGTGAGCTGCCTATAGCCGACGATATACCTACTGCGCTATCTTCCGAGCAGTACGGGTGATGCACGTATATACCAATTATTGCCATAGAGACTCCAGTTGCATACTATCTATATATGAGTTGGCACCGGTCCTCAGAATCGAACTGAGTTCTCAAGGTTTTGGAGACCTGCGGATTACCACTTTCCCTGACCGATAAATCTTTTGTTACAGTTATTAGTTGGAGAGGCAGATGGGACTCGAACCCACATTTTAAGGTTTTGCAGACCCCGCAGTATCCAATTCCTGCACACTGCCTCATTAATGGTGCTGCCAGCAAGAGTCGAACTCGCGACCTGATGATTACTAATCAACTGCTCTACCAACTGAGCTATGGCAGCATATATGGTGCCCAAGGAGAGGATTGAACTCCCGACCTACGCATTACAAGTGCGTTGCACTACCGCTGTGCTACTTGGGCTGTTGTCTTAGATTTGAGTCAAAGTAGTGATCATCTATAAATATATAAAAATTCATGTAATTAAAAAGGATAAAAAAATGAAAACATTTTTACAATTCATAAATGAAGATTTAGATATTAATTCTAAATTAAGTGGAGATACTCATAGCATTATTGATGGATTAAATAGAAGTAAAAATGCTATTATGAATAATAATAACCAAATTCATGCTAAAATAATTGATCAAAATAACTTAAAACCTTTATCAAAAAAAGAAGCAGATGATCATGATAAAATAGCTACAGCTGCTAGAAAAAAAGGTGATTATTTTACAGGAAGCACTTTTGGTGATGGCAAACAAAGATATAGTGTTCAACACGCAATAGATCACTCTAAAACAGTTCCGACACAAAAAATTTCTACAAATGGATTTGTTTCACAACAAGTAAAAGATTATTGGCAAGGTGATATCAATAGAGCTAAAAATGCAGTGCCTTCTGCAGATAAGCCAATACTTATTATGAAACATCAAACCAACGATTAACTGGTGATAGTTTTTCTTGTGTCAGGAAAACTACCAAACCCCGCATACGCAGCCCATCCCACTTTTCGCGTATGGCGGAGGCAGCTATCTGTGGGTCTGCCTTTAATGGTTGGCTCCTGGAGTAGGAATCGAACCTACCTGATGAACAGATTAACAGTCTGCTGTCCCACCTTGTGACCGTCCAGGAATAATTATTTGTAAAGTTTAAGAAGAAGGAACTGGTTTGGATTTATCATTATATCCAAGCCATTTTTTAATATAGTCAGCGGCTTTTCCGCCATCACAATTGTCTCTTCAAGGATACACCAGCTGTCTAGCCTACACCTCACCAGCGACATTCGAAATAGCTGTATTCTTTGGTGGACCTACCTCTGTGTTTATTATTGTGCACACACTTCGGGCTCTGATGTATCCATGAAGAGACAACCGAAGTTGTCTTTTCTCTTTAGCAATGCCAAACAGCGTTATTCAGATTATATTAAGATAGTATCATGAGTTAGATTAAATGTCAACCCAAGAAATCGACTATCTTGCCGTCTTTATCTACAGCTCGTACCTGAAAGGTAGGGTACCTGTCCTTGAGCTCGTGCATGCGCGCCCTGATTATCTGAGACTCATTGATTGTCGTGTCGTAGACTCTCCACACACCCATTGGGTCTCGAGTCTGAATGTCGATGAACTCCATCTCAGCTCTCCAGACTCAAGACTCCGGTGACGTAGTTCTCAGCGATGTTCTCATGGTAGAGCTCACTCTTACCAGAAGAGTAACGCTTATCTACCAGCTTACCATCGCGATACATGCGTACCTCGTAAGCTTTCTCGATCTTAATTACCTCGATGACTTGAGCTTCTAGGCTACCGTCTTCTGATGCGTAGGTACTCGCTACTTTCTCGTACATATTATCCTCTCCGTGAACCTGAACCAAGGTTGGTCTTGTCTGACTCGGGACTGAAGTACATAGTTGGTCCCTTGTTGTAGGCGACTGTAGTGCGCTGAGCTTTCTCAAGGATTTCTCTTTGAACCTCTGGCTTCTCCCTGCGGAGATTCTCCATGATACCATTCTTATATCCATTTCCTATGCCATTAGAGAGCTCATAGAGCGACTCGACGCTGAGGTCGGGTAGTGCCTCGACGTACCTACCCTTGAACGCTCTCTGCAGGTCTCTCTGATTAGGATGCAGGCCTCTGGCCTTGAGCCACTGCTCGTGCTTGGCCGTAGCGTCGGCGAGCTTCTTGCTCTTTGATGCCTTACTCTTCTGGCCTGAACGCGTCGTGGTAAAGTAAACTGGTGCTAGGTGCATGCTCATTGCCAAATCTCCATTATGTATATAATATACCACAGTCTGGAATTAATGTCAACTGAAAAATGGTAGCCGGTGACGGTCTCGAACCGCCGACAGCCTCGGTGTAAGCGAGGTGCTCTACCGCTGAGCTAACCGGCCTTAACTTGGTATGTAGAACTTTGTGATGATCATATCATCGATATTGTCCACAAAGACGATGATGACCTCTGGGTCCGGATCATTGACTTCCATATCTCTAGCGCATACGTCTGCTCTAAATCCAGAAGCAGAAGCCTTCGAGCTAATTTCTTCTAGAACTATATATGTTAAGACTTTACCTACGTAAGAACTAAGATCTTCCATCTACTATTCCTCTACAAAGTGCTTGAATCTAACGATGATCTGATCGATATCGTTATTTATGATGACGATGAGAGACTCAGGGTCTGCGCCAGCACCGCCGATGCCGTCAGGCCATGGGAAGGCCGTGAGCCCATTGGCTTCAGCGTATGACTTGATCTCCTCGTTAACTTCCGAGTAGCGCCTGCCCACGTACTTTTCTAGATCTCTCATATTGCTTCCCATCATGGTTCGTACGCGATAAACTGATCTATGATATTCTCTTCCGTGTTGTTGACAACCACGAGAAGAGTCTTAGGTTCTCCGGCTACAATGCCAACGCCCTTAGGCCAAGGCTGGACTGTGAGTCCACTCTTGCTTGCGATATCTGTTATCTGTTCGTTAACAGACGATAGTTCCTTACCGACGAACTGATTTAGTTCTTCCACTGCTCTCTCCTCTTATTGGCGATCACGACAGGACTCTAACCTGTGACCCTCGGTTTAGGAAACCGATGCTCTATACAGCTGAGCTACGTGACCAATGGCGGAAGGGGTGAGATTCGAACTCACGGTAAGCTTTCACCTACGCTAGTTTTCAAGACTAGAGCCTTAAACCACTCGGCCACCCTTCCATTATCTCTTGTAGTCTATTATCTCCCACGTACCGTCCAAGTGCTCGACCAGAGCCGTGCAGCTCTCGACCCAGTCACCGCAGTTCATGTAGTCAATCTCACCAATCTTACGAATGTTTGGATGATGAATATGACCACATATGACCCCATCAGCAGCTTTAGTCTTCGCATATGAAGATAGATTCTCCTCGTATCCACTTATGAAGTTTACTGCTTTCTTAACCTTGTACTTGAGGTACGCGCTGAGAGACCAGTATGGAAGACCAAGCATGCCTCTTATCTTAGACAACCAGATGTTGAACACGATCGTCATGTCGTAGCCCCAGCTGCCGAGATGACTCAGCCACTTGGCGTTCGTGATGACCGAGTCGAACTCGTCGCCGTGCATGACTATATATCTCTTACCTGTGACCGACACGTAGATGTCGCTCTTGAGCAGCGAGACATTACCGAACTGATTATCGCAGAACGACCTTAGGAACTCATCGTGATTACCCGGAATGAAGGTAACGTGTGTGTTCTTACGGGCTCTCCTGAGTATCTTCTGCACCACGTCGTTGTGATCCTGCGGCCAGAAGAAGGACCTAGACATAGCCCAGCCGTCGATGATGTCGCCGACCAAGTACAGCTCTTCGCACTCGAACGTCCTCATGAACTCGAGGAGTAAGTCAGGACGACTCATGCGAGTACCGAGGTGAACGTCGGATATGAACACCGCCTTGTACTTGATCAACTGTATCTCCACGTCAGCTCTTAGTCCACGTCCCGACAGACTACCTGCTGGCCGACGTAGTTGCCGTACCTATCGTAGACGTCTATGCGCTGACACACGCGCT